CTTTTAGCGACCTCGAAGAAGTAGTGGCCTCACATAGTTACACAATTATTAAAACCAAGGAAGTATAAGTTAATGAATCTCGATTCACTTAAAGTATTGGCAGCTGCACTACCCGATTCACATAAGCAAAACGCGCTGGATCTGCTGGACCGCATGGAAGCTGTAGTAGAAGGAATTGGCGACGAACCTATCAAGTGGCGTGCCGCCCTGTTGAAACTCATTCAAGCAACGTCAGATCGTAGCAAGCTCCCGAAGGGTGTTGGCGCTGGTGACTTTATGCTTGGTGAAGAAAAGGTCGATCAACCGCTTAAGGTTATTCCGCTGTATATCGGTAACGGTCGTCAGTATTGGAGTCCGGACAAGGATGAAGCTAAGATGCTTTGTTCCAGCCCTGACGCTAAGGTTGGCTATATCGGCATGGATTGCGCAAAGTGCCCGCATGGTCAATTCAATGAAGAAACCCGTAAGTCAGATTGCAGCAAGATCAAGCAAATGCTGGTCATTGCAGCAGACTTCAGCGACATCTTCTCTATCAACTTCGCAAAGACAAACTATGCGATTGGTACTGAATTTGAATCGCTTCTGAAGAAGGCAGGCGTTGCTCCGTATCGTCGTGTTTATCAGCTTAGCTCAAAGACTAACGCAAAGTACAAGAACGTTGAGTCATATGTAGTTGAACCGGCACCGGCAGCAGAGAAGAACGTAGCACCTGAACTTGTAGACTTCCTTAAGGAACTCTTTGAAGTAGTCCGTCAAGATCGTAAGGAATCTCTCGATAAGTTCTATGAATTTATTCAGATTCGCCGTGCATCAGACTCGGCACCTCAGTTGACCAACGATAGCGCAGACGCAACTCTCGCAATCGAAGGCCCAGCTGCAGAAGAAGGTGGCGACGTAGAACTCGCTAGCAAGTACTCAGTTTAAGTAAGCGTAATACAAAGGCTCCTTCGTGGAGCCTTTTTTGAAGGTAAAGATCGTGCAAGAAACCAAGAACAACGTTCCAGTCAAAGAGAACGACGCAGAGGATACGCTTCCTGAGCATATTAAGCTGTGTGCAGAATTATCCCTAAGCATTTCTCTCGGTGATAACGAGATTAAAGATCGTGTGTTCCATCTGCTAGGTGGTACAGCGGTGTTTGGGGTGTGTATTGGAGAATTAGATGATTCGTTCTTAGTAGCTGCTTCTTGCCAGCTAGTAAGTGAAAACGGAAAAGTAGACGGTAAGCCATTCAGTCGATCCAAGATTATCCGACTGATGCGAACCAGCGTTACATTCATCACTATTCCTGAATCAGAACATCGCTATTATTTCTATAAATGGCTAAAGAAGCAGTTTACGAATTTACCTTCTTTTTTTAGTCAGGATAGACGTGACATCGTTGAAAACTTCGTGTATGCTTATGAAAACCGCAATACACATAAAGTTGAGCAAAACGATGATCAGATATCTGAAGAACCCGAACTACAAGAGAACAGTACGCAGGGTAGTGAAGACAGTTTCTGGTCTCCCTACACTAGTATGGAATTCCATTAATTATGACAGACGTAGTTGAACAAGTAGAAAGTACCGGAGAAGTAAATGATGGCTTGAAAGAGATTTCTAAAGAGTTCCTTGAAACCCTCTACAAGCAAAGTAGTTCTCTTGAAGAGGTAGCACTTGATGATATTTCGTTGGGACCTTGGTCTCATTCTAAACTCAAGGTTCTGGAGAAATGCCCTCTGCAATTCTATCTGAAGTACATTCTGAAGGTTAAGTTACCGCCTCAGTTAGCAGCAGCGCAAGACACTTCGCTAGCCGACGTTGGTTCGGCAGCACACAAAATCCTGGAGTTGGTATTCTTCGGTCACACAGTCGCAAATGCTTATGCAATGGCTAAGACTGAGTTTGTACCGAGCAAGCTTACTGAAGAACTCTGGGTTGAACGAATCGAGGGAGTTGAGTATAACATCACTCAGTTCAAGGATCGTATCGATAATTTTAAGAAGCGTAACAAGGTTAAGAAGGTCTATACCGAGCTTCGACTAGGTGTTACCCGTGACTGGAAAGCCACGAAGTTCTTTGCAGCAGATGTATGGTTCCGAGGCGTAGTTGACTTCGTAATTATTCTGGAAAATGGCGATGCCATGATCCTGGACTGGAAGTACGGTCCTCCTGCAGCGGCTGGTATCCGTAACTACAAGCAACAGTTGGATTCGTATAAGCCAATGATTAACTTCGGGCTGACGCCTATCAAGGGTGCTACGTCTGGAGTTGGCTTCATCCGTGAGGGTGAGATTATCCTAGATGAGTTCTCTAACAAGGAAGACATCGAAGGTAAGATGAAAAACATGATGGAGTTCAATGTACAAGGTGCTATTGACTCTGTATCCGAAGATAAACACTTCGCTCATCGTGTAGGAAATCACTGTAAGTACTGTGAGTTTGCTCCTTGGTGCAAGGCCAAGAAAGCTGACGGTAACCTCAAAGATTTGGAGAAAGCTACTTCCAAGTTTTTCGAGATCAAAAAAGCAGAATAAAATCAACAGCTTATAAGCTGTGACTAGAAAAGCGGACTAGAGGTCTGCTTTTTTAGTTTGTAAATCGTAGTTCTTTTGAGTTATCCTATGGGACTTGATTAAGGCGTAGGTAAGAGATGTTTGAAACAATTAAAAAGGCTGTAAACCTGCTTGAGCAAATCGCAAACGATACTCAGCAGTCAATTGTAGAAAATGGTACAAACACATTTAGATTTGAAGACGATGAAGACGTAGGTTGTCCATTCTGTGGTCATAAAGGCTGCTTCAAGATGTTCTTTAATGAGGACGAACCAGAGAAGGCAGGTTACCACTGCTTTAGCTGCGAGGCTCATGGAGACGTCATTGAGTGGACTGCAAAACGTAATGATGTAACTCTTCGAGAAGCGTGTCTTAAGCTTTCGAAGGAACATGATATTAAACTGCCTTCGGACTACAATCCGATTGCAGAGATTTTCCAGTTAGCAGCAGCGTATTACGAGAATTGTCTTTGGGAAGAGTGCAACAAGCCCTATATGGAGCTTGCGAAGATGACTCCGTCCGAGTATCAAATGAAGGTACGAGGACACTCTGAAGAGATTCTCAAGCAGGAACATGTAGGTTGGTCTGATGGCGGAGTTGTAGCGTATCTTGAAGCATTGGGGTATGACACAGAGATTCTTCTAGCTTCAGGACTTAAGAGTGAAAAGACTGGTCGTGATTTCCTCCCTTCGAAGGTATTCATCTATCCTCATTATGTGAAAGGTAGAGTCTCCCACTTTACCTTCAAAGATCCGCTTAAGAAATTGGCGTATCAGCTTCCAAATCGGTTCTGTCTTAACGGGCATCAATTTTGGGGACAAGATACTGTTGTAGGTAAAGACACTGTCTACATCGTTGAAGGTGAGAATGATCGTTTGAGTCTATTGCGTGCAGGTAAAACTGGCGTACTGGCAACTATCGGTCAGATCTCCGGTAGTCAACTTGACTGGATTCGTGAGAATCTCAGCAAGAAGACAATTGTAACGTTCTTCGATAATGATGAAGCTGGTGATAAGTATCGAACTAAAGTTGATAAACTTCGTAAAGCGTTATCTACTGTAATTCAGGTAATTCCTGGAGAACGTGAAGATGACATTGATAAACTGATTTGCAATGGAGCAGATGTAGATGCGCTTATTGAAGCGAGCAAAGGGCCAGGAACGCAGGTCGTGGCTGTGGAGTCCGGGTCTGGAAAAGTACAGTTCGATGGGGGCTCGTATCTTCAGAGAATGGAGTCGGCAGGCGGTGAAGGACATAACGGAGAAAGAGAACGAGATATTTCTGAAGAAGATTCAGGAGATATTGAAATCCTCCCTCCCGGAAAAGAACTAGCTCAGAACTCAATTGTTCAGAAGAAGGGTTCCTACTGGCGAGTAACGTTTAAAGAAGGTGAGCCTCAGTACACTAAAGTAAGTGACTTTGTAATCGTACTGAAGAACATTTACATTACTGAAGATGGGGATAGACATCGTGAAGTCGTTATCGTCAGAGAAGACGGTCAAAAGAGTATTCCAATTCTAATCGACTCGGAAACCAAAGTCTCTCTCAAGCCTTTCAGAACATTGCTTGCAAGAGCGGTTGACGCCGATTTCAAAGGCAATGAACGAGATATGTCTGGACTTTGGGAACTCGTCTACTCCCAGTCATCAGAAACACAAGTCCGTGTTACACGAACTGTTGGACGTCATGAAGGAATGCGCGGTTGGATCTTCCGCAATCGATTCATTTCTGACACAGGGGCTGTTATCGAACCAGATAAGGATGGAGTATTTTGGCTTGCAGGTAAGACAGTTGGTATTAGACCTGAATCGCTCAACGTTGCCTCGAACCAGGTTCACACAACTGGGGACAACTCCGGGAAAGTCGATATTCCTTATATCGAGCCTGACATCTCAAGAGCTGAAGCAGATGATCTCATGAAGGGTATCGTGGAGAATCTGAGTAAGAATCTGAACAATCCAGGTCATGCTTTGATTCTTCTAGGCTGGATGTATGCTTGTATTTATTCAAATACGATTTTCTCTTTAAACAAGAGTTTTCCGTATCTGTTCCTATGGGGCACGAAGGGTAAAGGTAAGACTTCGATTGCGAAGTGGATTCAAGACTTTTATGATATGCGTGACTGTGGCTACACTTCAGTTCCGCAGTTGAAGTCAGCAGTAGGTTGGGGTCGTAAGGTTGAGTACTATTCTTCACTTCCAGTCTTCATCGATGAAATTCGATCAGACCAAGAGACGAAAGAGTATGTGAACTTGTTCCGTACGTACTATGACCGTACTCCAAGAACGATGGGAGTTAAAGATGGTTTTGGTGTCAAGACTCAAGAAGTTCGTTCCTGCTTCATGTTCGTCGGTGAAGACTTATTTGAGGACCCTGCAACCAGGGAGCGCTGCATACCTGTTCGTATTCCGGTAAACAACCGAGAGTTAACAGAATCGTATCGTTGGCTTGAGGATCGTCGTCATCTATTCAGTGGTGTTGTTTATCACTGGATTCTTGATAGCGTTGACGAAGATATGGACAAGCTCAAAGATGAGATTCGAGACCTGGATAAGGAACTTGTTAGAGAGGCTAATTGCTCTCAGCGAACTTCTAAGAACTGGGCGGCAATCGGAGTATTTGCAAAGCGTATTGCTGACAAGTACATTCCTGAGTTCAACTTCAAAGAGTTTCTGTTTAAGGCTTCTGCTGAAGAAGCTACTAGTCAAAAGGCTGACACTACGGTTATGCAGTTCTTTGAACTCGTAGAAGGCATGATGGCTCAGGAGCATCAGAAGATTAACATCTCACACGTTTTGACTGAAGGTAACTTGATTCACATCTGGTACCCTGCAGTGTTTAAGCAGGTGTTAGATGATACTAGGGGTAGATTTGCATTCTCGAAAAATGCAGTGCTGTCAGCTATACGAGAAGAACCGTATTTTGTAAGTGATGAACGCAAGGTAAAGATGGGTTTAAACGGTATTCGAAGAGTTGTGCTGACACTGGATATGAGTCTAGCTCCAGATACGATTAAAAATATCGGTGAATTCAACGAATAACGAAAATAGGTGTTGACAGAAGGTTTTTCGATCTTTATCATTAAACCTTCTAAACAACTTCCTTGATTCAAGAAATGAACAAGACAACGGCACACAAGCCAACTCGCAGTTTTTATGGTCCTGGTAAATTCAAGTATGCAATCTACCCGGACTTTTGGAAAGACAGTTGGGGTCCAAAGCCTCTCCTGGGACATGTTTGGGCAGATGATGAATTCTACGCAATTCGAGAAGCCTATTCGAAGAATCTACTGACAATGAACTACACATTCGGTCCAAAGCCAGTAAAGCTTTACGCAGCAAAACCTATTCACAATTAATTGAAATGACAACAAAAGCACAACTCATCAACTCCATCAGCACTGACCTCGGTATTACCAAGAAGGCTGCTCACGCATTCATCAACTCCTTTGCCAAGGCAGTTCAAGTAACTGTTGCTGGTTCAGGTGAAGCCCTTATTCCGGGCATTGGCAAGCTTAAGGTTCGTGAGCGTTCAGCACGTTCGGGTCGTAATCCCCGTACCGGTGAATCTCTCCAGATCTCCGCTCGCAAGACTGTTCGCCTAGCATCGTCTAAGGCACTGAAGTCACTTGTAAATGCTTAAACAATAAAGCGTTTATTGGTATAAGAGTTATGAAGCCAGGTTTTTACCTGGCTTTTTTATTGTCCAGAAAATGAGTGAAGCACAAGAAACATACCTAGTTAAGTTCGTGCTAGGAGATTGGTCCAACGATGGACATGGCAGATATGACGAAACAGTAGTCAAGTCTACAAAGCCGGTAGAGTACCTTCGAGAACTGCACTTTAAGTGCATTGAAGAACTCGGTATTGATCCTGGTAAGTGGGCGAAAGAATATGAAAACAATTTCATTCCTGACGATCAAATTGAAGCCTTGGTTAAAGCTGGGATCGATGTTGGATTCATAGACTACAGCTTGTATCGTCACGAAGAAGGTACATATGAAGGACAGTATGCTGTAGAAGATCCGAAGGGTATTGTAAACCTTTGGTTGGACTGTTTAAATCTCATCGACAAGGATGTAGATTTCCAAGTAATTAAAGACACTATCCCTACCATGCACTTTTATGGTTTTGATAGTAAAAAACGTCACCTGAATACACCAGGTTACGGATTATTTTTCGGTTGAAGAAAGCATGACAGAAAAGAACACATCAGTAAGCGTAGTATTTGCGAAGCTAGACTATTCGCATTCAACAAAAGACACAGGTAATGTAGGTACTACCACTACGATTCTCGGCATTGCCTCAAATCCTGAAGTAGCACATCAAATGATCGTGGTAGATCACCTTAACACGGTGCAAGAAGAAGGCCTCAACGTTTTGAAGCATCCGCTTAAGCCTGTCTTTGTAGTTGATACGAACGATAACATGGTTGATGGATATTCCGTGACTATTTCCGGACAAGACGGAGACACTCACTGGGTTAACACTATTTCATGGTACGCAGTAAAAATCGAAACCGACACTTTGCTTGAACACTTCGAGCTGTAAACCTTTTTAACTAGGAGTTGAAATGAAGCTGAACAAACCCACTCGTACTGTCGTAGAACTTGCTCCGGAACCCCAAGAAGAAAGAGTTGTATTCAACGCTACTCAACGAGTAGAGGAATCAGCTTCAGCGGAGCAGGAGTCATTTCCTCCGCTGGTACAGACTCGTGGTGAAGTACTTAGCGAAGGTTCTATTCCGCCTCTTCAGCCTGTTCAGCGTCAAATGCGACGCGTTGAACTTGCTCCCGTACAACCCGTAGCGGAAGTTAGTGCTACGGCAGACCCTGTAGATGCAGGCACGGATCTTGACGAATCTGAACAGGAAGAAATTCAACAGGAGCTTCAAAATGAGCAAGCTAATAGTCATCCACAGCTCACTCGTGTTGCCAAACGACAAGTTGTACAGTTGGGGGGAGACGTCACATCAACGAGTGGCGATGCCGAAGCAGACTTTGCAGAGGTTCTGTCAGACGATCAAAACGACGGACGATGCGAAGGTCGTAATGAGCCAGCGTCGTTGGGAACGTCAGAACGGATCCCTGCTCTGGAGCCCGTCGTACGAACTCGTGAAGAAATCCCCATTCTGGTGATGACCCGCGATGGCGGAGCATTGCCTGCTGGTATTACGGAGATTCCGGCGCTGACTGCTTACAACAAGATGGAAGTTGTGCATCTGTTGATTGGGCGCTCGGTTGAAGATGAAGAAGTAGTTCTGCTTCAGTCATTCTCTGAACGGTTCGTTCGCAGCAAGAAGCCGGAAGAGTTTAATCAGGCTCTTTTGCATCGTATTCAAAATCATGTCAGTAATCTTATTGAAACAGCGACATACGACTTTAGCGAACGTCGTGCACAACGTACCTTGATAGTGGCTACTCTCAATCAAGCTCAGCAAGCGCGGGGTATTGAATGGACGGCAGCATATCGTGACAGTGGCATGCCTACACCAAATGATCAGCAACGATTCATTGTTGACCGGGAACTTCATGATATGGACATGGGTGAAGTCAATGAACTCATGCGAGAAGAAGGTCTTTTCGAAGATGAGTCTTTTGTGTTCACTTGGGCACTTGTGAAAGTGAAGATCGGCCATGACTTTGGCTCGTTCAAGCTTTCCGAGTTGATGCCTACGCTGTAACTTTGAGAGGGCCGATTTTCCGGCTCTCTTTTTTAGTCATTTAAAGCCTCTTAGAGCCTCTGACGAGCCTGGACTACCTAAGTGATGTCTTAGGGTTTCCAGCCCGTCCTGGAGGCTGTGGTGAAGTCAGAGCCATACTTCTGTACTAAAACTGGACTTCAAATTCAATGTGTCCAGTTTTGTCCAAAAATGTCCAGTTCTTACTTTTGAAAAATAATGTTTAGAATCAAAGACTTAACTAGCATCTGTCCAGTTTGTCCAATTTCTCTAAAAAAAACTGGACACATTTTACTCTTTAGAATCAAACACTTAAGTCACTTTGTCCAGAAATATCGGCTTTTTTCCAAAAACCATACCTCACTTTCTTTTTGACTAAATAAAAAACAAAAAAAGAAAAACTTAGGGTTAGCCCTAACCAGTCCAGAAAACAGGGGGTACTATATATATATTTATATTTGAACTTTTAAAAAATATATTTATATATAAGGGGTCTGTTTTCTTTTTTGGTAAATCTTTTGGCTATTAGAAAGTGAGGTATGGTTTTTGCGAAAAAGCCGAAATTTCTGGACAATCGTATCTAAGCTCTTGATTCTAAAGAGAAAACACCTGTCCAGTTTTCTAAACAAGAATTGGACACACTGGACAAACCCTCTTTAAGTCTTTGATTATAAAGAAGAATTCTGAAATTTTAAAACTGGACATTTTTTAAGGAAACTGGACACGTCCAAAAAGTCACTAATCTATAGTGGTTTTGGTATAAGTAAAGTATGGAAGAAACTCATTGATCGTCATCATTGGTTAATTCCCTTTCTTGGTAGTGCATTGACCTAACCCGTCAATTGGTCTTTGACCGGGGACTCGACCTCCCCGGTTTTTTTTGGTTTACTCAAATGACACAGACACAGATAACAGAAGAAATTCGCCATCTTGATTTCAACGCTCTTGGCGACGAAATGAAGCGGTATGAAAAGAAGTACAACAGCGAACACTTGATGCCAGGTCTGCCGACTGTCATTCGCTTTGATGGGAACGCATTCCATACATTCACAAAGGGTCTCACCAAGCCCTACGATAAAGAACTGGCTCAAACGTTTCAATGTACAGTGGATGATCTGATCAAGGAATTGAATCCTGATCTGGCATACCACCAGAGCGATGAGATCAGTCTTCTTTGGTTTAATAGGGATCCTACTGCACAGCTGAACTTTGATGGCAAGGTTCAGAAATGGCTAAGCGTCTATGCTGCAAAGTGCTCAGTGATTTTTAACAGTTACTTGCAAGGCTTCCTGCCGAGCAAATTCGCAGCACGTCCAGTCTTTGATGCTCGTGTATTCCAATTCCCAAAATGGGAGCAAGCATATGATTACTTTGTATGGCGTCAGTGGGATGCTCGTAAGAACAGTGTCAGCATGGCTGCGCACACGGTCTTCAACAACTCAGAGTTGCTTCATAAAAACACTGCTGAGAAAATTGAAATGCTTCGACAAGTAGGGATTAACTTCCACGACTATCCTGAATCTTTTAGGCAAGGTACGTTCACCAAGAAGTTTAAGAAGCTCGTAGCGATTGATGACCATACTTGGTCGTTGATTCCTGACGCTAACAAGCCAGCATCAAGAGAAGTAATCAGAAGTGCAATTGAAGTTATTAATGATGTTCCTAAGCTCACGTCGCTTACTGTGAGTCAAGGTTCGTTTAGACTTTTTCATGCGGGGCAGTAATGGGGATGAGTATAGATATAAAGTTAGTTTTCGGTATTGATCTAGGGGGTATCGAAGATGACTACGAAGAGTTTGAGAAGTTTGAAAATACTCTTCGGGAAGCGGTGGGAGAAGAAAACTACGATGGCGTTGGAGACGCTGTTGAAAGTTTGATTCTGAAAGAATTAGGAGTAGTGCACCCAACAGAAGATTATTCAGAAGAAACCAAGGAGTTGTATTGTGCTTACTGGGATGCTAAGCATAACGCCTTGGAAAATGTAGGCGTCGGAATAGAACACTACGGCACAAGTGAATATCCTGCATACATTCTGTATTCAAAGAAGGTATCAGTAGGAGAAATCTGGGATTGCACAAAGCTCGATCCAGAGGACCTGGAAGTGTCTCAAGAAGAGATCGATAGACTGCGCAATTTCTGCGAGAAGTATGGTATAAGCTACACGGAACCAGCATGGCTGGTTTCAGGATACTATAGCAACTAAAAGTCAAGTCTTGTTGAGCCTTCTGTTCAATGAGATAATAACGTTTTAACGGAAGAAAGAAACAATGGCAAAGATCTCAGATCTTCCACTGAACGAGTTGTATGAAAGAAAGATTACAACGTCTGTAGAAGTGGCAATCCATAGCAAGGAAGATTTCAGCAAGATTAGTCAAACATATTGCGACAAAGTCTGTAAGCTGAAATGCAAATCGTACAACAACGTACGTCTTGCTCAAAACGAAGTAGACATCCTGATCATTCAGGACCATGCGGCACCTGCTGGGAAGTGGGACAGAGTAGAAGGACAGCAAGAGAAGATTCAACAAGACATTATTCACCATCTCTGCAAGCAAGCAGGATTCGGAGATTTGAAATACCGTCTTGTAAACTTGCTTAAGTGTGCTCCTAACGAAGAAGACTTCCCAAAGGGTAAAGCACCGACTGCAACAAAGCTTATGAAATGCAAGCCTTATCTTTTAGAAGAGATAGAGCGTTGCAAACCTAAAGTGATTATCAGTCTGGCAACAGCAGTCACTAAAGCACTTGGATATAAGAAGCACAGTAACACGGGTAATCGTGGCGAGTACATTGATAATGTAATCATCACAATTCATCCAAGAGCATTGACGATGATTCGTCAGAACGCCTCTGGGGCCTTCTGGGGTCAAGAGTTGTATGGCGTGATCCTCCGGGACTTCAAGAAGGCCGTAGCGATGGCTACAGGGCATTTAAAACCGCCTACTCTTGAAGAAGCAATCAAGTTCTATAAAGAGAACCGAATTCGAGTAGCGAGAAGCCTTGACGACGTAAAGGATTTTATGAATACGTTGATTAAACTTCCTGCAAATGCAATTGTAAGTCTAGATACTGAAACGACTAGTCTGGATGGACTGGCTGAGAATGCAAAGCTTCTGTGTGTTCAGTTTGGATATAGAGATCAGGTTGACAAGCAAGTAAAGGCTTTGGTAATTCCGTTGTGGCATCGTGAGAATAAGATGTACAACGCAGATGAAGCTTGGGAATTTGTAAAACTGTTCCTAGAGAGCGATAGGCCAAAAGTAGGCCACAACATAAAGTTCGATATCTTATATATTTGGCACACGACAAAAGTTCGTGTAAAGAATATGGCATTTGATACTCTTTTAGTTTTACACAGTCTAGATAGTGGGGCTCAGGGTACGTACTCGCTGAAAACAGCAGTCTGGGATATTGTTCCTTGGACTGGACTGGGTGGTTACGAAGACCTATTACCAAAGCTAACTAAGAATGCACCTGAAGAAGGTGAAGAGACTGAAGAAGACGAAGAGGAAGTAGAAAGTGATTAAGCGCGTAGATCCAAAAGCAAAGAAGTCAACTGAGCAGATTCTAGAAGAGAAGATTGTTGCAGCGGTAGTTGAACAGCCAGTAGAGAAAAAAACTCGCAAGAAAGCAGAGCCTAAGCCAAAGGTAGAAGAACCGGTATTAGAAAAGAAGATCTACCGTACATACGAGGACTTTGATAGCGAAGACTTGTATGTATATGCAGGTATCGACAATATCGTAACGTCAGAGGTTCTGACAGGTTTATGGCCAGCAATGGTCAAGCCGCAGGAAGTTCAGATTGCAGGACCGACAGGAGCGCCAATTAAGGCCAAGGCTCCAGCGATTATCGAATCGATTGTCAATACAGAGATGATGTGTCACGAATTCATCATTGACTTGGAAATTAACGGAATGGTCTATGACGTAGATCGTAACCGTAAGATCTCTGAGCAGATGGTTCGTGAAGTTGAAGAATTTGACGAGAAGATTTTCACAGCATTAGGCAAACGTATTAACCTTGATTCCGGCACGGAAGTCGGCAAGTTGCTCTATGAAGAGTTAGGGTTTGTTGCCCCGTTTAAAACGAAGTCTGGTGACGATGCAACTGACGGTGCTGCACTCTTAACCTTGGCTGGTTTAAATCCACTAGCCAACCAATATACTGCCGAAGACCCCAAGTTTCAGTTCTTGGCAGACATGGCTAAAAGAAAGGATATCAACAGTGTACATAACACGTTCATCAAAACGTATGTCGAAGACTTTGTTAAGCGTGATGGTCGTATTCATCCTAGCTATAACATGTTCGGTACTAGTAGTTTTCGCATCACTGGTGATTCCCCAAATCTTACACAGTTACCTCGGCCAAAACATGGCTACAACGTTAGGGAATGTTATACTGTTGACTCCGGTAATGTGTTTATTGCTTTCGATTTTTCGTCAGCGGAAGTAAAGATTCTCGGAGCAATCTGTAAAGACAAGAATATGCTGAAGGCAATTGCTGAGGGACTTGATTTTCACTCCTATTCCGCAAGTGCTATGATGAGAATTCCGTACGACGATTACATTCACGTTCTTGAAGATAAGACTAATGCGCTTAACAAAGAATACAAGCGTATGCGACAAGTTGCTAAGACTTTGACGTTCTCGATTTTGTATGGTTCGTCAGTCGGCGGTATTGCAATGCAGCTAGCGATTGAGAAGGACGAGGCTGAGCGTCTGGTCAACATGTACTTCAATGCATATCCTGGAGTTAAGGACTACATTGAGGAGTCACATAACATGGCTCGTTGGAATCAGAAGGTGTGGACTCCATTTGGTCAGTACAAGCATGAGTATGTAGCACAAGAAGTATTCAAGAAGACTGCAGCGTATAACGCATCTCTTCGAAATGCTCAGAACGTACGGATTCAAAGTGCGACTTCAACTCTTGGTCTAGTTACATTCGCTAATCTGAATGAAGCAATCAAGAAACTTGATCCCCGTAACAAGTCAATCTGTACTGTGTACGATTCGATTGAGTTTGAGATTCCGATTGAGAATGCAGCACAAGTAATTGAAACAGCGTTCTACTATATGAACGAATGGCCTGTCGAAAACTTTGATTGGCTTGATCTTCCGATTGGAGTTGAAGGTGAAATCGGCTTTAACTGGGGTCAAGTAGAACAAGTACATCGCGGCGTAACGCAAGAAGCAATTAACGATATGTTATTTAAGAAGAAGGCATAATGACGAAGCAGGTTACCATTTACACCGATGGAGCCTGCTCTGGTAATCCAGGGCCAGGCGGGTATGGGTACATTGCAGTAAGCGAAACAAATGGAATGTTGGAACGTGGAAGTGGCGGAGAGAAAGATACGACCAATAATCGCATGGAACTAATGGGTGCAATTTCAGGCCTAGAATCTTTCCTAGATGGCAAGCCTGAATCAATTGTTGTAATAACGGATTCCAAATACGTTCTGCAAGGAATTACAGAATGGATTAAAGGTTGGAAGACAAAGAACTGGATCGGTTCAAATAAACAACCAGTTAAAAATCGAGACCTATGGGAACGGTTAGACAGAGTTTGTGAACAGCATAAGAATTTGACATGGAAATGGGTCAAAGGTCATTCCGGTAATGTCTGGAATGAAGCAGTAGATCAATTAGCAGTATCAGCAATTCCAAAGGAATAACAATGATTGAACTAGGCGTTACTATTACCGGTGCAGATGATGCGGTTGATCCAAATCTTCTTGATGATATCGGTCGTGAATACCCGTTCGTAGAATGGGGCATTCTATTTTCTAAATCCCGTGAGGGCCAACCTCGTTACCCAACAGCACAGTGGAGGGAGAAGCTGTACTGGGCAACGAACGATAGAGGTGAATACTACACTCTTGCTGCGCATCTTTGTGGCAAATCGGTAGAGGCGTTTCTGTCTTCTTGGAAACATTTCGAAAACGAAGTAACGCTAGGGTACAACGCAGTTCAGTTCAATTTCTTGACTGCGGAAAACAAAGACTTGATCTTTGAATTCGCAAAGGCTGAGAAGAATACTGTAATCGTCCAGTATAGTCAGAACACCGACATTCTTCTCAATGGAATGTTCGATGAAGATGTACCTCCTGATCTGAAAATTCTCCTTGACGCTTCTGGCGGCAGAGGTATTTCCTGGCAGGAAGCAGGATGGCCGGATATTCCAGAACCTTGGGCTAGCCGGTATGACGTAGGTTATGCAGGTGGAATCAACGTAGACAACGTAGAACAAACAGTGTTCGAATTGCTACAGCAACACAAAGATGTGGAAGAAGGCTTCGTTTGGATCGATCTTGAATCCGGTGCTCGCACTGAAGACAAGTTTGATATTGACAAGGTGCTTACTATTTTGGATAAGGTCGATAAGGCCGTCAAGGAGAATTAAGTGGACTATCTGTTATTCGCAATTCTGTTGTGGGTAGCTGCCTTTACGGTAGCTCTTGGTCTTAACAAGAAACGTCAGTTGCCTTACCACACGATTCATATGTTTGTGTATGGACTTCTGCTTGGCTTTGCTTGTCTGTTCTGGCCGATCACCCTTCCGGTTGCACTCGTAATTATCGTTGTAAAGTTTGGTTCAGATCTTGTAGCTGCAAAAAAGTGAGGAAGTCATGGGCGGTAATGCAATCAGCAATGCAGTCCGTCTGGAGAAACAGTACTACGACTATGTAGCAGAAGGTACGAGTACTGTTCTTAAAGAAGCTTTTCCAGACGCAATCATTTCAGTTATTCCGGCATATAGAGAGAAAGAGAGTTTTGGTGATCTTGACATTCTGATTTCAGGTATTGAGATAAAGACTCTTAGAGAGTTTTGCGAAAAAGCTCTTAACTCTCCTGAGGTTCACACTAACGGAAACGTTATCTCTTTCGCTTTAGACATTTCTGGTTTGATGTTTAAGCGAACCATTTTTCAAATTGATTTCATTACCGTCCCTAGAGAAATCCATGACTTTGCCTTTAAGTATTTTGCTTTCAATGATCTTGGTAATCTTATCGGTCAGACTGCTCATGGGCTCGGTCTCAAGTTTGGCCACGACGGTCTCTGGTATAAGTACATCGTCGGAACCACTCTTGTCAAAGAAATCTGTATCACTCAGAACTTTGAAAAGGCCCTCGATCTTCTCGGATACGACCCTTCCAGGTATGCATTGGGATTTGATAACCTGGAAGCTATCTTTGAATACGTAATCTCAAGCAAGTACTTCACTAAGTGGAATTACCTGTTGGAAAATCGTAATGCTGTAGGCCGAGTCCGTGATAAGAAACGCAATACGTATATGCTTTTCTTGGAGTGGATGGATAATAAACATCTTAATGATAAGCGAGGTTCAAAAGATCTCGGCATCCTGCTGGCTTCTGAAGCTGAGCCACAAGAGATAGGTCTGAACTTTATCAAGGCCACGCTTGACTATTTCCGAGCAGAGCGTGTTAAGGATAAGTTCAACGGTAATAACGTATCTGAGTGGACTGGCCTTACCGGTAAAGAGCTTGGAAACTTCATGTCTGATTACAGAGGTGAAGACAGAGAAGCCTTTCAGAGAATGGTAGATAGTCTGAAATTGGAACAACTGACCGAAGATGTAAAACGGTCTTACGAAATGTGGAAACTGCAATGACCAATATCCTAGAAGAATGCCCTGAATGCGGCGAATTGAATAAACACCGTCTAGTCAATGCACCTCTTTGGGTAGAATGTAAGTCTTGCGGTTATTATGAAGACGCCTTTAAAGGCCCAGCAACCTTCACTCGCCAACCAGATCCAACTGGACCTTTCACACAATACCTATGATTTTGGTATAAGTGAAGTATTACGATAGGATTCGTCCTATCATTTATGTCGTCCATAAACCTCTCTTCCAAAAAGGTTAAATAATGTCAGTGCTTACTCTTGGGTCTAGTAACCCGAAGTTTTCTTGGGTCATTCAGAAAAACCCCGCAACGATTCGTGAATCGAAAGATCCGTTTAAGAAGTCCATCCGACAAGGTTCAGTGTACGGATGGTTTCTAGAAGGAGACCAAGCTTTTAGGTTGTGGTTCAAGGATCATGCTCTGCACTGCTCATTTGCCGAAGGGCGGGACCAGGAGTTTGAGTATCTTGATCGTACTCGCTATGCTTCGCCGTACCTTCCGATTAGCCTGATGACGAACTGCCTGGCAACTGCGTTCAAAGAACATCAGGAAGAAGATGCTAGTGTTCCTTTTAGCGCATGGCTCGAAACTACGGTTGAGATTCGCAGTGCAAGCACGCTTAGGCACATGGAGCAACATTTCAATGGGCCGTTTGGTTTCGATCAAGGCTACAGCTTTCATGCAGAACTGATTTCTGGTCATGCATACAAAGTTCGCATTGTCGGACCTAGTGTTCATCATCTTCTGAATGCAGCAATGGTTATTTTCTTGATGTTCTGCGTTACGACAAAGAGCATTTACGTCAACCTTAAGGGAGATATCATTGAAAAGTACATCAATGCAATTAATCGCATCGATGCACCTTACTTCATCCGATACCTCTTTAAACGGAATGTGTTTACGAATCGTGAAACCTTTGCTAAAAACAAGCCGTTGCTCGATACGCCCAGTATTAACCTCTGGCACGGGGACACTCTCAGTCAACGTAAAGAGGCTATCTTCCCGCATTTGGGAGGAGGGTCGGTCCTCATTGACATTGGGTTCGGCGAACTCAATTATTCGATCCCGCTCAGTGCAAAGTATGAACAAATCCTTGCGTATGAAGCGGATGACGAAGTACGTGAGAACGCCGTGGGGAAAGCCAGTGGTCGAGGAGTTGAGAATATCACCTTCAAAGAAGCAGCAACTCCTGAATCAATTGACGATTGCAGCGCTCTATTCGATGGAGCTGATGTACTCATCACTGAAGTGCTTGAACACATGGAAAAGGATGTCGCAGCAGAGCTGATTCAAGCCGTGCTGAAGACTAACTTCAACAAGCTGATTCTCACGGTTCCTAACAAGGAATTCAATGTGAACTATCTGATGGACGAAACACAGTTCCGTCATGATGATCACAAGTGGGAGCCGGGCCTTAAAGAATTCGGTGACTGGTTCTGGAATGTTTCGGAAGGTCATGCAATCTCTATTTCTGTTCAAGGAATCGGTGATAGTGTAAATAACATTGCTACTTCGACGATGGTGGTAGTAACTAAGAACAAGGATCAAGCATGAAAATCGAAACTAAGCTCCATACCGTTTTTATTCTCGTCGGACCTTCGATGTGCGGTAAGAGCACGTTCTCACACCAACTTCAACTTGCGCTTGGCGAAGAAATGGCCAAAGCAGGGCTTGGAGCGAGCTGTGCAATTCCTATTATCAGCTCCGATTCCGAGCGTGAGAGCCTTTACGGCCATAAGAACCTCCATCGGTATTCCCCGCTCATGGCGGAGGCTTCAGAGGCCGCGTTTAAGGTCTTGATGGCGAAACTTGAAGCTGCGATCATGTTCCCTGTCAACAGCGAGTTCGTGATCGTTGATACGACTGGCATGAACGACGAGTTCCGAAAGAAAGTCAGGACTCTTGCGGAAACCAACGAGTATCGTACTGAACTGGTTACTTTCGAGTACACCAATAAGTCATATTCGTCTGAATCTACGCCGGAAGAAAAGCTAGTAGTAGACAGCAGTGCAGCTCGTTTTAAGCAGCACGTTCTTCCTAACCTTGGCCGAAAAGAACACGACGGAAACATCCGTATCCGTGAACGTGATCCGAAGTACTGGGCTGATATCGAAGTTGAAATCAAAGACCTCGATGTTTATGCCAAGAGCAGCTTGTACTTGACTTCGAACAAAGAGCTGAACATCATCGGTGATACCCATGAGCACGTTAAGGGTCTTACTGAAATGCTGGAGAAGTTGCCTAAGGACAGTATCAACGTTCTTGTAGGTGATTATCTAGACAAAGGCAATGACACGGAGAACATGCTTCGGCTGGTTTCAAAGTTTGTTGACGAAGGTGGCCGTATCATTCACGGAAACCATGAGAGCTACGCTGTGAAGCGTATCAAGGGCGAAATCAAAAATCCTGATCTTGAACTGGAGGCTAAGTATATGTCTTCACTTAAGGTTCTCCTGGAACGTCCTGACCTTGCCGCCGTGCTTGTTGACTTGTTTGACAATCACTCTACTCCGTTCCTGAAAGTATTTGGACGGGATATACGAACCGTGTATGTAACCCATGCTCCTTGTGAAAACAAGTATCTGGGTAAGCTGAGCAATGATGCACTTAAGGCGCAGCGTAATCTTTTCGGTCGTCGTGATAAAGACTATCGTGAAGCGTACAAGTTCATCTTCGATCAGGCTGTTCGTAACCATCCTATTCATGTATTCGGTCACGTTGCTCACAATGCCGGTAAGATTGAGTTCCGTAACAAGATCTTCCTGGATACCGGAGCAGTGTACGGTAACAAGCTTACTGCGTTTTCGTACAAAAACAATCGATATGTTTACGTCGATGTCAAGACCGAGTCGCTGGTCGAGCATCAAAAAGAGTTGAAGTCTGACTTGACCGTACCTATCGGTTTGAAGGAGCGTCCCTTCAGCATTTATGATTATAAGTTGTCTCCAGACGACATGAAGTTTTTGAATCGTACGCTGAAGAACGGCATTAAGTACATTTCTGGTACGATGGCTCCGGCTCCGTCAACCGAAGGTAAGATCGAAAGCCTTGAAGCTGGTCTTAAGTACTTCAAAGACAAGGGTGTAGATCAGGTTGCTATTCAACCGAAGTACATGGGCTCACGTTGTCAGGCGTATCTGTATCACGGTCAACCGGAGAAGTGTTTCCTTGTTTCCAGAAATGGATTCAAGATTCGCATGACAGAAGAGCTTACTGTTATGCTTCAGAAGCTTCTTGCTGAGTATGAAGAAAAGTTCCTTCCGAATTCGTTCGATGAACTTATTCTGGACGGTGAGCTTCTGCCGTGGACGACTCTTGGTACTGGTCTTGTTGAAGAGCAGTTCAAAGCGTATGAAGGTCTTGTACACTATGAGCTTTCGACACTTGCTCAGGACGAAGAATTTGCTAAGCTTGACTTTAAGCAGAAGATCGATGCTCAGGATTTGCTTGAGAACGATCTGAAGACGTTTTCGGATACGCTGAATCTGTACTCCGCAACTGGCGAGCCATATTACAAGCCGTTTGCAATTCTGAAAATCGATGGCAATGTATTTACTCGCGTTGAACAAGCTGACTCATTCGATGAAGTGAATGGGGATGACTGGCTGGTCATCGATCTCGATGATGAGAGCCAGCTGCAAATGGCTGAAAACTTCTTCAAGGAACTGACTATCGAACACGGCATGGAGGGTGTTGTCATTAAACCTCTCGCCGGACCTGAAGACGTAGCACCGTATATGAAAGTCCGGAATGAAAATTACCTGACTCTCGTCTATGGCTTCGACTACAAACGTCGCTACGAAGCACTGTGCAAGCAGAAGCGAGTTGGTGGTAAACTGAAGGTCTCTATCAAGGAGTTCGAACTGGCAACGAAGATGCTTTCGGCTGACAACGGTCCTGCAATGACTGAGTTGATTGTGAAGATGATCTCGCAACTCAACCAAGAGAAAGAAATGGATCCGCGTCTTTAAATAAATGACGTAATCGTGGTATAAGTATCTGGGTAAAGTATAGTCATCGTAATAGCAGATGGTAGAGGAAGCTACTTCCTCTTTTACTCTCTGGGAAGACATCGAAGGATGTCTTTACCCAGACCAGGTACACAACCACGAGTTTACCCCAGTAGTACCTTTAATACCGTAGATGTTTTACGGTAGCTTGCAAGTATGTGTTTGTTTTAGTGTTTTAAAACGAAGGCCAGCGAGTAACTTTCTGGTAATAAACTTCGGGTCCCTACTTAGAACGGCTACGCCGTCCTCGACCCGAGCCTCCCTAACGGGAACGAGTTGCAAGTACACTTGTGCAATAAGGAGAAATAAGTGTCGTCTGAAAGAAACGTAGAAGAAATTCAGGCATTCGAGTTCAGTCTTCGTGACCGTCTCAATGCCGCAAACGCGGAAGGTCCAGCTATTGTTTATCCAACAGCTATCCGGACACGTTATTGCGCATGCCCTGACAATGCTCCCACGGATTGTCGTTTTCATCCTCGCACCGAACCTGGTTGGGAAATCTGTCCTGAAATTACGGACTCCAACCAAATCGGTGCTCTGAAGAAAGGTCGTTGGCTTTACATTACGACTGGTGAGCCTGTGAATCAAGACGACCCTACCGAAGCGCAAGACAATGCTTTGGCAGAACGTCTGTCGAATGAACTCATTAAGGCAGTTCAGTAAAGTACGGAAGAGAGGGGGTGCGTAGCGGTATTTCGCACCTTCTTTTTTTAGTCGGAAAAAGAAAAGTATTACGTAGTATGGGTATTATGTCGGTGCTAAAAATACTGACGAAGCCATTGCTGCAGTATTCTGAGAAACGGTTATACTAAGAATTCCCTCCAAGAATTCGTGTCATGGAATAAGTCCATGACCCTACTCAGACAGTAATGGCAAATAATGATTATCGAAAACCAAGACAGTGAAGTAACGCAAATGAAGTATGTAACAAAGAAGAGTGGTAAAAAGGTTCAACTAGAACGTAATAAGATTCACAAAGTATGTGCTTATGGTTGTGAAGGTATTGAAGGCGTTTCTCCATCAGAATTGGAAATGGAAATCGCTAAGAACTTTCATGATGATATGACTACTCGTGAGATTAACGAGTTCATTGTCTCAGCTTGTAAAAGCCTGATGATCGAAGGTAAGTCACATTATGATAAAGTCGGTGGTAAGATCATCTCCTTTATCGTACGTAAGGATGCATATGGTTCATATAAAGTTCCAGCTCTGTATGACACTGTAAAACGAAATATAGAGATTGGCCGGTATGATCCAGATATTCTCGGTATGTATAACGAGGAAGAATGGAAACAGCTTAATAAAATGGTTGATCATGATCGTGATGAACTGTTTCGTCTAGCTGGCGCAGAACAAATGCGTGTCAAGTACCTTAGTAAGAATCGAGTAACAAAACAGATTTACGAAAGTTTCCAGATTCCGTTTATTCTCGTTCCTGCAGTATTACTGCGCAACGAAACTAACCGCATGGAACTTATCAAAGAAGCGTATGACGCATTGAGTCTATTTGACATCAGTGAACCCAGCCCGATTATGTCTGGTGTTCGTACAATTCTAAAACAATTCTCATCCTGTGTTCTAGTAGACATGGGGGATACCATTGATAGTATCAGCGCATCTAACCATGCGATTCAACGATACGTATCAAACAAAGCTGGACTAGGTGTAAACGTAGGTCGTAATCGTGGCCTCGGTTGTCCTATTAAAGGTGGTGAAGCAGTACATACTGGTTTGATTCCGTTTATTAAGCAAGCGACGGCAACAACCAAAAGTTGTTCACAAGGTGGTATGCGAGATGGTGCGGTAACATTTAACTTCCCGATTTGGCATTACGAATCTCCAGAACTAATTCTGCTTAAAGATTCAACGCTTCCTGCAGAACAGACTAATCGTCAAGCAGATTACTGTGTTCAGTTCAATAGGTTCATTTACAAGCGTATTAAAGAGAACAAAGAGCTGGCTCTGTTCAGCCCACATGAAGTACCAGGGCTGTATGATGCATTCTTTGCAGACCAAGTTGCCTTTGAATATCTGTATGAAAAGTATGAAGCAGATAAAAGCATTCGTCGTCGTACTGTATCAGCACAAAAGCTTTTTAATGATCTGATTACACAACGTAGTAACACTGGCCGGATCTATATCAGTAACGTTGACCACGTCAATGATAAGTCTTCGTTCAAGGTTCCCATTTACATGACGAACCTGTGCGTTGAAATTACTCTTCCGACGACTCCGTTTGACGATATCAAAGCTGGCTTTCCTTCAGAGATTAGCATCTGTACACTCGGTGCTGTGAACTGGGGCAAGATTAACAAGCCATCAGACTTTGAAGTTCCGTGCCGTATAGCGGTTCGTCTGGCTGATTCAGTACTGGACTACCAAGACTACCCAGTAGAGGCAGCAAGACAGTCTACAATGGCTCGTAGACCTATTGGCATCGGTATCATCGGCTTCGCTCACTTCTTGGCAAAGAAGGGTATGCCGTACAGCCGCATGTCACTGCAACTGGTTGACGAGTTTGCTGAAGCCTGGTCGTTCTATCTGCTTAAGGCGTCGATGGAACTGGCTATCGAGAAAGGCCCTTGCCCGCTTTGGAAAGAGACAAAGTATGCAGATGGCTGGACTCCGAACATGACTCGTACTGCTGCGCTGGATAAGATCCTGCCGCACGTCGAACGCATGGATTGGGCTTGGCTCCGTGCAATGATCCAGAAGCATGGTATTCGTAACAGCACGGTAATGGCTCTGATGCCCTCAGAGACTTCAAGCCAGCTGTCAAACGAAACCAATGGCGTTGAGCCAGCAATGGGTCCGATCATTGTTAAGTCATCTAAAGACGCAGCACCTCCGATTGCAGTTCCGGAGATCGATGAACTTAGACACAGTTATGATTGGCTGTGGGATCAAAGAAGTCCACGTGGGTATTTGGAAGTAATCGCTGTTCTACAGAAGTATGTAGACCAAGCTATTTCTGTAAACATGTCGTATAACCCGAAGTTCTTTAAAGATGAAAAGCTTGATTCAGCAACTCTTGGTCAGGACATTATGTACAGTTATTCCTTGGGTAATAAAAACCATTATTACCAAAATACAAAGAAGCCGGGCGAAGCAGAAATTCTCGGTTTCGTAGAGGATAATTCAGATGCAGGTTGTGAAGGTGGCGCTTGCCATATTTGAGGTAGAAGATGTACAATCTAGTTATTGTTAGACATTTCGATAATGAAGAAAGCGACATGTACACGAAAGTGACTGTCGAAATGGACGGTGAGATTCTCCAGGAGTTCGGAGACTACTACCATGACAAAGGGTATGAGAAAGCATCTGCATACACACTAGCGTTCTTCGATCTGTTCGGCACTGATGAAGTAAGAGTCAGTGATGCGGATAGAATAGAAGGGGAATAAGAGGAGCCGGGGAAACCCGGCTTTTTCATCATGGGTATAATTTGGGCAATAGCAAATAGGGCTTTAGAATACACTAGAAGTAGACGAAATTATGCGTTGGCTAATAAGTTTATTTATCCTAGTCAAAACTACACTGCGGTAGACGCTCAAGAGTTGGCGCGAGAGTACCTAAAGATTTGCGATAAGCACGACAGTCTATCTCATGAATTTATAACTATGCTTACACAGAGCGCACGACTGGAAGCAGAGAACGAATTTATGCTTAGACTTATTAACGAGTATAAGATTGGCGAATGACACAAGAATCACCCCTACACGTATTTAAAATCCGCGACAAGTCTCCGCTTGATATCAAGTTGTTTCTAGACGAGTCCGGTACTGTTGATATTTCTCGTTCGGATATTGTCAAGTACAAGATCTTCGAGAAGCAAGCGCAGGCGATGGATGAAGCAAAGTGGGAACGTACTGAGATCAACTTGACGAAAGACAAGATTGATTTCTATGACGTACTAACTACTAACGAACAGTTTATCTTTACGTCGAATCTTAAGCGTCAAATGATGCTGGATACGATTCAGAGTCTAGGCTTGGCAGAAGCTTTGCTACCTCTGGCTTCGGATCCGATGATTAAACGTTGTATCAATATCATCACGTATTTCGAAGAAGTTCATAACATGACTTATGAACACATTCTGAAAAACGTATATAATAATCCGACAGAAGTAACGGAAAGCATTAAGGACATTGACATTATCGTCAGGGCCGGTGAAAGTATTAGCCGCTATTACGATGAACTGTTGATGGAAACTGCGAAGTATCGTCTTAACATGACTACTTTGCATCAGCTGAAAAAGAAGCTTTGGCTGGCTCTGCAGTCGATCAATGCTCTTGAAGGTATTCGATTCTTTGTTTCCTTCGCTTGTAGTTTTTCGTTTGGTCAGACTGGCCGTATGATCGGTAATTCGAGTCTGATTAAGTTGATTGCAAATGATGAATTGATGCACGTTGCCTTCACGACTGCGCTGCTTCGTACACTACCTGATGACGATGAAGAATTCTTTGTTATCAGACAAGATTGTCTTGAAGAATCCATGCATATTTTCATGGAAGTCGTGAGTGAAGAAAAGACCTTTAACAAGTTTCTTTTCAAAGAAGGTTCGTTGATCGGTCTTAATGAATCGATGCTTAATTCAGAACTTGACTTTACAGCTGCAAAACGTATGCGGGCTATTCATATGGAATATCCTGATGCTTCACCTAAGACTCGTCCGCTTCCTTGGATGGGTAAGTGGCTGAATGAAGGTGATATGCAGCCTGCTCCACAAGAGACTGAAAAGACTTCCTACGTTAAGGGTATCGTTAATACACTTGATGAATCAACATTTGATGATATTGAACTATGAACATTAATAGAGAACCCTACGTTGTTCCCGATCAGATTTCAGATCCTGACTGGGACGAAGTAAAAAGATACGCCATTAGAGCAGCCGCAGCTACGATGAGCGGAGATCTTAAGACTGCCAATGACGAGTATCAGTATATGGCAATCGAAGTGATGAGCACACTCTACGGTCCTAACGCAGTTGCTAATTTCCTGGAATATGCAATGAAGAAGGAACCACCGAATGAAGAAAAGCGGATCGTACTTGCATGATTAGCGAAGTCGTTGCCAGTCATAAGTTTGGGATTGGCATTGATCCAGGTTGGAAGAATCTGGGCTTTGCCATCGTCAAGAAAGTATCTGAAGGCGAGCCTATTGAGCTTGTATACTCTTCTGCTATTAACCCGTCCACAATGGGTATTGTTGGAACAGTCAATCACATCTCTAAGATCATTGACGAAAACGTTCCTATGGCTCTGACAGGGCCGAGAGACAATGTCAAAGTCTGTATCGAGAGATACGTTCCGTACAACAATGTTGTGACTACGGAAAGTGAAACGATTACAATGATGGTCGGTGCTTTGATGGTAGGCACCGATTATTACACTAGCCATGAAGTACGTTTATTCAGGGCTATTGATTGGAAGATGAATATCGTCAAGGCTTTGTTCAAGCAACAAGGCTTTCAAAACCCCAGCGATAAGCTGGATAAGAAATTTAGCATCGCAGCAGCGAAAGCCGTTGCCAACGTAAAGGAAATTAAGACAGATCATGAAGCTGACGCTATTTGCTTGGCTGGGCTCCCGTTTATCCTCAATTTTTAAGAAGCGATCTACAGAGGTTTTTCTAGGGGAAGATGGAAGACCAGGTCAGGTTATTATCACTGACAAAGATGGTAAGGTAGTTTTCGATAGTTGGAATACTGAAGCCAATCCAGCGCCTGCTAAACCTGAGAAACCAAAAACTCTTGCTGAACTTGACTACGATTATCTGAAGGCTAGATTTACAGCATCGAGTGATGTTGCAGCAATTAGCCGGGATCGGTACGACGCATTGCTGAGATTGTCATTCGAGAACGAAGAAGTTGACGCTTGGCTTGACCAGCTATATACGAGAATTAAACAACCGTTCATTTTCGTAGATGCATGTCATGGAATAGGATTTGTCCGTTCCTAAAACGGACGTTATTTGGTATAAGAGTATTACGGAGAAAAAGTTTTCTCCTTGCTCTTTTTGCTCTTATAACTTTTAGCTTTCCGACTGTGGCGTAATTGGTAGCCGCACGAGACTTAAACCCTCGGGCCCGAATGGGCGTACCAGTTCAAATCTGGTCAGTCGGACCAACAATTTGGAGTCATCATGGCTTTGACGGTTCAACAAACGTTTGACAAAGTTGCAGATCATCTTATGGCGCAGATGGAGCAGAGTACCAGCACCGTTACTGTAGACTCTGGCTTTTTTACTACAGACTGCGCATATCGTGGAGAAAACGGAAAGATGTGTGCGGTAGGATGTTTGATCCCTGACGACCTCTATGATCCACGAATGGAGAATCATACTTCAAGCCACGTTCTTTCAGCCTATCCTAAGCTTCAAGGATTGTTTGAAAACGTAGACGAAGTAGGCATCGTGCTATCTGGTCTTCAGTCACTTCACGATGAGGATACTCCTGATATGTGGCTCGATGGATTGTATATTATTGCTACTAGATACAATCTCAGTAAAGAAGTATTGAATAAGTATGAATCTGTTTAAAGACGTATTTGAAAACGAGGGTTGGAAGTCGCTAAAAGACGACGGTGATCTCCAGCTATTTAAGGCCGATGATGTACCCGAGGATTCCATTAAAGACGATGGTGATCCCAATTTTTTTGGACGGGACTAAAAATGAAAGTAGTGTTCGCTCCCCAAGCTCTAGCTAACCTCGTAGAGGAAGTCGGTGAAGAAGAAGCACAAAGGATTATCAAAGAAATCGAAGAGTCAGTCGCAGACGGTTCTTTCTTTGCCGACTCTGAGCCTCTTAATCTTGAAGAGCTTGAGCAAGAAGACCCGGAAGCTTACGAAGAAATCTGCAAACAAATCGAAGCGATGCCGGTAGAGGAACGTATGGCTTTGAAGCCAACGTATCACTGATGTTCAGAGAACCGTCTAAGAAAAGAGGCGGAGGAAAGGGTAAGCACGCTTGTTTCGACTGTAGACATGTATTCAAAGAAACAAGTATCTGCCCATCCTGTAAACAGCCTATGCATAATGTAGGTCCTAAGTTCAAAGCACCACCTAAGCGGGATATCAGAGAGTGGGCCATCATGAAAGTATGGTGGATCGACACTAAGGTTTTGCGCACTAGGAATGGTAACTGGCTTGGACACGGGCCTAAGCAGAAAACTTTAAGAGAGCAGAAAGCTCAACTTGCTGATGAACGCAAGGATAACTTCAGCCACAAAATAACGCAGTATGGAATGAAGTATCAATATACTAAACCACCATACGTCACTTTCAAATAACATAATACTACGGGGTTAGACATGGATACGGGGATGAAGTATATTATTGTGAATGATAAGCATGCGCTTATTTTTCCGGACGCGTTGTATCACAAGGATGCGTTTCTATTTTTCAGAAGTGGAACATCTGGTGGCAAGGTTACTGGCGCCGGTTATATCGGTGCTGATAACGACGGAAAGCTATATACATACGGCAGAAGCGAGGGTTTCAACATCGATTCTAAACCAGAAGATATGGAGCTTATTATGCAGGCTTTACATCGTCCTGACTTTTGTCGATAGAAAAGTGTTGACACAATTCAGTTTTCCGTATTAAAATCATTTTTACTTATCGGTGCTTTGTTCCGGTCGAGCAAGCAAGGTGTAGGCGATTGACTGTTAATCAATATAAAGCTGGGTTCGATTCCCGGGGCCGGAGCACAGCATCGATAAGTAAAGTTTATGGGGAATTAGCTCATTTGAGAGAGCGCCGAGCTTGCACCTCGGAGGTGACCGGTTTGATCCCGGTATTCTCCACCAAATAATGCGACTGTGAAGGGAATCCGGTATACCTTGCTCGCTTAGAACGAGTAGCCTGTCAGTTCGAGTCTGACCAGTCGTACCAAAGGATAATTATGGTAGAAACAACTATTTATTTGCATAGCAGTAAAGAGAGTAACTATCATCAAGCAAAAGAGTTAATGCTGTCGAAAGAAGACGCTTACAAATTTGCGTATGTCTGCTACGAAGTAGGCATCAGAATCAAGTTTGACGAAGAGACGGGCGAAGCAGTAGCAACCCATCTTAACGGCGTAGAACTAAAAGAACCTGTAAAGGTTTAGTTGCGGCGTAGTTCAGTTGGTAGAACAACGGATTTTGATTCCGTGTGTCACAGGTTCGAGTCCTGTCGCCGTTGCCAGTAACAAATATGGAAGATTGGCAGAGTCTGGCTTATTGCACCACTCTTGAAAAGTGACAGTCCGAAAGGACTCGCGGGTTCAAATCCACGCATCTTCCTCCAGTAACAACGTCGCATTCGACTATCGATTAGGTCAACACCCTTTCACGGTGTAGAGATGGGTTTGATTCCCATATGCGACTCCATTAACATAGGTAGTTTGGGGGAGAGGCCTAACCCAGCAGTTTGCTAAACTGCCGACTGTAACAGGTCCATCCGTTCGACTCGGATAGCTACCGCCACAAAGAGGTTCTCATGGCTGACCGTAAAATCGCCATTATCTTCTCAGACGAACAATGGGATGACAGAGAAGAAAGTTATCGAAAGATAATCGAACATATCACTGAGTGGACCATTGTGACTCAGGAGGAATTTCAACTCCTTCACGATTACCAATGGCAAAAGGGATACAAGCTTATTGAATTCCCTATGAATCACGAAGTCTTCGTACGAGAGACTGTAGCATCGCTCTTGGACGAAGTTAAAAAGAAACAAGAAGAAGCGGAACGTAAAAAGGCTCAGCGTAAAGCTGCAATAGAAGCCAACCGCGTTAAAAACGAAGCTGCTGCTCGGGAAAAGAAACTCGAACAACTTGCTAAACTCCAACGTGAATTAGGGCTTGTTTCAAATGCCAGTAAAGAAGTTTCCTAAGCGTGTCCTTCAAGATCTTCTTCGCGAAGACATTTACGAATTTGAAGAACAACCGATTGACATTGTCTCCGATAAGGTAGTCGATAATAGTCGGTGGTCAGTTATCCATAATCTACTATTCAAGCATGGTGACAAAGTTTACTTTACTAGTTATAGTAGAGGTGCTACTGAGAATCAGGATGAAATGCCTTTCGAATACGAGGGTCCAGAAATCGAATGCCCAGAAATGGAAGAGTATGAAGTCGTTGTAAAGAAATACAGGAAGGTGGCAGATGTTATCGGAAACAACCAAGGCTAAGCTCCAGCAACTCTACGAAGAACGTAAAGAGTTGTTTGAAAAATTGAGACTTATGGATGAGAGAGGTCCAGATGTCAGCGAAGACGATGCAGTACAAGGACATGCTCCTGTCAACGAACAGCGACCTGTTCAAGGCACTTCTGGCGAATGAGCCAGACAAAGCTACAAAGATGTATAAAGAATTGAATGATGCGTTTCATAAGGCCAATCCAGGCTGGAAACCGTATCCTTCTAAAGATTAACAAAGGGTCAGTGGTCGAGTGGTTAAAGACGTCGCTCTGTAAAAGCGATCCCTCCGGGTACGTAGGTTCAAATCCTTCCTGACTCACCAACAAAGGTTCGTATGAAAAAGCTTAAGGCTTGGTTCATCGAATGGAACAGACGTAGACAGATGGCACCGTTTGAACGTGCCTTGCTTAGAGAGCAGGAGTTCCAAGCTGCTCTGCGAGCAAGGGTCCTTCGAGTAATGCAGGAAATGAAAGATAGAGGAGAACTATGAGTCATAAGCAAGTAATTGTGATGCGCAAAGATTTGAATATGCGCAAAGGCAAGATGATCGCTCAAGGTGCTCATGCGAGTATGAAGGCGATTCTAGATCAAGGCCATTACGAAAACCTCACTGAGGTAAGAGTTAATGAGCAGGAGCTTACATATTTTCATCTGCATGTAGACACGCGGATGAAAGACTGGCTCTTAGGAAATTTCAAAAAAGTATGTGTGTATGTAAATTCTGAAGAAGAGCTACTGGCACTCTATGCAAAAGCGATGGAAGCTGGCATAATTACTTCTTTGATCACCGATGCAGGATTAACTGAGTTCAACGGAGTCCCAACGAATACCTGCATTGCAGTAGGTCCGGACTTCGAAGATAAGATCGATAGCATCACTGGCGGATTACCGTTGTTGTAAAGTTTATGTCCCTGTAGTAGAATTGGTTAATACGTCTGCCTGCAAAGCAGAAGATTGTGCGTTCAAATCGTACCGGGGACTCCAGATTTAATAACAGGTTTGACTGCTACCTGAATCAGAAAGTCAGTCGAGAATTTGGCTTAATCATATAACGGTTATTATGCTGGACTGTCTATCCGGTCATAGGAGTTCGATTCTCCTTTAAGTCGCCATTAGAGTAATGTGATGAGTATTAAAGAATATGTAGCTGGACCAGTAAAGTTCAAGCGTTACCATAAAGGTAATCTTTGGTATGTAACTGGAAACGGATTTGAATTTCCAGTACCAGTAGAAGACACTGGTGATGCAGAGTTTCTTAGCATGGATAAAGGTATGCTTTATATGCGTTGGATTCGAAAGCATTTAGACGTAGTAGAGAAAGCGAAGCAAGAACAAGAGCTGACTATCAGCTAAAAGAACCTCTCCTGTTAGGTTGCGTAGTACCCAATACAGGCCGCATTCCTCGGAATGGGAACGTCCCCACGGTAATGACGTTAAACTTGTAGCCGCATAACTTTAACGTAGTTTACGTAATTGTAGTAAATGGCAATCAACAAAAACGCTCAGATCATTTTTGGTAAGATGATTGAACGAGGGTTGATTCCAAAAGAAGGATTGTTTGAAGTTACTTCAGCTTTAATAAATACTTCTTTTGAAATATATAGAGAGATACTTCCTCCTAAGACTGGTTGGAATCCAAAGCCCAGCGAAATTCGTTATTTTAAAAAGCTCTCAGGTATAAACCTGATGAATCTAAACGAAGTTAGGCTTGAACAAGAAAATCAAAAAATAGAGAAGGTTACTACTGGTAGTAAGAAATTAGCTACGGAAGTAAAATGTGGAATCGTATACTTAATTGGGAATCCGGCTTTTCCAGGATTTGTTAAAGTAGGTATGACTCAAGATGTAAATAAACGATTGTCACAGTATCAAACGTATGACCCTCTTAAAAGATACAGAGTAATTGACTACATGTTTGTAGTTGATCGCAAAGCAGAAGAAAAACGACTGTTAGAAAAATGGTCAGTAGATATTAAAAATGGAGAATGGGTTCCTGAGCAAGATGTAGTGGAAATGTTCAGGGAAATAAAACATTCTCTATAAGGTACGCCACGTTAGCTCAGAGGCAGAGCAACGGTCCTGTAAACCGTAGGCCAAGATTTCGAAATTCTTACGTGGCTCCAAAAATTCAATGCGACATAAACTAATCTGGTGAAAGTGCTAGCCTGAAAAGCTTGAAAGCGTGGCTCGAAACCACGATGTCGCACCAATCAGTAGCAGAGTAGAGAGTAGTTGGTAGCTTGGCGGGCTCATAACCCGTCGCCGTAAGGCCCCGTGGGTTCAAGTCCCATCTCTGCAACCCAATAACGCAGGATTAGCTCAGAGGCAGAGCAACGCTCTTACACAGCGAAGGTCGGGGTTTCGAAATCCTCATCCTGTACCAGTTTAACAATGGCTGTTTAGCTCAGTGGCAGAGCAACGTCTTGATAAGGCGTAGGTCCGTGGATCGTTCCCACGAACAGCTACCAAACAAAGAGTAGTAAATGAGTCTCGCAGAAGCAAAAGAGAAAATTGGTGAAGTTGAAGAATTCATCGAACAGTACAAAGTAGCAATAGCAGCAGCCAGTGAGAAGTTTAAAGCGACTATTAAAGATAAGTCTATTCCTCTAGAAGATCGATGGGGACTTTTCCTCAAGGCTCCAGATTATCTTAGAGATCACGATTTCTGGACGGCTGGTTTAAAGACATTGGACGAATCAGATAACGGTCACTTTGGTTACTATGACAATTGGTATGTGGAACGTCACGAGACAGTTCACGTTATTGATAAAGTCTCAGACCTAGAATCTGATTTAAAGTATTTCAAAGAAAATCCTGGAACTGCGGTCCATATCAAAAAGTGGAAAATGTTCTTCTATGAAAACCCAAGTAAACTCGATGAATTAAAAGAAGAGATCCTTGAGAAGAATCTTGGATCATTTGAATACGATTGGTAAAATATGAGCGTCCTCGATTATGAGACTGAGTGGTGTAAAGCTCAGCTAGAGACAGTAAGAAGAGAGCGCAACGAAGTAAGCTGTAATTGTTGGATAGTTTGTACAGAAGAATGTGAAAAGGAAAAAGCCGAATGTTTAACCGAGCAGAACGCCGTCATCACACAGATAGACTAAAAGAAACACGCAAAGCATACGGCTGGCGAAAAGAGCCTCTTACACCAAAGCAATTAAGCGCAATGGTACAACACCCTCAGATGTGTTCTTGCTCTGGGTGTGGAAATCCCCGTAGACATAAATGGTTTAAGGCGGAATGTTTAACTCTTCAAGAACGATCACAACTAGAAGCTCTTAAAACTTACGAGTTTGAAGAGTAAATCTTAATCAGAGTGTCGTATAGCCAGGTCATTACTCGCGGTTTGGGACCGTGCAACCTCAGTTCGAATCTGAGCACTCTGACCACCAAATAGGAGTCAGCATGATAGTAAGGAGCGCACCTCCTGTAAATGTCTCTTGCATAATGCTATTTCCTCCTGAACTCATGTTTGTCCAGTACATGCCTATCCGCATGCCTGGAACTGACGTTCGAATCCCCCAAAACCTTAGATTTTTAAAGCCTCTCGTAGATATGATTGGATACTACGAAGATGAATACGTCTATGTCACAGCCAAGCATTTCTATGTAACTCCGGGTAATCCTGGTAACAGGCCAGGCTGGCACATAGATGGATTCGGCACAAATGATATAAACCTCATTTGGTACGACTCGATGCCAACAGAGTTTTGTGTCCAAGATTTTGATCTGAGAGAAGACCACGAAGGTGCAATGGAGGATATGGAAGCTCAAGTAAAGCCTGAGAATATCAAGACATATCCTGTAGGTTCTCTTCTGTGTTTAGACCACAGTATGGTCCATCGTACTGCTGAGTGTACGAAAGGCCATTACAGGACCTTTGTCAAGATTTCATTGTCAAAGGATAAGTACAATCTCCAAGGCAACGCTCATAACTATCTCTTTGATTATTCTTGGACTATGGTAGAGCGTGGCGAAACCCGTAATCACACTACTCACAATTAATATGGCTCGTAACCTTACTCTAGACGATTTTAAGAAGGCTGTTCTCGTAGCTACGCTTGAGTATACGATGATCAGTGTTGAAGAAACGACCAAAGCTCTGGAAGGCAAAATTCATCGCACGTTTTCAGACCTCTGCATGGACAGCCTTGACATGGTCGAAGTCGTGATGGTAGTCGAAGATGAACTTGGAATTTATCTCGATGATCATAAGCTTGAACACTTCGATCAAACCATGCTTGCAGAAGAAGCTGCTTCATTCCTTTTCAAGTGCAACCTAGGAAACTAACATGTTCAACGAAGCTTACTATCACAACTGGCATATATGCAACTCACTGGAGAACATATATGTCAAGAACTATCCGCAGAAAGAACTACGTACCGATTTGGGTAACCCACTCGTGGGAACGTCTCAGCATTAACGGTTACGGATGGATCCGTGTCCCTAAAGAAGGCAAGGAACTCACTCAAGCTCTGCACAAGCACCACGGTGACACTGCGCGTTGGACTTGGCCCTCCAAGTGGATTCGTCAGCAATGTCAGATCAAACACCGTGCAGAAGCCAACGTAGAACTCGCTCGTTACAAAAAGAACGAAGAGTACGAAGTCATCATTCCCCGTAAAGAACTTCTTCCGTGGGATTAACATACACCCAGCTTCGGCTGGGTTTTTTCATGGAGTTTGAAATGCAAATAATGATTACTCTTACTCAAAAAGATCTTGAAGAAGCAGTAAAGGATTTTGTAGCTAAGCAGGAATTTGGCCTTATCATGAAGACAATTGGCTTCGACGCCAGTGACCCTCTTAATGTAACTGCCGATGCCTATTGTGAAAAGAGGCCATCTGCTGCTGGCAACTACATGGATCGATAACATGGACTGGCCTACTGCATTCGAACATGTTGGAGTAGCAATCGCCTGTGCTGCAGTTGGGATTGTATTTATCCGTACTCTTTTCTAAGTTGACATTCATTTAACTCTTCATTAAACTAAGAACATTGAAAACGTAGCTCAATTGGCAGAGCAACGGTCTCTAAAACCGTTGGTTACGGGTTCAAGTCCCGTCGTTTTCACCACAAGGTTCATCATGAAGTATGGCATTGAACTTGGTCAGGTTTATGAGCCTGCAGATGGCAGTCTCGGTAAACTCGTTGTAATAGAGTGTGAAGAATACCAGCGTGAAGAAGAAGTCTTAGTCTGGGATACTCTCAGGGGTGAATCTAGATACATCGACGCTTTTAAACTGGCTAAGGTTCGATATGTCCTTTCCACAAAGAATTAATATGAGCAAATGTGATCTTCCTCCTGCAGGTTGGAGTTGTCGTGCGGATAGAGGTCATAAAGGGCCTTGCGCGGCTTGGCCTCTTTGGCCAGAAGGTTGGAAATTAGATTCCAATATTTCTAACGAAGAACGGAAAGCAATGTGGGAACTACATACTAGTATCCTTAAACAAGGCTTTAAAGAAGAAGCTGATGCTTTGTCTAAGGCTTTGTTAAATGCACTGCCACCCATTAATCGTGTAGCATCTTAAAAAGGAAACATCATGAAGCTTAATAAGCTCTAGGTTACAAAACCTCCGTAAGACACTCTTTGAATTGAAATTTGGCGCAGTAAATTGCAGTACCTAATTCATTTAAAGAGAAAATCATGTCTTACATCTATTCAATCATTCGCAAAGATATTCCCCTCGCTGATCAAATCGTTCAGACTGCTCATTCAGCTTTTCATGCTGGAAACGAGTCAAACCCCCTTAACGGAAAAATTCCGTCACTCATTCTGCTCGAAGTTAAGAACAAAGAAGAGCTTATGAAACTCAGAGATAAAATCTGGGCAAATAACATTCAATTCTATGACTTCTTCGAACCAGACGATGACATGGGTTACACGTCTATCACCACTGCACCCGTCACTGACGAACAACGAAAGTTGTTTAGCAATATGCGTCTGTGGAGGGCAGCATGAAAAAGGATAAAATTGTCTTTCACTTTAACAAAGCGCACAATCTGGATCAATCGATTCCTCCTTGGGTCATCAAAGTTAACGGTAAGACGGAGTACGTCACTCACATACATATCTCGCCGGGTATTGGCTTTACAACAAAAGAGACTCCCGATAACGTACATACCAAAGCGGCATGCGTTGTTAAAGGTACGTTGACGATTGTTGACGGCGAAGCGTTAATCAATTAATGTACCTGACCGTGGTATAAGAGAATTGTAAAAGAGAATATCTTTTTAAAACAATAGCTCAATCGGTAGAGCAGCACAAACTCTTGTGACGCTGGGGGTTCGAGTCCCCCTTGTTTTAGTTGGCGTGTGCTATGTGGGCCATTAGCTCAGTTGGTTAGAGCAGACGACTCATAATCGTCCGGTCTCTGGTTCAAGTCCAGAATGGCCCACGCAGCACATGCTTTTCGCAGGACCTCAGCTAATATCGAGGTCCTTTTTTATTGCTTGTCAATTTGTTTAGCCAACCCAAGCCGCAAGGCATAATCGATATGGAAACGAAGGAAATTAACGTGAGCGAAATCCAAACTCAAGCCGTGGAATCGAATGCAGCTGCAGTTGCGGCCCCCACCACGTCCGAAGCAACTCAAGCAGCCCTGATTTCGGAATCGATCAAGGCGGCTCTTGAAACTCTTGGTATCACGAAGCAGAAGGACCCGTTTGTCGAAGCTGCGAAGCAAGAACAAGCAAATGCTGAAGTCGAAATCAGCAAGCGTCCTCCTGCAGAAGTGTTCAAGGGACGTGCAGGCAAGATCAGTGTGTACATTCCGCATGACATCCGTCAGAGCCTGCAAGAATACGGCGATGCCATTCGTGACGTATCGTATAACCTTCACATCAATGAATTCAACTACATTGGTAATGAAGGTCCGTTCAACATGGCCCGTGCCCAGGTACTTATCTCTGGCCTGCAGATCTTCCGTTGCAAAGGATCCATTGAGAGTTATCTTAGCGACGTTGCGTACATGTACGATGACGATCAAGACATGGCTAACCGGGTTCATGCGGAAGTCAGCCGTGTTGTTGCAGAAGTTGACGAGTTCTACGCAAGCACGCTCGGGAACATCGACAATCTGAAGGCTGAAGACCAGTTCTCGTACGACGAACTTTCGGTTCTTCTTTCGCAAGCTGGCATCCAGTTTGCATTGAATGACGGCAGCACATCGCTCGGTATCAGTACCTTCACGGCAAATCAACGCATGAGCATGGCTGGCCCGTATCTCGAAGCAACAGGTCACATGTACGCTCGTAACGGTGCTGAGATTCAGAAGTTCCGTCACTCGTATTACTTCGGTGGCTTCGAAGGTAAGAAGTCGCTCAATGAACTCGGCCTCACGCCTATCAAGAACAACGAAGAGCTGAAGCAGTCGCTCATCGCTCGTGGCAAGAAGGCAGTCGAATTTACGTCGAAGTCGTCGTACATGGCTTACAAGGGTGATCTTATTCGCCGTGGTTACTGGAGCGACACCGCCTTCCGTTCGACTGGTCGTGTGATGGTTGACTTCACAGCGATGCGGGTAATGGATCCGAACTATAACAAGTACTTCGGCGGTACGCAGGATCAGCAAGGCTATGGTTACAAGCCTAAGTCGGAATCGGTCAGCATCGACGAATCAGTCTATCTCCAATTCTCGCCGTATGTCTATGGCTTTTCGTTCCTGTCGAAAGTCTGGGGTGAAATGCTGGTGGAAAACATCAGCGAGATTGCGTACCGCAGCGATGCATACGACAAGCTAGTGATGGAAGAAGCACAGAAGAACATGATTCTCTCACTGGTAGCAACACAGCTTGAGAAGAGCACTCGTCCGGACATCATCGATGGTAAGGGCGGCGGCTGTATTTTCTTGCTGGCTGGTGAGCCGGGTACGGGCAAGACGTTGACTGCAGAAGTTACGGCAGAGTACCTGAAGCGTCCGCTGTACATGGTTGGTGTCGGTGAACTGGGAACGTCCGCAGAAGAGTTGGAAGGCAATCTGCGTGAAATCCTGGACGTGGCTTCGACCTGGAACGCAGTGCTGCTGCTTGACGAATGTGACATCTTCATGGAAGCACGTACGGATAGCAATATCCAACGTAACGCTATGGTCGGTGTGTTCCTGCGTCTGCTGGAATACTACCAAGGTGTTCTGTTCCTCACCTCGAACCGTGCGAAGAACATCGACAAGGCGTTCTATTCGCGGATCAGCATGGCCATCAACTTCCCTGGCCTCGAAGCAAGTGATCGTTACAAGATCTGGGAAAACAACCTGAACCTGAATGACGTAGTCCTCACGGAAGACGAAATTTGGGATCTGTCGAGCTACGAAGTGAACGGTCGTCAGATCAAGAACGTGTGCCGCAATGCACATGCTCTGGCTCTGCGCGATGGCCGTACGGCTCAGTACAGTGACTTCACGTTGGTGCTGGAAAAGGGTGAGGCATTCCAAGAAGCTGTGTTCCAACTGGGCACCAGCAACACGGACATGTCGTTCAGCGCAATCGCTGCACATCACGAAGAAGAGTTTGAGTTCATCGAACCTGCTCGCTATTCCAGCGATGATGGTTTCTGGATTCGTCTGGGTCGTGCAGTCAAGGCGTTCTTTGCATAAAGCGTAACTGAGGGCCGGGAGAAATCTCGGTCTTCTTCAAGGAGAAATAATGGCTAATAATACCGTTAAGAAATTGAAGCATCTTCGTCGTATGCTGAAGAACATCCCGAAAGAAAACATCTACTTGGGTGATTTTGTTTCGAAGTGGAATTCCGCGGATTTCACTGAATGTGTGATGTGTGCGGCAGGATGGATTGCTACCGATCCTTTCCTTGCTGGAGAAGCGATTTGGATTGAAGACCACAACGGTGATGCTGATCTGAAGAGTCACGGTGATAATCTTACTCAAGCCGCTGTGGAAATTTTCGGAATGTCTGAAGAGGACTGCGATGAAATCCTATACAATTTTGGATATCCAAAAGATAAACTGAAGCACAAAAAGTATATCATCGGCGTCATTGATGGATTGATTTTCAAGTACGACTTCCTTCCACGATTCTAAAGTGTACAAGAAACTCATTCTCGTCTCTTACGGGATTCTGGCGACGCTGTACTTTCTGGTTCTGCTGTTGCCGCTAACGAAGTCGTTAGTGAATGATGGCGGAGATCTGATTGTACTCGTCCCGCTCCTGTGGCTCACAATTCCACTCACAGCATTCTGTGTGTGGCACTTTTTTCTCAAAGGCAAAACCAAGAAATGAAGCGTATTTTCCTCATCATCGCAGCCCTGCTTCTCGCTGCTTGTAGCAAAGTCGAAACGGGCTTCGTAGGTGTTCAGGTAGACATGTACGGCAGCGACCGTGGCGTACAAACCAAGGTTCTTGGCCCTGGCCGTTACTTTACTGGCTGGAACACGACTGTGTACGAGTATCCGACGTTCACGGAAAACTACGTGTACAGCAAGGCTCCGGAAGAAGGTCATCCGAGCGATGAATCGGTAACGTTTCAAGCAAAGGGCGGCGTAGCCATCAACGCTGACTTCGGCATTTCGTACCACATATCGGCAGACAATGCTCCGCTCGTCTTCCAGAAGTATCACAAAGACCTTGATGGCATTACGATGGGTCCGCTTCGTAACCTGATTCGTGACAGCCTGAATGAAGTTGCTGGCAATCTGACGTTCGATGAAATCAGCAATGACATTCCCGCGTTCATGTCGAAGGTCAACGCTGAACTTATCAAGCGTGCAGCACCTAATGGCCTGACGGTAGAGCTTCTTTCGAACGTCGGTGCCTTCCATTGGCCGGAAGCAATCCAGGCTTCTATCAATGCACAGCAACAAGCAAAGATGGATGCAATCACTTCGCAAAACCAACTGCAGAAGACGCAGGCTGAAGCTGCAAAGCGTATTGCAAACTCGGATGCTGATCTGAAGATCGCAGCAAACGATGCTCAGGCTACGGTTATTCGTGGTCAAGCACTAGCCAAGAATCCGGAAATCCTGCAACAGATGTGGATCGAGAAATGGGACGGTAAACTTCCGGTCTATCAACTCGGTTCCGGTGCAAGCACCCAGTTTCAGTTCAAAGCAAACTGATTTCAAGTTTCGTGATATGGCTTGGTATAAGTATATTACGGAACACATAATCATTTCTTTACGGCTCACTACTCGGAGTACACACAAGTAGTGGGTCAACTGTAGTAGTAGTTTGTTTTTTCCTTATCAAAACTCGATGAAGTTTTAAACCAAGAAATGGAGAGTAATAAAATGGCTGACAATCGCCAACAAAAGTTCAACGGCAAGAAGCCGGAGTTCAAGAACGCAGGTCCGAAGGAAATCGTCGTGAAGGACGGTCACAAGACCACCATCACCCGTGGCGAGAAGGTCACGATTCTCTGGAAGGGCATGGAAATCGGCCCGGAGAATCACCCGCGTGCCCGTGTCGGCAAGACTGCCAAGGACCGTGCGAACGGTGCGATGCGTCGTAACCTGGAAAACAAGTCCAGCCGTGTCAGCTGGCAGCATGACAACAAGGCTTCGACGGGCAACTTCCCGTTCAACTCGTGCAACGGCAAGAAGAATCGCACGGTTGTGACGGGCAAGGGCAACGAGCGGGTTGTCATCGCTTACAAGATGAACAAGTAAGTATTCATGTGCCTAGACTAGTTCTAGGCTTCTCACAAAATAACCATACTGGAGTTGTAAATGAAGAAAGTTTGGATCATCCGTGGCACGAACGGCGAGCACTCGCACGACAACAAGCAAGAACTGAAGAAGGTCCGTGACCAGCTTAACAAAGACGCTGGTTTCGATCTTCAGAAAGCACTCGCTGAAAATGGCAACAACATCGGTAAAGCAACGGCTCTGATGCCGTTCAAAATCAAGCCTGGTCCGGATCATCCGCGACGTTCGGCGTAACAACTGAACCGCACCGGGACTGGCTTAGGCTGGTCCTGGTGCTGTATCCCCTAACTTTTCTTTTTGTATATCTATGTTTCATATTATTCTCGACATTACTCTTTGTATTCTCAGTTTACTTCTCGGTGTGCTTACTATTCGAGAAACAAATCTTCCTACTGGAAGAAAAGTCTCAACTGTATTCGAACTTTTCTTTGCAGGAGGATTCTTTGTATTTTCTTTCGTCTCTATCGTGCTTTACCTAAAATGATCAATCAATGCGACGGGTGTAGGTCCAAGTCACCGACTAAGCTGAGTCAATTTAGCGGCTCGCTTGTGCATGTGGACAAACTGGGACGAGCTTTCATGTTCTGTGAGGCTCATCTTTACAAAGACGAAACGGAGAATGTCAACAATGACAATCAACGAAGCTCTGGCGCTGGCGGAGAAGTACAAAGCTGAAGGTGTAATCAGCACATCGGCTCAGGCAGTGATTACGCTGGCCGAAAGAATCAAAGAACTTAAACAAATGGCAGAAGAAGCCTCAAGCCTTGGTGACTTCGCCTATGCAATGAGAGATACTAAAAATGGAACTTGATCCAAAAGACATTAAGTTAGATGTGTTTTATACGGAGCCTAGAACGTGGGTAGGCTCCTCTATGGGGGTAGGGGTTCGTGCAACTCATATCCCGACAGGAGCTTCTGCTACATGTGATACGCACAGGTCTCAGCACAAGAATAGAGAAATTGCTTTGCAAGATCTGAAGATGATGCTTGAAGCTCTGGGACATGAAAAGTCTCCGGTTCAATTTGCTCAGTATGAGGCCTTTGCAGAAGCTGCTCGACAAGTTGAAGCGGGAATGGAAGAGTTGAGGAAGATGTTTCAGGGCTTCAAACAACCCGTTGAAGAACCTCATCCCGACGACGTTGCTGTGGATAAGTTTGCAGCAATGATGAAAGCGAAGCTCGCTAAAGCTCGGGAGAAAGGTCGTGGCGGTTGGGACAATCCTGAAAGGTGCAGTGTTGATAAACTTGCAGATATGTTGGTTGAACACTTGTACAAGGGTGACCCTACCGATATTGCTAACTTCGCAATGATGCTTGCTCTGAGAGAAGCTCCCGCTCAAACTCTTGTTAAGGCAATAAACGGAGAATTGAATAAAGGGTACTGGAAAGGTCATTACGACGGCAAGCACGACGACTAATTATAGTCCTCAATTTTGGTATAAGAGAGTTGTATAAGAAGTAGCTCTTTAATTCTACACTCTCTTTTTTGGCTTCTCAAAATGAAGGCCGCTCTAAAGGCATCAGTTTGGACACTGGGCGTCGCAATTGCGTTAGCCTGTATTGTAATAATAACCTATACCGGATCAAGACCATGAACGAACAAATTAAGCAGGAATGGATTGAAGCTTTGAACAGCGGGGAATATTTACAGACTAAAGGTTGTCTTAACGATGGCCAAGGAATGTGCTGTCTCGGTGTTCTCACGGATCTGTACATCAAGGAAAATGGTGGCAAGTGGAAACTGAGCGATTACGGAGTTAAGGCAGGTGTTACGCGGTATGCACTGGATGCTCCTGGTGGGAATCCTAATGAATGGGATGAAGCTGGAGTACTTACCTCCATAGTAAGAGACTGGGCTGGTTTGAAAGAACCGATTCCTCTTCTTCCTTTTATTCCTCGTGACGAAGATCACAATAGCGAAGACATTGAGATTGATGAAGACAAAATGTCCGAATACCACGAAAGCGTAGCTGGCGCAAATGACGCTGGTATTTCTTTTCCTCAAATCGCAGATCTTATCAAGGCGTTTCTGTAATGAATGAACTAATCAAACAGAAATGGGTTGAAGCTCTTACTAGCGGCGAATATAGCCAAGGTAAGAGCTGTTTGAACAATGGCCAGGGCGGCTTTTGTTGCCTAGGAGTTCTGACAGATATTTACGCAAAAGAACATGGCCTGGAGTGGGAATTCATTGAAGATGAAGGCAAGCCTGGTTTCGATGGAGAGGTTTACCTAACCCCTCTAGATGTTCAGGCATGGTCCGGTATTGACACAAATGTTCCGTATCTTCCGTTCGCTGAACGTGCAAATTTTATAGGGAAAGATCCTGAACCTATTCCGGAAGCCGACATCAGCACAAGTATTGCAGCTCTGAACGACGAAGGCATTACCTTTCCTGAAATCGCAGATCTTATCAAGGCGTTTCTGTAATGAAGATGAATCAAGAAGTTAAAGCCAAGTGGCTTACTGCGCTTCGAAGCGGGGAGTATAAGCAGACCCAATACTCACTCAAGGATAATCAAGGCTTCTGCTGCCTCGGTGTTCTGTGTGATGTTTACTCCAAAGAGTTTCCAGAGTTCAAATGGGAGTTCGATGCTAAGTTGGGACGGTACAGGTTTGACAGAGAATACACGTCTCTTCCTAGCGAAGTTGGAGCATGGGCCGGTATTCTTGCGAATCATGGGGATGCTCCGGTTATTCTTTCCGACGAAGAGGCCGATATTAGGTCTCGTAATTCCAACTTGATGGACTTGAACGATGATTTGTCGTTCGACTTCAACCAAATCGCTGACATCATCGAGGCTCAACTGTGAACGAACAAGTCAAAGAAAAGTGGGTGTGGGCACTGGAAAGTGGTAAGTATAAACAAGCCACGAAGTGTCTTAATACCGGTGAAGGCATGTGCTGCCTTGGAGTTCTCACGGATCTGTATATCCAGGAGAATCAAGGTGCCAAGTGGGAACCGCACACTGTTAAGCCACTTGATGAAATTGTCGATGACGAAGACTATTACCCAACGGAATTGCTCAACAAACCGCTTTTCCGTTTCGAGGGTAATGGTAAGACTCTTGATAAGAAAGTCCAAGATTGGGCAGGCATCGAAGGTGAGAACCCAGCAGTGGTTCCGGCTAAGAGCTGGGTAGAAGGAGATGATCCTATAAATCAATACGACTACTTCACTCTGGCAACTCTGAACGACTCCGGTCTCACCTTCTCTCAAATCGCTGACGTTATCAAATACGCGCTATGAACGAACGTGTAAAGAAACTGTGGGTTGAAGCCTTGCGCAGCGGGGAGTACAAACAGACCCGGTATAGGCTTAAGCAAAACGAGGTAGATGGTAGTACATCTCACTGCTGCCTTGGTGTCTTGTGCGAGGTTCATGATAAAGAGACTGGTGCTAAGAAGCAATCGTTTGATTCGATGGAAGGATTTCCTCCTTCCCATATCTCTGAATGGGCTGATGTTAACTTTCAGGCTATAAGATTTAAGGTTGAAGGATATTCGATGCATTCGTCTATCCCTTTTCTTAATGATGGCCGTGGATACAACTTTCACCAAATCGCAGACCTTATCGAGGCTCAACTGTGAACGAAGAAGTCAAACAGAAATGGATTGCTGCTCTTGAGAGCGGAGAGTATAAGCAGGGAAAGTTCAATCTCAACAAAGATGAACAGTTCTGCTGCCTTGGGGTTCTTTGCGATATCTATTCCAAGGAAACGGGCGAGCCGTGGGTTAATTCCAATTTCGATTATGGTAAGAAGCTCATTCTTAAAGCGGAAGGTAACTTGCCTGTACAAGTTAAAAAGTGGTCTGGTCTTGCGTCTTTCGACGGGGGATTGTCGATCACGAATAGGCAAGGCGGAGAAGTTTGGCTTTCAAACCTTAACGACCACGATATGCCGTTTTCACAAATCGTTGATCTTATTAAGTACGATCTTTAAATATGAACCAAGTGGTAAAAGCAAAATGGGTAGCCGCTCTTCGTAGCGGTGAGTACAAGCAGACTACAGGTCAGCTTAAAAAGACTGAAGGTCACTGTTGCCTCGGCGTTCTTTGTGAACTTCATCTCAAAGAGCATCCTGAGAGCAAGGGATTTCACTACCCCGACGGTCTTGAGGGAGTGGTTGTTTACGGAAATTCGCCGGGAATGCTTGCAGATGAAGTCCGTAGGTGGGCCGGCCTTGATGATGATGGCAAGGTAATGTTCGAAGGCTCAAAGAAAGATCTTTGGACTCTCAACGATAGCCCTAGCTTGAATCCCGGATTTTCCGGAATCGCTGATCTTATTGAAGCACAACTGTAAGTCGTAAACAACTTTAAACGAGAATTGAAATGAAAAAGCGTGTAAAAACTAAGTGGCTCAAAGCTCTTCGCAGCGGTGACTACCCCCGTACTACTGGCCAACTCCGTGACGATATTGGATTCTGTTGCCTCGGCGTTCTATGCAACATTCATGCTCAAGAGCATCCGGAACTTGCTGCAAAAGAGACTAGCAAATTTAGCTATATGGACGCATTCGGGCATCTTCCTCCTGCAGTTGTAGAGTGGGCAGGTTTGATGGAGGTTGCAAGCGAGAAAGATGCAGCAGAGCCTACTGATATCAATGTTACGTATCGTGGTCAGGCAACTACCCTGGTAAACCTGAATGATACGGATAGGCTGAGCTTCAAGCAAATCGCAAACGTGATTGAGCGTTGTCTGTAAGTTTTATTCAATTTCGACATTTCGAATTGGTATAAGTTTATTAGGAAGCATTGTATTTATTCGATGCCTTTCTTTTCCCCTGAACCAAGCGATGGTGTTCGAATCACCAAAGTCCTGACGAGGATTAACTAACTGTCGAGAGGTAGAGTGGAGTCGCTACCGGATTAGCTGAGAGTTAAACGAATCAGTTAAGGGGAAACTTCCAACAGAGGGGCCGGTTCGATTCTGGCGCTGATGAGGCGAAGCTCTATAAAGGACGGAGCGCTGTTGGAAAGCTGAAGAGAGAGATGTAGTTGCACTCTTTCTGTTGGAACTTCTGTTGGTAAGGCAGCGAAACCAACTAGGTGTTTGGACCACCGAAACTAAACCGCAGTACCCCCGTAGTCCAGTACGGGGTTCCCTTCAACGCTTAAGCTTTGTCTTAGGCTGCAGAACTTAATCGTTGTAGATAAGGAGAAATAATGCCGTGCGGTGATTGCAAAAAATTCAAAGGGCCTGGTGTTGCGTGCGGTGGAAAGTATCTCGACCATCGGTTCACACCGGTCAGCGCAAAGGTCGGACCTTGCATGAACGACTTTGAGCAGAAGGAGAATGAGCCAGTAACTGCAGTGCCCAATCTCGGCCAGTTGCTTAAGGAAAAACTCGACGCCAAGAAACAGAGCTGCTCCAAATGCGACAGGCTCGTTGGCGGGCACTGTCCTAGTGCGAGCGGATCTTTTCTCCTTGAAATCAAACAGCCTGAAGTAATGGGCGGCTCTTGTAAGTTATACCTCGCCAAGAAGATAGAGTCAACAGACTCCAAGTCCCGTCCGTATCAGCTTCACCTTCACCTTTTGCCAGTAGAAGATCTGATTCCATGCAACGATTACACGGTAATTGTGTCAAGGGAAGGTGTGCAGTTTGAGTATACTGACGGCACCCCTATCACCGATCAGGTCAAGGTGGAGTATCTTAAGAAACGGCATTTCCGCCCTGGCAAGACCATCTGCAATAAACTCGAAGTACCTACAACCAAAAAGGAAGAAACGACCATGAGCAACGCAATAATCCGTCTGGCAGATTCGCAATTCACCAAGGAAGTCGCTGACTTCGGCGGTCTGAACGTGGATCTGCGTGAAGCACTGCAAGACATGCAAGCAGCGCAGAAGAAGGAAGCGGCCATCGCGGCGGCTAAGGAAGTGATGGGCGTTCTGAACGCTGCTGAAATCGTAATCGAAGAAAACGTATCAGAAATCCGTTCGGCTCGCAACACCGTCGAAGCTGCAAAGACTCGTATTGCCGACATCAACCGTGCGAAGGCGTATGGCCTGGAAACGAACAACTTCGTTCCGCTGGGCATTCTGGTCGGCCACGTTGGGTCGCACCGTGTCGAAAACAAGGAACTGCTGAAGGTTCCGACCGACTGGACGCCGAAGGCTGCTCCGAAATCGGAGTAAGGTCAGCTAGGTAGTACCCTGTGAAACTCAGGGTCGGGGGAATTTCGGTTCCCTCGCTACGCTCAATGACTCGTGGGTGGCCTCCCGTTGAAAAGGCTGTATCTCCTGGGGGACTGGGAGTACGTTAGCTGTCATATTTACTAGGTTGCACCCATCTCTACTACTATATTTGTAGAGATTTATACTTTGGATATTGCGGCATCTACTGCCGGGACTTGCTCCAAAATGTGAAACTTCTGTTAAGACTACTCGATAGCATGGCAGAAGCGTTGTATCTGAGGACTGGGCAAACCTAACCGGTGGCCCAGTTCTTATTTCTCTTGAAAAATTCTTTAGTCCGTGTATAATTACACGTTCTTCTGGTAAGCGGCGTATGATGAAACTGGTATCATAGAAGACTTTTAATCTTCCTTTTCCGGATCGTACCCGGATGCGCCGACCATTTAACTAACATGGAATAGACCATGATGAATTCACACCAACGCTCTGTTACGGTTGATCGTCTCAAGCTTATCGAACAACTGAAAGTAAACCTGGCTCAGCACAAGATTGACTACGCTGAAGCGGTAGTCGGCTATCGTTTGAAACTGATGGACGATCTGGAGGTAAAGCTGTATGAAGTAGGGGCCAGCTCAGCAACAGACGCTCTCAAAGTCCGTGCAGTCCAGTTCGCTCCACCTCAGAGCTATGAGAAGGAGTACGTCGATGCAATCAAAATGCTCGAATGGTCGGTCAGCGACACCATCGAACTGGATCAGACACTGTTCAAACAGTACGTTCAGAACGAGTGGGGCTGGAGCCATAACTTCGAAATAGCAAGCTCGATGTACAAGACGTTTGCACTCGATCAAATCTCTAAGTAATCTATGGGCGTGCGAATCGTAGCAGGCCGAACCTGCGTAATACGGTAGGGGCTGAATTGAGTCCCCCTTGCGAGTGAGAGTCTCGTCACGTCCACCAATCGAAAGGTCTTAGGATCACTGTAGCTCATCCGGATAGAGCACAAGCCTTCTAAGCTTGGGGTAATTGGTTCGAGTCCAATCAGTGATGCCTAAGGCTTTTCCAATCGGAGCAGTATTCAAAATGGAAACCAATCATGAAACTCAAGAACAGATTTGTACTGATGGTCATGCTGATGACAATGGCGAGTTGCGCTACGCAGCCCGCACCCGCATTCTTCGTGAAGGATACCGCTTCTTATGGCCTCTCAACGACGAGCCTCTAAACCAAGACCTCCGAGGCACGAGCAGTTAAACGAAGGCCTGGTAGTAAAGGCTAAAACAGGCGGTGAGCATAAAAACCGCAAAGATAAACGCACTACCAAGAAACAGTTTGAGAAGGAACTTACCTCCGAACTGGCTGGAGAATAACATGACTCTAAGTGAAATATTCTGCATGGATTGTGGCCTCGAACACGCTGAGTCAAAGATGCTCTATGAAATCGAGGAAAACAAGGAAGCCTTCAAAAGACTTCTGTTCCGGTTGAATGATGCTACGCAAGAAGTAAATGCTGGTGATCGTGCAACTCTCATTCGTCTTCTCGAACCGGTAGTCAAATAGGAGTAGAACATGTCTGCTCGTGATGCTGTTGACCTCGCAGTTGGGCAAGAAGTCCTTCGCTACGAAGGTCGGTTCATGGGAAATCCGTGGGAAGTAATTCTCATCACCAACTACGAAGTTCTTCAGCGCAGTCCGGGTTGGGAAGTTCGTATCATCTACAAGCAGGACTAAGTTTAAATGTATATCGATCCTCCTGGTAAAAAGCCTTTCGTAGCTGCTGATTTAGAATTCGAGAAAGAAACTCCTAAGCAGAAAGCTTCTCGTCTCGGAGTCCCTCTGATTCCGAAAAAGCCTATCAACCCGCCGCTGCACAATCCCGTCATCGCTGTATGCGGTGAGTGTGGACACGAGTTTCGTGGCGGGGTAGAATACCGCTCCTGTCCTCTTCAAGATTGTCCTACGGGAAGTCGTGTGACACTGAACTAATCAAAGATTTGATCGTGGTCCTCCTTTCTGGCGCTTGTTTCTAAGCGCCTTTTTTTTTGATTAGCCAAGAGCGTATTTGGTATAAGGATAATGGTAAAAATTCTAATTCCAGAAACCACTGCGCTCAAAGGGGGCTCACACCATGTCAACTGAAAAGAAGTGTCACGAAAAGAAGTACGATCAACTTACTGCAAAGAATGAAGCTGTGAGACTTACCCGCAAGGATAGGTTTCAGAAGCCGAAGACTGGTAGTGCGTTAGGTCAGTACAAAGCTTACTTCTGTAAAGAGTGTGACGCATGGCACATTCGGAAAGAAGGCCCAAAACAACAAAGTAGTAAACAAGAAAACATATTATGTCCAGAATCATCCTTCATACCTGCATGAATGCAGAAGACAACGCAATGCTTCAAGCGTTGTACTCACGTAGTATCGATAGCGTAGCCGATCACATCAAGAAGATTGATGAGGTCGGTTCAAGTAATTTCATGTCCCGATACTACCTGGGATACGGACATGCGTCTATTGGTGACTGCGGTTCTGAAACAATGTATTTCGAGGGTATCTCAATGCTAGCTGCAAAGGCTATTGAAGATAACCCTCTTTTCGTAGGACAGGAGTGTAGCTCACGTTACATCGATTTCAGCTATCAACCCTTCTATGATCCTGCTCCGAAGAACTCAGAAATGAGCGGTCGGATTGCAAATCTTTACGCTGAGTATCGTAAGTTCTATGTCGAGAGTCTTGAGCCTCTGAAGGCTCATCTCAAGACAGTGTACCCAATCAAGGAAGGCGACAAGCTAGTTACCTATGACAAGGCTATTGCTGCACGTGCTTTTGATATTCTTCGTGGTTTTCTCCCTGTCGGTGCTACTACCAATGTGGCTTGGACTGGACGACTTAGCAACGCTGGTGAGCATCTCATTTGGATGATGCACCATCCGCTTGAGGAAGTTCGAGTTCTTGGAGCTAAGGCGTATCAACAGATGCAGATGAAGTATCCTAATTCGTTCCGTCTGGATTACGCAATCGTAGCTAATTGCTCAACACAAGAAGAGTTTGAGCGTGAGCTTAGGAACATCGAAGGCAATAACGTGTATGAGTTTAACTCTGACTTCCAGAACTTCTACGCTATGTATCAAGAGGTGACGGGCTACGAAAGGATAACAGACCCTATTGAATTGGGAACATTTACTGTCGCTATTGAAGACGAAGATTCCAGGGCTCTGTGTCCTGGGTTTAAAAATCGCCCCAAGCGTACCAAACTCCATAAACATTCCCTTGTTTCTCAAACCACTATTTGGACCGAGTCTAGAATGGACTTCGGTTCATTCCGGGATATCCAACGTCATCGTAATGGCTACTGCACAATGCCAGTTGTAACAGGAGAGTATGGTATTCATCCTTGGTACTACGACAATCTTACGCCTGAACTTCAGAAGAAGGCTGATGAGTTGCTTGAAAAAATTGAGGATACGTATGACAGGTTGGATGTTCGTGAAAGCGACGAAGCTTTCTTAGCTTTCGGTCAATACATTCTCCCGATGGGTAATGTTGTTCAGGTGGCTTTCAAGTACACCGTTCAACAAGCTATGTACGTAGCTGAACTTCGTTCTGGTAAAACTGTTCACGCTACTGTCCGTCCATTTGCTCAGGCACTTGGTAAGTATCTGGAAGACTATGGTGTCCCAGTTTTCTATGATAAGGACGTTGATGACTGGACTGTTCGCCGTGGTGAGCAAGACATTGTCAAGAAGTAACTAAATATTGGTATAAGCACAGTGTCGGGAACAATAACGTTTTCGGCACTTTTTCTTTAGCGTTAAGGAGACTCAAAATGATCAAGTCCGGTAACTACATCATCATCCCGATTGGCGTTTCTTGCTTCGTCATCGAAGAAAAGGAAGACAAGTTGGAACTCGTAGGCGAAGCTCCTGGCAAGAGCATTGACGACATTTTCAACGACATGCGTAAGACCGTTCACGGCCTTGCAATGCAAGAACGTAAGTTGGTGGAGCAGACCGAGCGTAGCTGGAGGCGTTTCCAAGCGACGAAGGAATTCATGTCGGAAGCGGAACTCAAAGTTACCGAAGGGCTGTGGGAGAACTTCAAGCTTGACGAAATGAAGGCTGACTGCGAGCGCTTTGCATCAAACTTCGAGAAGGCGCTTTTCGAACTGACGGACCTTATGCTTGAACACAACCTGGTCATCAAGTCGGTTGAAGGTGGTGAAGAATCTCCGCTTAAGGGTATCAGCATGGAGTCTGTGAAAAGCATGCTTGATAATCTCGGCAAATCCGAGTAAAATTGATTTATCAGCGGTAGCAGAGAGTTACCGCTTCTTTTAACTTTCGAGAGGCTCGAATGTCACATAGTAAACTTTATCATGAAGTGGCTGAAATGTACGCAGCTACTTTTGGCAGTAAACAACTTGCAGTATCCACAGAAGAAAATCAATACGACCTGGCTGTAGTCATTGGTCGTTTCGAACCCTTGCATGTAGGTCACCAGATCCTTTTGAATAAGGCGTTCATGGTGGCTGACAAGGTATTGGTTCTTATCGGTTCTTCGCACGCACCACGCACTATCAAGAATCCATTTACGTACGATGAACGTTCGCAAATGGTTATTCAAGCGGCTGGTACTTCGAACATTTTCACGGCTCCGCTTGTGGATAACCTCTACTCAGATGATGAGTGGGTTACTTCCGTGCAAAACGAAGTAGCAACTGTTCTCTTGGCAGGAAAGGGTTGGACAGACAAAGATGTAAAAAGCAAGGTTGCAATCGTCGGTAACAAGAAAGACGAAAGCTCGTACTACCTTGATCTCTTTCCGCAGTACGATTACGTTGCAGTAGACGAAGTCAAGCTTGGCTTTGATGCTACAGCTATCCGTGAAGTAATCTTTGAGAAGCCTGGTTTCATTGAGCTTCTCAAAAGTTTGGTTCCGGAGTACACTTTTAGCTTCATCAAGGAGTTCATCAAAACTCCGGAGTATCTGCGTCTTGGACGTGAATACAAGATGGTGCAGAAGTACAAAGACTCCTGGAAAGCAGCACCGTATGCACCTACCTTTGTGACTGTCGATGCGATTGTCAAGAAGGCTGGTCATATTTTGATGGTGAAGCGTAAAGCTGCACCGGGGGAAGGACTCCTTGCATTACCCGGAGGATTCCTGGAACAAAATGAAAGGCTTGAAGATGCGGCGATCCGTGAATTACAAGAGGAAACTTCGATTGACCTTCCAAGAGGTCTTCTTAGCGGTAGTATGTCTGCCGGTGTTGTTTTTGATCATCCTGGCCGTAGTTTGCGTGGGCGCACTATTTCGCACGCTTTTCTTTTTGACCTGGATAAGTCGGACAAAAAGCCGGGGCTTCCTAAGGTAAAGGGTGGCGACGATGCAGTCGCAAGCACCGCTTTGCAAAAGGCTACAGACTGGTACGAGATCGACTATGTACTAAGTCACGCTGAACTGATCTTCGAAGATCACTCATCGATCATTCGCAAGATGCTTGGTATCTAAAACAAAAGTCCCAGAAATAGATTCTGGGCATTCTAATTAACGAGGTGTTAATAATGTCACAATTCAAAATCAATCCGCTTCTCAATACCGATTCATACAAGCACAGCCATTTCCTGCAATACCCGGCTGGTGCAACTGCTCTGTCTTCTTACGTAGAACCCCGTAAGGACAATAGCGGTTTCGGTATCACACACGTAACTCCGTTTGGCCTTCAAGGCTACATCAAGGATCACCTTCTGACTCCGATTGCGCTTGACGACGTGATTGAAGCAGGACGTATCTGTAAGCTTCACGGAGAGCCGTTTGCAGAAGGCGCATTCCGTAAAGTGGTGGAAGTGTACGGAGGTCGTGCGCCTATCACGATCCGTGCTGTAGCTGAAGGTACGCAAGTGCCTATCGGCAATGCTATCATTGACGTCGAATGTCACGATCCCGAAATGCTTTGGATGGGTTCATTCTATGAAACGCAAATCCTTCGTGCGGCCTGGTTTGGTACCACAGTTGCGACGATCAGCCGTCACTGTAAAGAAATCATCTTCAAAGGACTGGTCGATACGTGCGATAAGCCGCTTGACGAGCTTCCTTTTAAGCTTCATGACTTCGGTGCTCGTGGTGCTAGTTCTGCAGAAACTTCTGCTATTGCTGGTGCCGCACACTTGGTGAACTTCATGGGTACGGACACCATGCTCGGCATGGAGTACGCTCATCAATTCTACGGAGCAGAACGTGATTCTCTTGGGTTTAGCATCCCTGCTGCTGAGCATAGTACTATTACTAGTTGGGGGCGTTCAGGAGAAGCGGACGCATATCGTAATATGGCTGAGAAGTTCGGCAGTGGCCTTTTCGCAGTTGTCTCTGATAGTTACGACATCTTTAATGCTGTCAAAAACGTCTGGGGCGATACCCTTCGTGATTTTGTCCTTGCTTTGCCTGGTACTCTCGTTGTTAGACCTGATTCCGGAGATCCGGTGTCGGTTGTTAGGACGGTTGTTGGGATTCTCGCAGACAAGTTCGGATACGCGACGAACGGTAAAGGGTTCAAAGTCCTGAACAAGGTTCGTGTCATCCAAGGCGACGGTGTAAACCCGATCTCAATCGCAGCTATTCTCACAGCTCTGAAGATGGATGGTTTCAGTGCTGAGAACGTTGCATTCGGTATGGGTGGTGCTCTTCACCAGAAGCTTGACCGTGATACGTTTGGCTTTGCAATGAAGGCTTCGGCAATTCAAATCGATGGCAAGTGGAATGACGTGTACAAGGATCCTGTTGCTGGTGGCAAGACTAGCAAGAAGGGGCGTCTGGCACTTGTCAGTGACGAAAGCGGTGAACTGACTACGATCCGTCGTGAAAATGCAATGGGTCGTGACGATCATCTCGAAGTCGTGTACACTGGTGGTAAGCTCGTGAAGGAACTGACGTTCAATGAAGTTCGCAGGAACGCTGCAATATAAAAGGAGAATTGCTATGAAATAATTCTATACGGAGTTACTCATGGCTTTTGAAACTGATAAGAACTATCCTAACCGCAAAGACAACCGTCGTGTTTACAAGTATAACTATGCCAAAAGCGTGGACCGTACATGTCGTAATCACGGCAGTTGCAACTGGTGTCAGGGTAATCGGTTTTACTCTATCAGCAAAGCCTTGGCGAAAGCTAAGGACATGTTAGAAAACGACTAACACACGGAGCTTCGGCTCCGTTTTCATTTGTTCTTTTTTTAGTTTTTCGATACAAACTTGGTATAAGAATCTTGTAGTAGAAAATTATATTATTTTTCATCGACCTAAGGACCTAACCAAAAATGTTTATCGTTCAACTGATTCTTGTGATTTTCGCAATCTTCACGCTGGCGATTATCTGCGTTGCTTATACGCAGTGCAAAATGAATACCGAAGCCTGGAAAGACAGGGTTGCGTACAAACTGCAAAGCTCGTTCCACTTGCAAGAGCGAATTGCAGTTCAGCTCACCGACTTGCATTTCCCCACCTTCCATACTGTGTTTGCGGATCAGCCGCATCCGGATATCGCAGCGCACCAAATCTTCTGGGACGAAGGTGTGCAAGAGTTCTTGAACCGCACGCACTACTCGCCGGAACTCGGCTTTCCGTACCATATGTTCTCGCGTCAGAACTATGGCCGCATCAACATCGAAGTTTAATTTAATAACAGGAACTGAAAATGATGACGGTAAACGCTTCGAAAACGGTTGAACACATGAACGGCATGATCGACTCGGCAATGGAGACCATTGAGCTTGGAGAAATCCAATTGACTCCTGGTCAAACAATGCTTGTTCGTGCTGAACTGCTGAACATGTTCGTCGCAGGCTACGTTCGTCGTCAAGACGAACAACGGGAAGCCAGCAAGGCACTGTCCGAGTCGATTTCAGGATTGAAGTCTACGCTCGAAGAGTTGGTGAATTCGACAGAAGCAAGGGCTGGACAGAAGGGTAGTTAATAAATTTCAAGCCCGGGTATTCTCGGGCTTTCTTTTTTGTTTAACAATGAAAAGCAGAATTCATATTGACCAACACGCTATCAGAGCAAACCGTAAGAACGGTACTGACTTGCCTGTTATTAGCGTAAAGACTTATAAGTCAAACACGAAATGTCGTGAAGTAGAAATCAACGGCCCCTCCAAACTGGTATACTCGCCTGACAAACCTCTATCATGTGGAGCACGAGTGTGGCTGGAAACTGAAGCTGAGGTAATAACGAGGTGAACATGCCACATAAGACTTTACTAAGCATTGCTTTACTAAATGCTTTTATTGCTGGTCTAGCAATTGGTTGGGGTAACTACGTAACAGCAGCGATTGAAATCGTAGTAGTAATCTGTTGTATTCTTTTTGTATTCTTCGGGGAAATTGATGACTAATAAAGTAATTCTGTTGATTGACATGGACGGCGTTCAAGCCGATTGGACCAAGCGTGTACTGAGCACGTATGCAGAAAAGTACCCTGACCGGTTCGTTCCCAAGCAAGAAGATGTAACAGAGTTTTTCATTGAAGGGTTGTTTCCGGAAGAACACCGGGAAGATCTTCTCAAGATTCCCCGTACGAAAGGTTTCTATGCTTCACTTGAAACCATTCCTGGTTCAATTGAGGCGATGAAGGACATTGAAGAGAATTGTAAGGACTTTATCGAACCTTACATCTGTAGCGCCCCTGAACTTGACTTTGAAGACCTGCTCTGTCATTCTGAGAAGGCTCAGTGGGTTAAGAAAATCCTCGGAGATTTCTGGCTTAAACGAATGATCCTTACAAAGGATAAAACTGTAGTTCGCGGGGATTATCTCATTGATGATAAACCTGTGATTACTGGTGCCGTGGATCCTCAGTGGAAACATATTCATCTGAAACAACCTTATACCCCGAGCACGGCTCAGTGTACTTTTGAATGGAGCCAATGGGATATCTTGAAGAAACATCTTCTAAAGGAATCTAAAAAGTATCTAAAAGAATCCAGATATTACCGGTCCGGACTTTAATTACAAAGCCTAATTTTGGTATAAGAGAGTTGTAGGAATAGTACTTACTTTTATGTTTAGGGTAGGTGTCTTACATGCTCTCTGCATATAAGCATCACCCTAACTTAAAGTGTACAAACATGAACGTAACTCGTATATCAGGTCTAACCCCAGTAGTAGCTAACACAACGTTTAGCGGACGTTGTATCTTCGATGAAGGTGGGGTCCTTCAACCAGCAGCAGGTGTAGTAGTAACCTTTCTAAATGCGTTTATCGACGCAAGCGATTATCAGACGATCTTTGATCTGTCTAAGGGTGGCACTATCGCTGGCGCTATCTACAATGATTATCACTCAGCAGTATGGTATGGCGCTGACTTCACTGGCCTAAGCCAAACAGGTACAAAAGTCCAAGCGGCTCTTGATTCGCCTCTAACCGCAAACGTTAAACTGGTTCGGGGCATGTACCTATGCTCTGGCGTACAACTCAAATCAGTTGATAAACACATCATTTGCTCATCTTACAGAATGGGTGGGCAGAACGACGGTGTAATTCTTCGTTGGTCACAAGACATGGGTGCTGGCACTGCATGTCTACAGATGTACAACGGTCCAAGGAAGCTTGACACAGCTAAGTATCGTGGCTTCAAGATTATGGGTCCTGGTCAGAAGGGTGCAGTAATTGGAACGACCGGTTGTTTGATGGATGGCATTATTTTCGGTAATGGTGGTAATCACAAGTTCGATGCTAAAGATCTCTTCGTAACAGGCGTGCGTTTCGCATATACAGCTTGGACTAATGACGGTCACAGCTCACTTGATAACGTCGGTGCAACAGGTAATTTCGCAACGTGGAATATCCTAAGCACTGGTGGCGACTGGACATGGAAAGAATGTTCCAGTAACGCAGAACAACGTGCAGCATTTTATCTGCCGAGAAATGGTAGCTTCGGCGTACATGCAGACATGGACGATTACTTTAATGGCTATGCGCCTTACTTCGTCTATCAGGACAATGTTCTTGATCCCCGTCTAGCATCTACAGTAACAGCCGGTATGACGGTCTCTAGTAGATGGAGGCGTATTGGCTGTGAGCGACTCGGTAACGCATTTATTAACCTGTTGCCTACTGATTCAAACTTCTATCAGCTAAAGCTTGAAGATAGTGGTTGGGATTCGTTCGTAAGTGGTGCAGCAGTGATTCCTAGTGAAGCTCAAGACTTCGCAATCAAGGCTGGATACATTGAAGGTCTTGATCTTAATGATACTCTAGAGTCTGGTGGTGCTGGAACACTATCGGCATTTACTTCTGGTGTCATCAAGGTTAATAATAGTAGCTCACGTGGCATTTCAGCTACGAGACTACACAACCTTCCTGCTGCAGGAAAGACATTCCTGTCAGGTACAACACGTGCACGTATTATTCCGCAAACATATAACCTGCCAGTGATTAATATCCCTGCCGGTTCGCTAAGTGCGACTTACACTGCTTTGGACTTTGAAACATGCAGTCGTTCAAACTGGTTCCCACAGTTCCGTACAGATAATGATCTAGGCGGGGCTAATGCAGAAATGACTGTAAGTGGTAATGTAGTTACGATTACGCTCTCAGATGCGTTGACGGATGCTGTAAGTTTTACTATAAATCTCTATGGACCTGGCAATTAACTAACAAGGAGTGCCATGCTCTCGAAACACAAACAAAAAGGATTCACCATTATCGAACTGTGGTTCGTGTTGGTGGCACTCATCTGTATCGGAGTCCTCGGAACGGTTGCTTTCGTAGGATTCCATTTTCTTTCCAAGTGGTGGTGGTGACATGACTGAGTATGAGTTCACCGAAGTGCCGGGATACGCAGACGTTATGACGGCGAAGGATTGGGCTGAAAGTGTCGAATGTGGTGCTTTCATTCCTTCTGATGGAACTGGTTTCTGGTGTAAAGGCGAGAAGCAAGAGTCGGTGGTTGACAGTTTCGCTGCAAAGCCGGAATGGGCAACTCATGTATCGTGGTACAACAAATGAGTCTGCACAGAAGGCAAGAGTACGATTTTCTATCGCAGGAAAATCTGGTATGGGGATTAATCCTAATTGTGCTGGTCTTCGTTGCAGCGAGTCTTTACGCACGATATCAGCACAGCGAAGATCTTCGTATACACGGATGTAATCTTGTCATTGAAGCTCCTACTGGACGTAGGGTTTTCTGCGGCAAAGGTTGTACTAAGCCTGAACATGTTTACGTCTACGAGTGCTACGAAGGCACACGAACCGAAGTTTACTAAGGAAAATCATGGGCTGGCGTCAGATTGATAGTGAGTGGCATAAAGAAGCTTTTGAAGAAGGCCGTACTGCAGCAATCACTGGCGACGGCAAGATTCAAAATAATTACAGTGTTTTCAGTCCGCTTCATGCGTCCTGGAACAAAGGTTACCAATCCGGAAAGGGAGAATCAAAGTGAACGACATCGATTTGAAACGTAAAAAGGTTGCGGGGATCGTCAAAATCGCAATCGGCGCTATAGCGATTGCTATCCTGGCTCCTGCAATCATGCTGCTAGTAAAGGGCTTGGTTGGTATCGGTATCGCTGGTATTGTGGCGTTGGCTATTGTCAACTTCGCGCCGGTGATCTCGATGAAGTTCGCCAACTGGAAGATCAAGGCCATCGTAGCTGAAGCCAAGAGCAATCCGATTGAAACAATGATCAACGTTGCTCATGCTCGGCAGGACAAGCTGAAGGAAGCTCAGACTGCAATTGCTAATCTGAGCACACAGATCAAAAACTTCGGTGACAAGCTGGCTGGATTCAAGCAGAAGTTTCCTGATCAAGCGGAAGTGTTCGAAACGAATCATGCGAACATGAAGCTGGTTCTGAAGAAGTGGCAGGACAATTATCGTCTGGCTGACGCTGCGCTCGATACGTACTTTGCTGAAATCGAGAAATGCAAGGCTGTCAACGAGATGGCGCTGGAGATGCAGAAGCTCAACAGTATGGCCCAGATGGATTCGGACAAGTTGCTGGAAGAGCTGAAGTCGAAGACTGCCATCGATCAAGTGAGCGAGAACATGAACCGTGCTATGTCTCAGCTCGAAACGTCGCTGCTGACTGAAGTTCCGGGACAGGTTGTAACCCCGCAGTCGGCTTCGCTTCTTACCAACGATCCTGCACAAGTGGTGGATTTCTCCACTGTGAAGGTTGCTCAAAAGGTGTGACATGGTTAAGGTAGTCGGCCAGGATAGCGCCGTATCAAAGCGCATTACGTGCAAGAACTGCGGTGCTATCAACGAGTATCTCCCCGTAGATGTGCGAGAGTTGTATCGGGGAAGGGATATTGGTGGTGGTAGCGAAGGCCGTGATGGCTTTAACTGTGGCCAGTGTCGCAAAGAAATAACCACGAGGAGCTTTTGACGTGTACAAGAAAGACTGGAACTGGCTTGAATGTGCTTGGAATATTCTCGATCCGCAGGAAAATGTAATTGCAGAAGTCAGTTCGAGATCTCAAGCTGACGCTCTTCTCTCCCATCTCAACCGGGGTTAAACATGTACACAAAAGAGTACGATGAAGAAGCAGACGGCTGGCATATTTATGATCCGTGTGGAGACTCGATTGTGTTCGTGACCTCCACGATTCAGGCCAACGTTCTCCTTTCCCATCTCAACCGGGGTTAAACATGTTCGAAGGCATTTGTAAGCACTGCAAGGTCCCGATTGTATTAGCTCCTACGAGGCTTTCGGGAAACATGTGGCGAGGAAAGAAGCGTTATGAAGACCAGACACCGCTATCGCAGTATTGCTGGGTAGATCCCCAAGGCGGGTCTCAGCTTCACCAACCCGGACCTGAGAAAGAAGTAACCATTTCGGCAGAGCTGTATGCCGAATGGAAAGATGCGTATCTGGCCTTCGCAGGGGCTTTTGATACACCTATTCATCGTCAAAAGTTGTCGGATGAGTATTCCACAGATGCACGGGATCGCCTGTCCGCATTCAACGTGAAGATGATCACCCTGATGCAGGAGTCACAAAAGTGTACCGACTGATTTGCAGCCTCTTGGTGGTCCTGGTTTGTGTTGGTGGCTACTTCGCCTTCAACCATGACTCTGGATCCGCTCAGCAGGCTTCTGACGCAGTGCAAACCCAAACGGCGGCTCCGGCTGCCTCAACGTCTTCGGACGATAACAATTTCAAAGACCTCAAGGTGAATTGACATGTTCAACAACAAGTACAACAACCGTCGTTGGATCTACGGCATGATCGTAGGCGCTCTGATCACGTGGATGGTCATGCACAATGCACACGCTCAGTCACTCACCGTGGCAACTGGCGGGCCGAAGGGTACGTACTCGGCAATGTTCAAGGAATTGAATCAGCGCTGTGGTCTTGGCGAGGTGAAGGAAATCAACAGCCTAGGCTCGAACGACAACATCGACAAGCTGGTTGCCAACCAAGTCAACGGCGCAATCGTGCAGACCGACGTTCTCGTGCTTCGTGCGAAGACCGAAGATCTCTCGAAGATCAAGACGCTGTTCTCGCTCCACCCGGAGCAAGTTCACTTCCTGGCTCGTGGCGATGGCGTGAAGGAAGGTGGCTTCATGGGTATCGGTGGGAAAGAGATCAAGTTCAACAACGTCTCGGACCTGAATGGTCGTACCATCGGCGCTGCTGGCGGTTCGGTATTGACTGCGAAAGTGATCAAATTCCAAGGCGGGCTTACGTACAACGTTCAGGAATTCAACACTAACGCTGATGCCCTGTCCGCACTGACGAACAAACAAGTCGATGCTGTGGTTATAGTAGGTGGTCAGCCCATGAAAGAAATCGAAGCTCTGCCGTCGATCTTCAAGATCCTGGCTATTCCGGCTCCGGTTCAAGACAAGCTCAAGGCGGTGTATCAACCGGCTCGTGTGAGTTACCGTAACCTGGGTGCGGCTGGCGTTCAGACGGTATCGATCACTTCGCTTCTGGTTACGCGTGAATACAAGTCGGCAAAGTTCGTGAATGCGCTCAAGAACTATCGTGAGTGCTTCTACAACAACCTGGATGATCTCCAGGAGACGACGGGTACGAGTCCGGCATGGCAGAACGTTGTCAAATCGGATCAAGGCAAGTGGACGTGGAATGATCTGAAGTAATGGATACGTTTGTCCACATCTACCTCTGTCTTGCAGTGGCTTACTTCCTGATGTTGTCAATCTTTTACGAACAGGATGGTATAAGCGAAGTACTGGAAGATATTATCGGTTCCATTCTTTGGCCGATCTGTGTCTTCATGGACTTGTTTCCGAGGCGTAAGCCTACGGATAATCTTCGTTAACTGCAGGGGTGTTCACACAAGCCCCTTAGGGGAAACTATGTGGGCACTCATCGTAGTTACCGTTGCAACGACACCATATCTCAATCCTGTTATTCCTCAGCCTAAGTACGAGGTAATCGGAACGTATGACACTATGCAACACTGCCAGGATGATGAGTTTCTGTACAGCGGTGCTGGTTACAAAGGGCGCAGATGGACTGTGCCTTATACGTACGATAAGAGGACTCAGTGTGTGAGAGTTTCGAATCAATGATATAAAGGGCGCTTCCACAGGCCCTTTTTCTTTAGGTGGTGGAAATGCTTATCTTTCATATTTATTTGATTGGTCTTGCTGTATCTCTATTTTTAGGAATGGTACTTGTAGGCTTTCAAAGAGGAGAAGAGCTTGATAAGATCATCGGTGGTGTTATGGCATTGATCTACTCAGTGTTTTGGCCTGTTGTCGCAGTGGCCTTGTCACTTTTCTTCATAGGGTATTTTCCAATTTGGATTGGGAAGTGTATACGGAGGATGACGGAATGACTACGGTACATTTCGTTTTGGCATATCTAATCTCGATTCCCTTTGCTATCGCAATTAGCCTGATCGTAATTGGATATCGTGGTGATAACATGTACTTAATCCGTTATAACGGAGAGCAGGCAATTGGGGTTATGCTAGGTATTACATGGCCAATTACTGTTCCATATCTTTGCTTGTATTTTTGCATGGGATGGCTTGTACAGTGGCCTTTGTGGTTTGGTTTGTATTTGAAGCGTAAGATGCGTGAAATACGTAAGAAGAAATGAAGACAGAGAAACAACTCCTAGGCGATGCATTCAGACAGCTTGGCGCACAGGTAATCAGCGATCTTGGTCGTATGCCAAAGCGCTTGAAAAAGCAGATGCATAAAGATAGAATTAAAGCCTTTCAAAACAATCAATTTAACAAGAGTAAAAAATGAGCACACAAGATTTAGACAAAACTGAGCAAGACGCTATTGAAGTAGCAAGGCTTATCGATAGCGTTATCCCTCCTCCTACTCGATATAAGAGTTTTATCTATCGCCTGGTTAACGATGTATCAAAAGCTTCGATGGGCGTACATCCGCTTCCTGTGAAGGTACCTTATCGCAAGAGTACGTTTGAAGGAACCGATTTCTATCACATCAATGGCGCTTGGTGGCAGCTTGGTACCGTAAGCTCTGACGACCTTGGTATCTTCGTTGAGTTCTATCGTATGGAAGGTGAATTCAAGGGGTACTCGGTATGACTCTTTACGCACACCTTCAACAACTGCGGGTTGAAGCCCTGAAACTCGGTGATTCTTTTTCGTTTACTAAGCTTGGTACTGTCCTTGGTGAAGCCAAGCAAGTAGCTACGAAGAAAGAGAATCGTGACCCTACTGATGAAGAAGTAGTTAGCATCGTCAAGAAAGGTCTTGAAGGCATTGCGGAAATGCTTGCACATGAGAAGGATGACCTTAAGCGAGGCGCTCTCATTGCTGAACGCCAGCTTCTTCAAGGCTTCATGCCGACTCAGTTGTCAGAAACTGAAATCAAGGTAATCATCGAGAATGCTGCACTGGATAACATCGGCAAAATCATGGCTATCTTCAAAAACAACTACGCGGGGAAATACGATGGAAAGCTCGTCTCAAAACTCGCTGGAGAGTTCCTTAGCTCAAAAGCTTAACGAACTTGCGAGCATGTACGAAACGGTAACCAAAATAACGTGCAATGCTCGAAATGAGAATCTTTGGGAAGAAGCTTACGGCTTAATCTTTAGTCCTAGCATTTCACGTAAGGTATTTGACTTGTGCTACGAGTTAGGATCTAGACTTGATTATTACGATCCAGATAGCTCTTATGAAGAAGACGTTATGGCTTTTGAAATGGCGTTGTCTAATAAGGTTGATATCTTTGTTAAACTTCTGAGGATATAAAATGGACGTTGCCCTTAAAGACGAAGCACCTACGCTTGACACATCCAAAACACGTCTTGTGTTTTTGGATATCGACGGAGTTTTGAACTCTGACAAGACTTTCATTCTTGCAGGGGCATGGCCTAACCTTGAGGTGGACCATGAAGCTGATATGGGCTACTTCGGAGGTCCAAGGGCTAAAGTTGTTAAAGCTCCGTATGTGAAGTATCCGGAAGGCATTGATAAGTACGCAGTTGGACTGCTTAACAAGCTCCTCGTTGCTACCAATGCTCATATCGTTGTCTCATCTACGTGGAGAGAAGGCGTTGACATCTACAGTCTTAGGTTGGTGCTTGGCGCTATGGGTATTGATCCTACTCGTGTTATAGGCAAGACCCCTGAGTTTCGTGGGAATCGTGGAGAACAGATATTTGATTTCCTTCAAGGCATTAAAGAAAAACGTTACTACACAGGTCCAGACTTTTTCGTACAGAATGGAAGACTTATTCAGAGTCTATCTAAAGTACCTGTTACAGTCGAGTCATACGTAATTCTAGATGACATCAATGACTTTCTCCCACAGCAAATGAAAGACGTTGTATTGACTGATGGGCGTGAAGGCTTGAGTCTTGATGACACTCTGCTCTGCGGGGCAGCACTCACTGGCAAAGACTTTGAATTGAATCATTTGATTCACGGTGAGGAATATCAAGGACGTATTCTCTGGACTGAAAAAGAGAAGTATGAGTGAAGAAGAAATCGCTGAGTACGGAAGGTCAGAGTACTTACGAGGAATTAAGGAAGGACGTTCTCAAGTCACTAGTGAAATCGCTGAGTATAATAGACAGGAACAGCAGCGATTGAAAGAGTATTATGAGAGGCGAGAGAACAGAGGTTTACCCTTCTCTTAATTCAATAATTTAGTACTTGTTGGTATAAGCATATTGTGAAGGACATTCATAGCCACATCGAGTGTTCTTCATTTCCTTTTTATGTGGCTTTGTTTTAGGTTCAAGATGTCAGCACTCAATATTCAAACAGCAGCACGTAACGTAGTTCGCAACACTGTCAATCTCCGTCTTGAAAGCGAAGTGACGATCAGTGATATGGCAGCTGCAACCAAGCTCTCAGAAAGCACTATCCGTCGCATTGAAAAGTTCAGCCGCCTTGGTGCTCTGGCTGGTAACTATCGTCCGCAACTCTCGACGCTGGTCAAGCTGGCTAACGCAGCAGATGTTACGCCGCAAGACTTCATTACGCAAGAACTTACCGTAGTGTAAGAAAAAGAATAAATCGCTTATAGTAGTATTCGACGGAGCGTATATATAGCTACGCTCCTTTCTGTTTTTTATCTCGGGAACAACAGAGGGCGATTCAAAATGTTTAATGAAATCATTAGCGTTGTAGAGTACGAAGAAGGCTTTGCTCTGATCGAAGATACTCAGGGTAAATACCTGGCGACTAAGGACAATCCCGAAATCACATCACTAGAGTTTCCACGTTGTTGGCTTACTGACAATACTCGTGATAGACTCTCGATGTTGACGTAATAGCTGTGCATGGTGAGTAGGACATTTTCTCCTTCCCTTGATTGAGCAACCTGGGGTTATCCTACAGAATTGCTTTTTGAACCCCTTTTGGGGGCATGATGAAGTATAGAAGTAACGACAACGTTACTAGAAGTATGTAACATTCTTCGAAAGTTGTCTTCGCCTGCAGCGAAACCCAGGGACCGAGATGCTCTGGGTTCGAGAACAGCTCATCTAATATAGTTAACTATAAGTTATGAGCTGCAGGTGATGGACATCAAGCACCGCATGAGTTCATCATGAACAACGACCTTCGGGTCGCACAGAGTTTGAAGTATCAAACTGGTTCAATAGCGATATCCGTTCTTTAGGGAAAGGGTTAAGTTGGAAGCCAGAGAGTATCTGCAACAGTGCTCTACGTTGCTTTTCCGAAAGGCAAAGCAAAGACTCTACCTAGCTTGTAGCTAGGTAAAGCTAATTCTGGAGCTGTGGTACGACGTCGTCCTCTTGGCCAGGCACCCCTGGTTGGAAGAGACCGTCGTAGGTTCTGCACAGAATGTGTTCAAGCTTATAGTTGTAAAAGTTTCGAGAGCCGTCGAATTGGATTATCTGCCAAAAAATCTTCCAGTTCAAAATTCGCTTTCAATAATTTAAGAAGTAATGGTATAATAACCTTAGTGAGCCGTTCTTATGTTGGGTTATCAATTGGTGATTACTCCCCAGCATTATTCTTTTTGCTCACCCTCGCTTTAATCCTCGCATTGATTCTAAAGAGTCAGTGCCTGAATTAAAGTTCATGGACCGATAGAATGGTTTATCTAAACCCAAATCGCAAATTACAGGTTCGAGTCCTGTACTCCGCTGCAGTTGCGGGGTTGGTGAAATTGGTAAACACAGCGATTCCAGATCCATTCGATTACTTGTCCATTCCCATTTCACGGGCCGTTCGATGCTAGGTTATCCCTCTTACTGATTCCCCTAGTTTCATTTCTTTGCCCGTATCAATTTTCAAACGAACCGAACGCATTAAGGGTTATCTACTATCGGAAAGTTAAACGACAGTCGTATCAGCAGTACTCGGAAACGAGAGATACTTCAAGAGGGTTAACATTGTTGTACTCTGCTTGAGCTAAAGCTAAGCTGGTGAATCCAGTATCTCCCTTGGCAAACATTTGTTCGTTTTCTCAGTTTCGCTGAACCGCTTGTATTGGTTTATCTACTGTTAATAGAGAGGTCGAAGGTTCGAGTCCTTCTGTGGTTGCCTTACGGGTTGCCGCATAGCTCAGTTGGTAGAGCGCTAAAAATTCCAGTACGCCTTTTGTTCAGCTTCAATTTTGTGAGCCGTTTCGATTTGGATTATCCTTTTAAGATTTCCTCCAGATCACTTTCATTTGCTCACTTCCTCTTTACGGGCCGTTAGTGTTAGATTATCACTATTCGGAAGTCGTGGCGTTGGTTCGAATCCAACTGCAGCCTTGAGGGTTGTATAGCTTAGCGGATAGAGCACGTAAAATCTTCTAGCACGCCTTTTGCCCGTATCCCCATCATGACCTTTCGTATTTAACTTTGCAGTTTGGAAAGTGACTATAGAGTAACTCTGTAGGTATCAACTTCCCGCTTCCGTTGCGTACCACAAGACTCCGCTGCGCTACGTCTTGCGCTACTCCACTACAGCCGGAGATCCGCTGGGTCGCTTTACAGCCCAGCATGAGGTCAGGTCATGACCGCAGTACCACTAGACTTACGTATCTCAAGCAGTTGTTAGATTGCTGGCTTAGAGTAACTCTAAGTTATAGCTTTCCGCCCAGTGTCGGCTACGCCTCTACTGGAGCGGAGATGATGAGCACGAGGAGCATCTCCAGGGCCCTGGTAACCAGGATCCCTAGATGTCCCCAGTTCAGCACCACATGTGGTAAGTTAGAAGTACCCGAAGGTCTGTTTCCATCTTGGATTCAGACCTTCTTTTTTTAGTCGATTTAAACTTTGTTCCCTAAACTTAAGGAGCCTCAAATGTCATTCAATACCCTCGCAAAGAATACCAATACCCGTACTGTTGCACGTACCACGCCGCAGAATCGCCCGGCTGGCAACGCTCCGGTAGCTCAGGTCAAGAACAACGCTGGCGGCTTTGTATTTGAGATCTCTGGCCTTCAAAAGCTGGATCGATTCCTTATCATCGGCACGAGCGGCGGTACGTTCTACGCTAGCGAAAAGGATATCACGAAGCAGAACACTGATGAGATCGTGAAGCTCATCAAGGCAAATGGCAAGGTTGTGGTTGATCGTGTGGTAGAGATCAGCCAAGCTGGCCGTGCAAAGAACAATGACTATGCGCTTCTGGTCATGGCTCTGGTCTTCACCCACGGCGACGTGGCAACCAAGCTGTATGCGAAGGATAAGCTGAATCTCGTGGCTCGTACTGGCACGCACTTCATGCACTTCGTTGCATTCGCAAACGGTATGCGTGGTTGGGGCCGTTCGCTCAAGAATGTAGTTCAGAACTGGTATTCCTCAAAGGATACCGATAAGCTTGCGTTCCAGATCGTAAAGTACAAGCAACGTGACGGCTGGTCCCACAAGGACATCATGCGTCTGGCTCACGTCAAGCCTGGCACCGATCCGGTTCGTCAGAACCTGTACAAGTTTATCAACAAGGGTGCAGAGTCGCTGTCGCAAGGCGATCTCGTGCCTCAACTTCTGATTGCTGCAGAGCAAGCCAAGACTGCAGATACGAAGACATTGATTAAGCTGATCCAGGATTTCAAGCTCACGCACGAAATGATTCCGAATGAGCAGAAGAATGACCCGAAGGTTTGGGAAGCTCTTGTGCCTCACATGGGTCTGGGTGCGCTGGTTCGTAACCTGAACAAGCTCACGGCAGTTGGTTTGATCAAGCCTTTCTCGGAAACGAGCAAGATTGTATCTGCCAAGCTCCACGATGTTGAAGCCATCCGCAAGGAACGTCTGCATCCGATGTCAATCGTAGTTGCGCAGAAGATCTACGCGCAAGGCCGTGGCGATAAGGGTTCACTCGTATGGACTCCGGCCCGTACCATTGTGGCTGATCTGGAAGATGCGTTCTATGTTTCGTTTGAAGCGATAGAGCCGTCCGGTAAGAACATTCTGTTGGGCCTGGATGTATCGGGTTCAATGAGTGCTCCGATCAGCAATACGCCTCTGTTGAGCTGTGCTGAAGGTACGGCAATCATGGCTATGGTCACCGCTCGCACAGAGCCGTGGACTGAGATCCGTGGTTTCACGAGCGGCGCTAATGGCTTTAAGGATCTCGGGATCACATCCAAAGATACTTTGGCTACGGCGTGTGGTAAGGTTCGTGCGCACAACTTCGGTGGTACGAATTGTGCATTGCCGTTCGAGTATGCGCTTCAACATAAGTGGGACGTTGACGCTGTCTGTGTTTACACGGATAACGAAACGTGGTCTGGCGGCCAACACGTGTTCCAAGCGGTACGCAAGTATCGTCAGGGTATGAACAAGCCTGAAGCTAAGCTGATCACGGTTGGTATGGCTGTGAACAACTTCAGCATTGCTGATCCGACTGACCGCAATATGCTTGACGTGGTTGGTTTCGATACTGCAACTCCGAGGTTCATTTCGGAATTCATTGCTGGCAACCTGTAAGTTGAAAGGTTGTAGTAAGTAAAAGCCGGGTTTCGACTCGGCTTTTTTTAGCCTTCTGAGAAAAAACTGGACACATGTCCAGAAATCTCATTTTGTCCAAAAACCTTAGAGCCTTATAAACAAAGGGTTTGCGGGGAGCGTGTCCAGTTTGTCCAATTTCTCTAAAAAAAACTGGACAGCTGAAACCCTTGCTGCATAAGGCTGAGAGCCCGATTGTCCAGTTTTTTGGCCTTTTTTCCAAAAACCATACCTCACTTTCTATTTGATAAATAAAAAAACAAAAAAGTAACAACATAGGGTTCACCCTAACAGTCCAGGAATATGGGGGTACTATATATATATTTATATTTGAACTTTTAAAAAATATATTTATATATAAGAGGGTGAGGTAACCTTTTTGCTAGTTTTTTATTTCTAATAGAAAGTGAGGTATGGTTTTTAGAAAAAAGTGAAAAAAACTGGACAAAATCGCTGTGAGCCTTATATACAAAGGCTTAGAGCCTGTCCAGTTTTCTAAAAAGTTTCTGGACAAATTGGACAGCAGTGCTATAACTCATTGTTCTATATACGTTTTCTCGTTTCAATGAAAACGGACATTTCTGGACATGTGTCCAGTTTCTTGCGAATCCTTGGTATAAGGGAGACGCACAGTAGGGTAAACCATGAGTAGTAGACTTATAGAAAAACTTAAAAGGTTGGCTCTTGACTCAGCTCAACCAGAAACAGGTAGGTATCGAATAGCAGCAGCGGTGCTTGATCGCAAGGGCAAAATTTTAGCCACTGGAACTAACTCATATGTGAAGACTCATCCTCGACAGGCTGAGTTAGCTAAGAAGACTGGGAACAGTCATCGTCACTGGCTACATGCTGAGGTAGCTGCTTTAGTAAAAGTAAAGAATGGAATCCCTGCCAAGATAGTAGTCGTAAGGGTAGGTAACGCTGGTGAACTTAGACTGGCTAAGCCCTGTCCCGTATGCATGATGGCTATCAAACAGGCAGGAATTGAATCAATAGAATACACGGTATAGAAATGTGGACATACGAGAAGTAGTTAGTGATTTATCAAATCTACTCGCTGAGGCTTATCGCGGGTATCCAAGGGGAGTAAATTTTGTACAAATTCAAATACTGCCTAATTTAGCAGGGTCAGGCAATGTAGCAGAGCCTTCTAATACAATTAGATGTCAATTTAGGCTGGTAGGTACGATCGAGTACTTTTATGTTCAAACTCATGTTCCTCTCTTTCTACAACGTAGAGAATCGCCCGATTTCGCAGAGTTAATTGTTAGAGATATACGATACGAAGTAGATCAACACTTAGGAAATGATGACATGGCACAGTGGAATCAACGCCCAGATCAACGTCTGAGGCAACAAGAGAATCAAAGACGTCAGGCTCGTGGTCAGCCTACTACAGAGCCTACTATGGATGGAGTTCATCCATCTTTAGCTGCAGTTCATGTTGGTTTTGATGCTGCCCGCGCAACTGCTGGCATAGCTATACAGGACTGGTTAAACCAAGAAGGTCCCACTCGTAGACTTTTTGGGAATGATGCCAATGGAGCTATTGAGTACGCAACAGTAGCAGCTGCATCAGCAGCTACAACTGGAGGAGGTATGTGGGCAGCTGCCCCTGCTACCACGACGAATAGAAGTTTCTACTACACTAACGGCAATTCTACCAATGGCACTAATGCTATCTTTGGAGAACCGGTTAGTGAAGCCCCGCTCACTGTTACTGAATCACAGTTGAAGACTATGCTCAGAGATCTCATTAAGGAGAGTCTTGATCTGCGTCTTAGCGTTCAGGAATCAGATGGCGAAATCACGGTAGAAGCAGAGGTATATTTTGATGGTGAGTTGATCACCTCAGACTCAGACATGATTCAGCTATGAATACAGTAATTCTTTACCATGCTTCATGCATGGATGGCACGGGTGCACGTTACGCAGCTTGGAAGAAGTTTGGTGACAATGCTGAATACCATGCTTGTCAGTATGGTCAAAATCTACCCGATTTTCCTCAGACGAGTTACACTGAGGTATTCATGTTAGACTTCAGTATGCCCAGGACGGCTTTAGAGGCACTCAGGAGCCGCTGCAAGAGGGTAGTAGTCATCGACCATCACGCCACTGCTCAGGAGGCCCTCCTAGGCCTTTCTGACGTGGTCTTCGATATGACCAAGTCTGGGGCAGTGCTAGCCTGGGAATATTTCCATCCCGACGACCCTGTTCCGATGTTGCTTCAGTACGTTCAGGACCGTGACTTGTGGAAGTTCAAGTTTCCTCTAAGTGCAGCAGTGCATTCAGGGCTTGGGCTTCTCAAAGGCCGTATGGATGCATGGAACAACTATGCTGAGCAGGAAGAAGAACTGCCAAAGCTTATCGACATCGGTAACACTTTGCTCCAACAACAGAAACAAATCGTTGAAGCAGCAGTGCCAAAGACAGTCAGGGTAGTGAACTTTGATAAGTATCAAGCAGGGATTCTAAACACAGGTGAGTTCATCTCTGAGAAGGGTGCAGCAATCTGTGAAGACAAAACGCTTAACGTTGATCTTGCGATTATGTGGTTCATTACCAAAGACAATGATGTAGTGTTGTCAATGCGCTCACATAAAGATAGTGGCGTTAACGTAGCTGATCTATGTAAAGCACTAGGCGGTGGCGGGCATCCCAACGCTGCTGGTTGTAGAGTTGGTTTCAAGATTCTTGAACATATCCTTAACGACGAATGGTGGAGTGAATAATGTATAGCAAAATTCAACAAATGATCGCTGGTAACATCAAATTCCTTACCACGCAGATTCAGCCGTATCTCGATAAGTATCAATGTAAAAACGCATTTGATCTCTACACTCAGCATTTCGAAGATATGGAAGAGAAGGTCAAGGTGATGGGTTACGTGCATCGCCGGGATGCGTATGTTACGATTGGCAATCAAATTGCTAGCGAAGAAACGAGTATTCAAGACGAGATCACTAACTCGTTTATGAAGACGATTCCTAGTAGTCGTAAGCAAGAGATCATTGGTAACGCTTTCAGCCGTGAAGTTGAGAAACTTCTCATGGATTCAGATCCTGAGATTCTCAAATGGGCTGATATGAATTGTATCAAAGACGCTATGGACTTGATGGAAGACGAAAATTACGGTTCCGCACTTCCTCTGATCGCAGCGATTTGGTATGATACTGAAATTGAAAAACTTAACGAACCGGAGGAAACTCCGAGTGAACCAAACGAACCACAACTAGCATGACAGAACCACTTAAGACAACCGCAGTAGATTGGGCACGTGCTCTATACTCAAACCCTGAAGATGTAGAGCACGTTGTAAAGCTTTCAGAATCACAAGAAGCACAAGTACGAAAAGATATGGAAGCAATGGAGAGACGTCTCAGTAAGATTGGTGTTGAGACTAATCCTATTGAGAATAAGATCAAGGCTGCTCCACTTCCATCCTTCCCAGCAACAGAAGTTCCTGATTTAGCAACTCAAGCATTTATCAAGGAACTAAAGAAAGAACCTCAGCCTGACAAGCAAAGCGCACACAGCTTTCTTGACGAAGCTTCAAACACAATGAAGCAACGTGCAGCATTGCGTGATGCAGAAGGTGGGGAACGCACAGCGGCCAAGATTGCAGAAGTGTTTAATGCAATTACCGGTCACAACATTAACGAGGCTGATGCTTGGATGTTCCTTGTTGTGTTGAAGATTGTACGTAGTCGTAATGGTAAGTATAACCGTGATGATTATGTTGATCTCGCAGCATATGCAGGCCTGCTCGGTGAATGTGAAAGTCAGAATCGATGATTAGCGACAAAGACATAAAAGAGTTTATAAATACTCACAGAAACAATCTTACAATGCGTCGTGAACGGTCTTGGTATGAAGATTCATGGACTGAGACTGTTGTTAATGATGACGCTGTTTTTAATTTGATTAAAGAAGTTCTTAAAGCTTCAGAGCAATGACGAAAAGAAAAATTTCTGAAAACGTAGAAGATTTCAGTAAGTACGATTTTATTGGCAAGACTAGTGAAGCAGTTAAATTCTTTCAGAGTCTAGAAGCGAAGTATGGCCCTGAGTCTACTATTGAATGGACCACTGACTACAATGAGGAAGTATATTTCTACGTAGACGTACATCGTGACGAAACCGATGACGAGTATAAGAGTAGGCTTGAACAAGAAGCTTTTTATGCTAAGAATCGAGAAGAAATAGAACGTAAGCAGTATGAAGATCTTAAAAAGAAGTTCGGATAAGATTGAGGGCGAAAGCCCTCTTTCCAATTATGAAGAATGGTCTCTTGGCCATGTAGACATGACGGAAGTGAGAAAGCAAATGGTAGAACTCTCAGAAGAAGAAAGAAAACAGCGTCGCATAAGCATTGATGCTAATGGTAATAAAACAAAGTCTTTGAAAGAGTTAGTAGAAGACTTCAATAAGCTCAGCCCTAACCAAGCCGTAACAGGGATCATCCAAACACCGGTGTATCCTACAATCGGTCCAAAGACTCCATCGCCTCTAGATCAACTAACAATTAACATGGCTCCAACAGTTGCTCCATTATCAGCTCAACAACGCCTAATCGAGCTAAAGAAAAAGATTACAGAGTATAAATACTTGCTTAGCATCGTAACTGACGCTACTGTAAAGAATTTCGTTACTCAACTCTTCCTGAACATAGAAAGAGAACTTATCGAAATTCAGGCTGAACTCAACAAAAATCCGGTTGTACAGCCTGCACCTGTAGTTCCTATAACGCAGCCTTATATTCCATATCAACCAGCTCCAACAGTTGGCTTGCCTGGTCAACCCTATCGTGCCGGTGACTTTCCCGGAATGCCACAAGAAACAACAACGTTCGGTGATAACATCACTGGCGTTAGAACTACGTTTCTCAGCAATTCAGAAGACGGTAAATAATCAATGACAAGCATCGCTCAAAACTTTCTCTCCATCCAAGAAACTCTCAATCAGAAACTCAGCCTTGAGTGGAAAGAAAAGGGTTGGCCCTATCCGGACGCAATGTTCACTGAGGCTACCGAAGCATATAACCATTTGAACTGGGAATGGTGGCGTGCTATTGACCGTAAGATCGACTGGGATCAAGTCAAGCTTGAAATCGTTGATGTAGGTCACTTCTTGTTTAGTGAAGTAATGGCGGAAGGTTATGAAAATATCTTTGAGAAACATGTCAAGATCCATTCTGATTATAAAAACTTCAGTGGTGAAATTGATGTAGCGTATCTTAAGCGTCGTATCAAGTGTCTCATCTCAGATATTCTCGATTACGATAACGAGAAGAATACTAATCGAGGAGATGAAGACTATGATGTTCATGCTGTAAAAGGGACGTTCTTCAGTCAACTTTTATACTCCTTCTTCGACGTAGTTTCTGCATTGAAGTTGACTATCTCAGACTTTTACGCTCTATTCGTAGGCAAGGTTTGTCTGAATCAACTTCGTTGGAAAAACGGGTATAAGAAAGGTATCTACAGTCCAGATGCTTACTCAAATAGAGAGTATTACATTAAGACTTGGAATGGTGTAGAAGATAACGTGTGGCTTTCAGAGACTGCTGCAAAGCTTAATCCTGCAAGCGACACTTTTAAAGCAGAGCTTGAGAGTCTCTTAGATGAGAAGTACAAGCAAGTCTATGACGCAGTTTGGGATCCAGTACTAAAAGGCAAGTAAATGCACGACGATTGGCATCAACGATATTATGAAGATAAGGAGGAAGAGAAAGAACTCTTTCCTCTGCACCTTAAACGTGTCAAGGTCATGATCGAATTAGAAGTCATGGCTGATGTATCAAAACATAACACTCATCAAATCGTTTTATGCCATCCGGATATGGACGGGCAGTTGACGTTTGATGTAGATAACCTTGAACAGGCTGAAGATGCATTAGACGAATACGAGATGGATTGTATTAGTGATGAAGAACCTGAGATTGAGCCAGAACCAGAGCCGGTTAGAGAAGATCCGCCTAAGCTTGTCCAGAATACATATCAGAACTTTTACAAGCCATTCCCTGTACCAGAAGAAAACAAGCCAAAGCCTGTATTGAAGTTCGAACCTGACGGGCCTATTACTCAGAGTAAGCCTCAAGAGGTAGACGTCAGAGTCACGGTCGAGCCTAAGAAGAACATCTCTATTGAAGATCATCCAGTCGTATCCATCATGAATGATGTAGCTGAGTTGACAGATATCTGGCACAAGCTAGTGCCGAAGTTCAAAGCGATGAGAAAAAAGACAGGTAAGTAACAAAGAAAAAGCCACGTTTCTAGCGTGGCTTTTTTTAGCTTATCAAAGCTGTTATAGACTTCCTGCTGCTGTTTGAATCCACGCTGAACCTGTATACATGAAATCAGCCCAAGTCCCTGCTGAGGAAAGGCTTTTAATGTTGGCACCGCCAGGCTGTTTGATACTGATAGAAAATGAGCCAGTAGACGTTGAAGCCCTCGTAACCCTAACAGTACAAACATTGCTATCTGTGATGTTCGGCATAGTGACCGTACGAGTTGCCGTTATAGCAGTAGTGTAATAGACCAAAGTGTTAGGCGCTTCTACTACTACGACATTGACATCGCCAGGAGAAACTACTACTGTAGCCAAGTTAGAAACGGAATCATTTACAGTATCAATAGCCTCTTGGAGCAAAGTATCATTAGACGCTAAGTCTTGGAGGGGACGATTATCTGCCGTGTAGTGGTACACATCGTCCTGGGTGTAGAATCTAACAGTGTTAAAGGTTACTAAGCTCATAATTCTTCTAAAGTTGTGTTTTTATTTTACAGCACTGGCTTGATCGTGAAGCAAACTGGGATTCTAGGTAGAGGGCCCCAATTGCCATCTCTGTAAGTGCCAGTATCAGCATTGTACAGATTAAACGCTTTCCAGCCTAGCTTAACTTGAAGATGCTTACCGCCGTATTCATAGTTGAATTGACCGTTAGGGCCTTTAGCGAAAAAACGCGTAGTCCCGTCTTGAGTCTTTACAAACGTTGCAGTCCACTGAGTCTTATCCCAGGCTACGCCAAGAGGCTCGTAATCAAACGTGTAGCCAGGATTACGACGTAGCCATTTCGTAGCTACTTCCTCATCAGTACCCGTAAATCCATACTGAGGCTGACGACCTTCAAATAACGTTGCATCAAAGGTTTGAAACCATGAGAGCCATTTAGGAAGATTGCCTTCAGCATCTACGAACTTAGCGATAAGCGGTGCAAAGATCATCGTAACAACTACAAACAGAAGCGATGCAATTGCGTAGAACGGGTACAGAATGAGAAACATGTTTGTCCTTTAGACGAAGAGTGTTGGATCGATGGCGTTCGAAAGCTGAATAAGGCTATATCCGTATGGAGTTTCGTGTGTACCGTCGCCAGTAACAGGGCTATAGATACCTGTTGATCCAGTAGGGGCTTTCCACAACCCACTATCACGAGCTGATTCTACAGCATCTGCTACTTCAAAGTAAGCCCAGAGTGGACTTGGTTTAGTACGAATCCAGTTATTTAGAATAACACGTTGTGGATTAGTACCTGCTGTAGTCTGGTTAGCTAGGGTAAGCCAAGTATCTGTACTGGCAGTTACAGGAGGAATCGTTGACTGAGAAATCTTCTTAGTCGGAAACAATGCGTACCCAGCCTGAAGCGCTGCTTGAATAACTGCGGCTGTACGGCCTGCTGTAAGATCGTTAACACCATATTCGAAATGAACGTGGGTGTGGTATTGAGCCAAATTACTACGGAATGTAGGAAATGCATTGAACTGTTGAATCGTATCTGTTTCACAGCCACAGTTAGTATACGGCAATAAGTGGCCAATAGAGCGGAACACTTCCCCCATACCGAAATAGCCAAAGTCTGCAGCTGTAGTCAGAGTACTTTGAGCATCTGAACGACCAGACATACGGCTATCCCCATATCCGATTACGCTAGGCACTGAAGACTTACCAAGGACGGCCAGAGGATACATAGTCCATGCACCGCCCGCTGTGCCACCACTTGCAGTCATACCAGTTAGGAATGAACGAGGATCAACAGTAAGTGCAGCTAATTGCGCAGCGCTGTATTGAGTTGCAACATCAAAGGTAGAAATAGTAACAGCGTTTGCTGAAACAGGAATACTCACTGCTGATGGAAATGTCTGCCAACGGTGAACCCAGAATGTAGCACCCTTTGGAATAGCTAGTTTAATAGCGTCGGTTGTTACATTAGATCCAGCAGCACATGTTGTTGATTGATTTCCGCCAAATGTTGCTAGTTTGTATACGCCTTGAGGGTACTCAATAGAGATCATCTCAGTTGATGTAGCCGGGCCAGAAAACTCACCAGTGTTATTAGCGTACCAGTTACCAACTACGATTTGAACGCCATCGGCTGCAAGAATATGGTCGCCCATATTAGTATGCTGTGATTTTGACTTCATAGCTTGAACAGAAGCTACGGTTTGATAGTTCTGACGGCAACGAGTTGCAATGTTACGAACTGTTTGCCCCGGAGGTGTAGTAGAGCCACCACCTGAAGAACTACCAACTCCAGCAAGCTTAAGAAGCTTTTTAAATTCGCCTAGACCTAGACTCATTGCTTCACCCAAGCGCTTTCGCCAGTCAAGTTACTGCCGGTATAAGTATAGGTCTTGACCCAAGTGTTGACACCGTCTGTAATGGTGTCTGTGATAAGATTGTTTGAGCCGTCGTAGCCGTATGTATGAGCTAGAGAAGACGGACTGATTAGTTGAGAACCAGTTGAGTCAAATACTAACTCAATGGTTGCGTCGGTAGAAGCTGATGTAAAAGCCATGATGAGGTATCCTGGAAAGATACCTCTATTTTACTCGGAACTAACTATGCCCGAGCCAGTAGTTGCAGTGTAAATTCCAGCGGCATCACCAATAATATGTCCTTGGTCTCCGACACGGTGGAAAGCATTGCCGTTAATGTCTTGACTAAGCCCAGAGCCAGTCGTAGCAATTGTTTGGTGTCCGCACGTAGCGTTGCCAATAGCGCCGATTGTGCAAACGACTAATCCATCAGCAGTAACAGTAGTGCCTGGATTACTAATGAAAGTAGTAGTGTAGGGAGTAGGAGAAGCATGGAGGTGACAGATTCCTTGGCCTTGATCTCCAATACGGCAGACTGGCTTTTGGGCCATTACGCCACCGTATCAGAAAGAATTGTTACAAATCCGTTCATGAAAGGAGTACGTTTGCCCTGAGGAGAAGTCAAAACAAGGTTATATACAGCGCGGTTCCAAAGAACGTTAGTCGTCTGTTCAGCAGTGAACGTAACTGTGACTAGGCCAGTATCTCCACCAAGAGTAATACCGCCAAGCGTAGTTGAAAGCTCAAGTACGAACGCACCATTAGCATAGCCATCATAAGTGCCATTCATGTTTTCCTTAAGCTTCATATCTGCTGTGTAGTCAGTCAGATCGATGGGTAAGCCTGTTGAGAGATCAACATATAAAAAGGACTGAGTAAAATCAGTCCCTTCAGTTATTTCAAAGTGAGTAACGTTTCTTGTCATGGTTTAGTGCAAGCATTAAGCGCTGCTTCTAGTTTAGCCGTATATGCGATCAAGTAGTCGTTCTCAGCAGCGAGTAGGGCCAAGTTGGTATAAAGCAAGTCGCCTTTTTTAGCCTGTGTAAACACATATTTAGGCTTAGTGATATTTTGCTTCTCACACTTAATGGTCACAGGAACTTTCACTTCTTTGGTAACGTACTGGACTTCGGGTTGAGCAGCGCCAAACACGGTACAGCCAGACAAGAGCATGGCTGCGATGAGGATTAACTTTTTCATGATGACTCTTACGGTTGATTAGCTTGACGATTATCGATTAATTGATCCATCAATGCTTTACTATTGGCATAATCGTCTGTACCAGTAGGCTTTTGAGCAAGAATCGTTTTGGCGTGGCTTGTGAATGTCTTAGCCTTGACAGTAGCTTCGCTTACTGCAACGGCAGCGGATGCAGTGGCAGTAGCTTCAGCTTGTGCTAGAGCGTCTGTGTTGGCGCTACAATCACTGGCTGCAGATTCGAATTGAGCAGCAGTAGCCTGTGAGGAACCAATCTTCTGATTTAGAGAAGCAATGGTTGTGTTGAGCGTCTTGATGTGGAAATACTCTACGGTGCAGAATAGTGCCAAGACTAGTACTAGTACGCCGATGGTGATACCAAGCCAGTGCGAAAAGAAAGCCTTAATAAGTGCAAATGATGTAAACATATGTTTGTCCCTTGATTAAGAGAAGTCTATTCCACACTGGCCCGGCTGTCAATTACTTCTTAGTGATATCGGTGTCGGTAAGTGCCTTGGCAGCAACACCAGCACCGATAGCTGCAAAGCCTCCACAAAGGGTAGTGAAAGCAAGTGCCATGTTTTGGCCATCGAAATGACCCTGGAAAATACTTGCAGCGTAGCCAGCAATGAACATTACTACTGTGGGAACGCTGAGGCCCATTGATAGAATACGGACTGGACAGAAGCTTACGCCGTCGTTTTCTGTGATTAGATCTTTAAGAAATTGTTTGATTGAGAACATGGTTTAGTTAACTCCTAGGACTTTCTTGGCACGGGCCCAGTAGGCTTGTCTGTCGGCCAGACCATTAGTGCCGCCATTAATTCGCTTGGTTACTTTTAAAAAGGCGTCATCAGTATTAGGCTGAGCCAAGTCTGAAAGATTTTTATCCTTCCAGAATTGTCCTGCTGATAGTGCGGCCCATTCAGGCAAAGCTAAGTCAGTGGGGTGAGACAGAAAATCGTGGTCAAGAGCCATTGTCATTGCAGCGTAATTAGATCTGCCTGTAACCTGGATTAGACCTCGACCCTTATACAGCACACCGTCACCCTTCTGAGTATTTCCTAGATCCTTACGCCCTTCATAGGCTTGTCCTGAAGCGAGTTCTGTCGTATAGATACATCCACAGCTCTCATGCATGACTTGAGCGATGAACATAGCAACGATTGGCATTTCAGTAATGCCGTATTTAATCAACGTTTCATTGATTGGATCTGTGAACGTGTCCAGACGAGTTTGATTCATCGTCGGAGCGATTGTTTTGAGTTGTGCTTGTGTAAGTATCATAAAAAAATCACCGCTAGTTGCCTATACGGTGATTTTAGATGAAACGTCAATAGGAGAAATGTTACAAAGTGTTATACACCAATTGCAAGCCAGGAGCACCCTGTCGTACCGGCACCTGCAGAAGGTACCGTTAATTTAAATTGGGAAGTGCTGATAGCCTGGATACCTATACCAACGCTATTCGTTGTAAGTGAAAGGTTAAAACCCAAGCTTGCATAAGTAGCCAAACAGCTATTTGGAAACGTCATCGCAAAATTGCTAGTTGTAGTTGTCTGGGCGGTATAGTTTCCATTTCCCCATTGTAAAATAACTCCACTTGGTAATTTTTGAAAGCCAGCTGTTGACAAAAGTGAGGTACTAAACATAGCATTTTGACTCAAAATACGAGGAGTATTTCCAATTACAACCCATGAAGTTGGACCTACAACGATAGCAGTTAAATACTCGTCCACGCCCATCAAGATACTTGTATTAGGATTATTAGCTCCTACTAAGGTATCGCCAGCAAACGTTGCTACAGTCAATGCAGTAGCACCACCTGCAGCAGAAATAGTGATCTGAGAGCCAATTACCATTGTACTAACTTGTGGCAAAGTAATTGTTAATGTAGTTCCAGCGCATGTAATGAAAAAACCGGCATGGGCCGCAGTAAGCGCTGTATTTACCCCTAAGCTCAAATACCCTGAAAAATTTCCAAGTGCTCGTTGCACAAAACCCGTTGTTGACAAATTTGTACCATTGTCAAACTGCGGAGGAGTAGTTGTTGTGACGTAAGTTGACCCTGCAGTAAGCAGATCAGTCAAATTACCTAAATTTCTTGTACGTGCCATTTTTATTTATTCCTTAATTACCAATTGCAACAACGAAGTAAGCAGTAGCGGTACTTCCAGTAGTAGGGTTACCTACGGTACAGTTGGTAGTTGACTTATTAAAAACTTCAGGAGATGCATAATTTCCAGCCGCGCCAAACGCAGTAGCAGTTACTCCGATACATTGCGTTGGAAAAGAAATAGGAAAGGTTACTATTGTGGTAGTATTAAACGCTACTGCTGCGCTATAACCCCACTGCATTATCAATCCACTAGGAAGTTTTTGGAAACCGTTGTTTGAAAAATTTGGCAGAAACGAACCAGATAAACCAATCTGAACTGATCCACCTACAACGTACCATTGCCCAGTACCCATGTACACCAAAGTTGCTGAATCTCCAGCGTTTAAAACGATAGAGTTAACGTTATTTGAAAAGTTCGTAGAAATAACGTCTGAGCCCTGCCGTTGAATAGTGTTAGTACCTCCGCCACTAACAAATTCTACTCTAGTACCAATAACTGCTGTAGAAGTTAAGGGCAGAGTTACGGTTATGTTATTGCCTTGAATGTTGCAAATCGCTCCAGCAACTTGGGCTGCAGTTAGAGTAGCGTTAGAAGAAACTCCAAAATTTGCGGAGTATTGTAATCCAAACTGTCTAACCCAAGCTGTACTTGCATTACGAATAGTACTATCAAATTGAGGTGCAGTCGTAGTTCTAGAAGCGCTCTCCAATGCTACAATCCATGACGTAACCATGTTTTGAACAAGAATACGTTCACCGGGAAGAATAGAAAATGAAGTAAAGCTTGAACCAAGCAGAAGTGCAGTGTCTGAACCAGCGCAGTTTACTGTGCAAAGAGCAGAGCTACTATTGAAAATGCTGTATGACTTGGATGGGAAATTCACACCATCAAGTGAAGGAAGCGTGATTGTATAACCGCCAGCACCAGTAATCATGAACTGTTTGTCATACGTAGCTGCACCAACGCCAAGGGTAGTGTTCCCGACGATTGTGACTACTGCTTGCTGATTAGGAGGAGATACTGGGTAAAGAGGTAGACCAAAATAGCTCATAGTTTATAGTTTCTAAAAACTACGAGCAATCATTGTGTACTCGTAGTTGAATGTTCTTTCTCAATGAATTTTAATACTTTCTCTTGAGTTAGACTTGTGCCTGAGCCAACTATATTGAATAGATAGTAAGCTGTTCCCCAAAGCATGAATACTAAAACTGATAGATGGAGAAGTAACTCGCTCGGCTGAACCACTTTGTAGCCCAGAATACCTAAACAGTAAGCATTGCTGAAAGCTGAGATGGAGAGAAGTATTAGAATGTATCGAAGAGACGTGAACCACTTGTTCTTGATATTCTTGTTCTTAATTACAAACGCAAAAAAGAAACCACAGAAACCCATCCCTATTGAAATAAGGAAATTAAGAACAAGCGGTATATTTACATCAGCAAGCAGGTTTAAAAAAGTCGAGATCATTTGTTTTCCTCAAATGGCCCACCTTGAGAAGGAAGAGACCGGCGATCTTCAATGACTATAGTCTCACGGATAACTTGCTTTTCATCGTCGCGTGAATCACCGCCGATTACTCTGTTTACGATTTGATCTACTGCGTCTTCGCCTCGTTTGTCGATCCATCTTAGAACTGCTCTGATTACATAAACACCAACAGCGCCCAAAGCCCAAGAGAGAGCAACTACACCCTCTGTTGAATGAACGTTAGCGTTATCTGCAATCCAAGGACCCATGAAAATAGCAAAGGATGAACCTACTATCGCCATGAATAAAGCGTTCTTGAAACTAGTCTTGTTTTGATCACTTAATGCAAGAATAGGAACGACAGAGCCAGATACCCCCGCAAGGATGGACCATGCTTTAGCAATAGTAAAGATTGCCCCGGCAGATGTAGTGACTGGCTCAGCCATAGAATATTCCCCTATTAATTTAGTATTATGTCGAAGCTTCTACTTCGAATTTCTTTGCATTTTGTAACTGGTCTGTAACAGCGCCTGGCCAAGGAATAGATGGTAACCCTACTGGGTTCCAACCACATAGTTTATATATGGTCGCTGATAGTGCGCTGCAGACTAGGTCGGCTCCATCAGATTGTGGGAGAGGGATGCCGAACACTTTGTAACCAAAGATACGAGCTAAATCAATAAAACCATAAGGGATTCTTGAACCAAGCTCGGACCAAATTACAGCCTCGCACTTGTCACGGTCAACTGGACACTCAAAAACATCAAAGTCGTATTCCGCTTCTTGTGAAAGGGGAACGACGTTGCAGCCTCCAGCGTTTGTCTGAGCTAACAGCAAACGACCACCTGCCCAAATTGCAATGCCCGTATGTGTGTACGGGCTATTCGTTACAATTCGGGTCGCAATGGGCAAGAACTGGAATTTCTTATTTCTTACAGCGATAAGATCGCCAGTCTTGATAGAATTGCGTACATCATCGTACTTCATTTAAAACTCCGGTTATTCGACCGAACCTGAACCTGCTTGTGTTTCAATTTGTGCAAATGCAGCTTGGGCCGAGCTTACAGCTGAGTTGACAGCATCTACCGTAGTTGCTGCGCTCACTGCAACCTTAGCTGTACGACGTGCGGTCTCAATTGATGCTGCAAGAGTGCACCACAGATCATACTGAGCAAGAATCGTGTCACATGAAACTTTAGCAGTATCACCAGTAGCATCTGCTTCAGCTTGTACTAGGCCTGGAACTGTACCGGTGTAGTTAGCAGCCTTGAATGCTGCAGCTTGGTTTTGCTTGAGCAGATACGTAGCTACTTGACCTGAGTTAGCCGTGATGAACTTTCCACGAAGCACTTCTGCAGCGTCGTCAAGAGCTGCTAGTGAGCGTGCTTGAACATCAGCAAGTGGAGGTGCAGGAGGATCTGTAAGAATAGGGTTGCCATTAGCATCAGCCGTAATTAGCTTGCCTGCAGATTGACCTGTAAGCAGCGCTTGATGTTGTACTTCAGTAATCGCTACTGCGTCTGAAGGAATTTGTGCAGCCGTGTGGATTGAATCATCGTAGAATCCACCAGTTGACTTTGAATAAAAAAGTGCCATTTGTTTGCCTTGTTAATTACTATGTGATTTTAATTCTTAATAACCGATTGCCATCCAAGAATACTGTCCAGTTAGCGTGGAGTTATTTCTTAGTGTAAATGTAGCGTTGTTAATTGCTTGCCAACCTCCACTAAACGGAACTGTACCGTTTGCAGAAGACTGAGATGTAATCATTACTTGTAGAATGTTTGCAGGCATGGCTACAGGAAGGGTTACAGTTATACTTGTTCCTGTTGTTATGGAAGTTGTTGTACCCCACTGCATTATCATTCCACTTGGAAGTCTTTGAAGGCCATTGGTGAGTAGAGAAGATGAACCGCCACCACCTACAAGATTCCAACTACCTCCATCTGAAATACATTCTACTGATACTCCCGATTGTAGCACAAAATTATTTTGTCCTCCGGATGGCCCCCAAGGTTGAGAGAAAAATGACGTAGACGTCAGAGTAATTGGAAATAATGATGGGTTAGTAATCAGATACGATTGACCGGTACCAGCAGTAAAAGCACTAACGTCAGGAAGTGTCAATGTGATTGGCCCAGTAGCTCCAAATGTAGAAATTAAACTTCCAACCTGTGAAGTAGTTAAAGTTCTTGTTGTATTAGCGTTAACTGATGTACTTCTATTTCCCAAAGCTCTTTGAACAAACAAAGTACTCGGAACCTGATTATTGTTAGCAAACTGAGCAGGGGTAGCTATCGTAGTAGCTCCCTCAAGAAGTACCAGTTTATCCAGAGTCTGATTGTAGCGAAGCGTAATCTCTGAACCAGCTACCCAGTCGTTAGTGAACAGAGCCGCTGCAGCATTGTTAGAAACAATAGTCTTAGCAGTAATACCATTAATAGCAATAGTAGGCGTAGCAGAAGAGTTAGCTGCAACTGCACGAACCTTGATTTCCATGCCATCCAGATACGCTGCAAAAGTAGGAACTGTAGTTACGACTTGAGCGTTACCTGTACCGGTTGCGATACCATAGAAGTTACCAGCAAGGTTATCTACTTGCTGCTTCGTGTAAATGTTTGATACTTGTACTTGTGAACGTGAGATAACTTCAACGATATCACCAGTAGCGAATGCGCCACTAGCAAGTACAATGTTTGCTCCATCAGTGCCGGTAAACTCAGAAAAAGGGTCGAGTTTAGCCCCGTTGTAGAAAACGTCAACGTTGCCTGGAGAATACGGGGCTGAAAATGTAGTTTGACCAACAGTTGCAGTAAGCCGAGTGCGAAGCTCTTGCTCTCTGTAGTCTGCCGGTGGTACACCGAAATATTCTAAATCGACTGCCATTGTTTACCTTATGAAAGTTCTAGTACGCTAAGACTTACACCAATCATTGCTGCTGTATCAGCAGTAGCATATAGTGACTCGCCAGCGTTCATTACAATTTTAGGTGACTTGGAAGCACTACCGTACGGAATAGGAACACTATTTAGTTCATAGTTGAACGTAACGCCATCATATTTGAACAGTGTCAAATAGTGCATTAGCTTATTGGTTGCATCCAGATTGGGAAATGTACCGCTGAATACAATAGCTGTAGTGCCAGCTGGAACTGGTCCGTAAATAAGCGTGTTTGAAGTGCCTAGTGTAAGACCGTTTGTAGAGTGTTTAAAATTCTGTGCCATTTAATTAAGAACCAAGAAGGATTGCATAGATAAGACCATTATTTGCAGCTATATTCAGTGCGTTCAAATTAGAAACTTCACTTTGATAGACTTGGTAGCTATCAGATGCAGCCGGTGCAAATGGGAGAGCCGTAGCCCAGTTTATAGTGTTGCCTGAAATCGAAGTAATAGCCCTGACCAAGCCTTTATTCTGACCAGTCATGAACTGAATAATGTACTTTCCTGCAAACGGTAGAGGTATAATAGTTGCGGCGTTCGTAACTGAAATTGAAATAGTAGTTCCAACGCCTGCTAGAGTACCTGAAGTAAGAACGGTAGGGTAATTCGTAAAACTCCATACACCGCTTGCACTTCCTGAATATGCTAGTATGTAGTTACCACCGTCATCAGTACTCTGAGTGATGTAGCTGTTCGAGTCAGAAGCTCCGGGAGCTGACAAGGAGTCAAGGTTAGTGATAGGTGCAACACGGTCTTGGAGACGTGCAAACGACTCGTAAGTACCGGCAGTTGCACGGTTTTCAATACGAGTACCGGCCTGGTATGTGCCTGCTACCCCTTCAAAACCACGAACGCAGTTAATAAAGCTATTTCCGCTTACGCCATTTACCTGAATAACTTCTTGAGTTGATCCGGTATCGATGGTTGCTAAGAAGTGTTGACCAGCAGTAGGCTGTGGAAACAGCGAAGCATTCGCTACTTGAATTGTTGTGTCGCCAGGCTGAACTGAAGACGCAAGAGTTGTTTTCGCATTATTTGCGTAAAGTCGCGTTGAAGTTGTCATGAAATTGTAATAACTTTAGTGGTGCTAGCTGCTAGCTTCATCGCTGCGCTTAGGTTTGTTACGCCTTGCGTAATCGCTGCAATAACAGAGGCTGAATCATCGTTGACGCTCAGTGTAATTTTAGCCTGATTGAACCTGACGAATGCATTTCCGAACTTAGGAATAGCAGTTCCAGTGAAAATCTGGAAACGTGTCATTTCTTCGACATTAGCTACGCCGTAGTAATCTCCAAGCGCATTTGTCCCAGTGTTTTTATACAGGAAAATATTTTGTGGCAAGAAACCGTTTGGAAGAATAAGAGCGGTGACAGTAATCTTGTCACCTTCTAGTTGAGTGGTTACTTGAAGCTGTGAAGTAGTCGTTGGCATAGCTTAAGACATCTGGATGGTCCACTCGAAGTGGATTGAGAACTCGCTAGTCTTCGGGATACCAGGAAATGTCTTGATATTAAACATCGTTGCACTGGCCTTATACAGACCTGCTTCTGTGATCAATTGACCGTTAGCCGTACCTTGGTCAACGTCAGCAATGAACGTAACCGAAGGCGCCGCATTGTTAATAGTAAACGATGTAGCAACGTCAAGGAGAGGCGTGAATAGCGAAGACATAGCTTGGCTGATAGGCTTAGGGAACAGGCCTTGTGGGTCGATACAGCCACCGGTGCCGATCTTCAGATTAATGATTGGATCAGACACCTGGTTGGCTACGTACAGGCTACTCAGAAGAACTTGCTTAGCCGTAAGTACGATAAGGTTTTTCTTTTCAAAAGCCAGTTCTTTACGGCCATCAGGATACCACTTCTCTACTCTTAAAACGCCTTCAAGCGGAATAAGATTGACCATCTTGAGAAAGCGTTTAACGAAGCGATTAATAAGTTCTTTCATGTTAACTAAGTTCTTGGGCATGGGTGATAACTGCACCACCTCTGGTAATTGTAACTGACGAGTTATATTTGTCCGAATAAGTGTTCGGAGTTATAGAGTTATTATAGCCGGATTCTTCATTAATCGCAGTGCCGTCAATGCTCGAATCACCAGTATAGTTAAGATCTGAGCCGCGCAAAGTATAATGCGGAGTTCCAATTGCTTGGTGTCCACGAGTCAACGGCATATCATAACTAATAACAGCTCTATCCATTTCTTCTACTGGGAAGTACTGAGGAGATTCAATAGAAGCATTCTCTGTGACCCAGTAAATTCCAACTGTATCTTCTAGAATACGAACGCCCATCAAATAGTCTGCTAATCCAATGTCTGCTGGAGTAGGCGCATACGTTGCTTGCATTCCAAGATCAGGAATCAATGCTCCCAGATAACCTACGTTAGTGCCACGGAAAAACAAAGTGTTAAAAAACGTTACAAGCGGGTTTATTGTAAAAGACGATCCGCTATCATTAATCGCCGCCACGTTAATTGCAAGGCCAGAATTAGAAGGGTTGAAAATGGAAAACACCCACTGACCAGTAGGCGGAACGTCTGTGCCTACAGATAAGCATTTAGCAGCAATGTCGTATTGCTTGGTAATGTAAAGCGGAACAACCTTCATACCGGCAGGGATGTCGTACCAAGTTACGGCTTTGCCATTAGCAACTGTCAAGTCACCACGACTACGGTTGAACGCTACTTTGTCACGGCGAATCTGAGTCTGGTCATGTCCACGTTGGAACATAGCAGTAAGCCAAGATGTTTCCTGTGTTGTATTTGCACGGAATTGAGCCTGAGGGTTGATAAACCCTGATAGTGAACCGCCATTAACAGTAGTCTGATTTCCGTTGATAAGCTCGTCAGTACCTAGAATCTTTGTGACCCACATTGGTACGTTAGAGCGAATGAACGTAGGGCAACCACGCTTAATAGGGTCATCAGTATTATCCCTGCGCATACGAGCGATAGGATATTGAATCTTTTCACAACGGCTAGGATCAACACGGTACGTAGACAGATCATCGCTTAGAGTAAGCTCTTCTGTCATCGCAGTAATAGACCAAACGTAAATCGGCTGAGTGTACGTAGGTTTTACTTTGTTAATAATGTCCGATAGCTGCTGGAACGTTTGAATATTTTTAAACGAGTCTACCTTCACGTTTACTAGAAACGTGTGTTTCTTTAGGTAGTTGCGCATTAGATAGTCGAAGTGACTACCTTCAGTTGCAAATCTATCCTTCTGACCAGCCGGTAGTTCAGGAATGATTGAAGCTGGAATCTGTAAATTAAGCCACCACTCTCCATCACTCAGGTAATCCTGAATCTCAACCCATTGAGCTAACTCTTGACCTGTGACGATGCTATCTCCCGGTACAACGTTAGGAACAACCCCGAAAGGAATTAGATATTGGTTCTGGTCAGTAATAACGATGTACTGGTCAGTCTCAAGATAGTTACGAACATCAAGAACAGTCTCATTTGCACGAGCCAAAGGCATGCCAAGAACAAGGTTTAATCCCTTGCGAACTAAATCAAGAGTAGGGCCATTAACGTATACGTAGTATAGGCCGTAAACGAAGTTGTAGAATGCATCAGTTGAACTCTCAGGATCAACGCCAATCAAATCACCGAACATCGTTGAGATAAGGTTTTCATCGATTGTTGCATCTACGAACCACATTGCATACTGACGAACGCCATTGACATCTGTGTTAGATGAAAAGCCCTTATCTGAAATGTCAGCAGCAAAGCGAACATTCATAGTTCCGTCAAGTGCTGTTTCTAGATGATAGTCAACGTCTTCCTCAAGAATTACCGTGGGAAGAAATGGACGGTTAGCAATGTATCGACTTGAGGTAATTGCCTTGCCGACCTTGTACGTGTTTACTTGGCCTTGCACTGCGTTGGATGCAGGAAGAATAACAAGCTCAATAGATGAGCCAATAGTTTCCTGAATCGTTGCAAGACTAATTGACGAGGTAAGCTGCAAGAACTTGCTGTAAGTTTCTGCAGCCCCTTCTGTGCCAGCTTCAAGGATAAGGTTCATACGGTCTGTATCCTCGAACAGAACCGTGAAGAAATCTGAAATACCATATAGGTACGTCATATTCGTTAGGTTCTGCCCGATGTTCAGGCCGTTTTCAGTGAAGTTAGCACGAGTCATAGTTAAACTGTTTGGTTATTCGTTGTTACAGTGTTCAGTATAAAGATGTTAGTTCTATCTGCTGGATCTAGATAGTCAGTGATCATACCTGTGGTTGCAGGAATCAAGTCACGAGTGTAATGAGTGTAAGCTACGCCAAGCGGAGTCTTGATATTCGTAATACCGGCTAGTGAAAGCTGAGCCATAAGATCTGAAAGAATCAAGGTATCACCTGGATTCATATTACTGAAGAAATTCTTTGTAGTTTCAGTAATTACGGTCGCATCTGGGGACACGCCATTATAGCCAGTTACTGACAGATCGATCAAGTAGAAGTTAAATCCACGAGCAAGCAAATCTCCACACAGTACACGGTTTGTTGAGTTCTCTAGATATGACTGTACGCTATCAACGTTATCAAAGAAGCTGATTTGGAAACTTGCTGTTTGATTAGCATAGAGTGAACCAAAGCTTACAACCAAGTCTTGACGGGAGCTAAAACCATAATCGAACCAAGGAATAACAGAATCACATACTGCATTTGAACCAGGACTTCCGATAGTTACTGGAACTGTGAATTGGAACTGATCTTTATTAAGAGCGTTAGTTACTAGCCATGTACCGTTGTAATCGGATGGAGTTGCACCACGAATTGTCACATAGCGGTTCTCAGTAATTCCGTGGTTAGGAATTGTTACGGTAACAGTAGTACCTGTGCAAGTAAGCGCAGTAATAGCTTGGCTTTGCGTATTTTTGTTTTTAAAGGTAAATGGTACAGCATAGTTAATAACGATGTTGTTAGTGACGGTAGCATTTGTCCAAAGGCCAGGCATTACAATGTCAAACGCATTTGCACTTAGCACGTTTACAGAAAACTGTCCTGTAAGCGATGGGTTGGCAATAAGCATTGATGAGCCAGAACCGGGCGTTGCAATGTTAAATGATACGATGTAGTTGAAAGTATTAGCATCAACTACGTTAATCGGGAACGTACCATTGTACTGAATCGGTGTTACGCCTTGAATGGTTACAGACGTACCACTTGTCAGACCGTGGTTAGCAGAAACTACAGTTACAGTAATTGCCGAGCATGAAATCGAAGTAATAGGCAACGTTTCAACAAGACCTGACACTGTAACCATTTGGCCAGTTGATAGTCCGTGGCTAGTTGAAGCAACGTGAACAAGACCTAGATTAGCTGCAACCGTCGTGCTTGAAGCAGAGATCGTGGCTAGAAAAGGAATAGTATCGTCTGAGCTTCCACCGCTTACAGAGCTACGTGTGAAGTTGTAGATTGCGCCAGTCAAGTCAGCATCACCAAAATCGTCTGTTGTAACCTGTACGATTGACGTAGCAATGGTGTTGCCACAGTACACGTCAACCATGCCGCCGTTATGGATAAGCAATGGTGAGTTCACAGCCTGAACAGTAGGAAGAACTGTTACGTTAGTTGCAGCCGTAGCCATCTGATACGTGAAGTGCGAAGTATCAACTACGGTAATCGTATATGAACCGTTGTATGTCGTCGGAGCACCACCTGCAATGGTTACAGTTTGGCCTGAGTTGTAGCCGTGATTAGCCAAGGTAGCAGTCGCAGTAGTACCTGAGCTGGTAAGCTGAGTAATGAGCTGTGCTAGCTGACCTGTGAATACAGCCTGAATCTGATCTCGAATCATTTCAGGATCTCCCATACCGATTGAAACGATCTTATCCAGAAAGTTAAAGGTATTCTGCAGGTTTGAACTGATTGATGGATCGTTAATCAGATTACGTGTAGAAATAGCGTTCTGAGCACGTGTAATAAACTCTTCGTTAGTCTCTGATGATACTGAAGTATCCTTCAGGAAGTTAATTTCTGCGTGAAGGAAGTACGGATCAAAGTTAGAGAAGTAAAGAAGTGAGCCTGAACCGATGTTGTACTGTGTTCCTTCTGCTTCTGCAACTAGGTCAACGTCAACATAGTATTCGTTTTGGAAAGCATCATATGTAAGCGTGCCTGAGCTGAATGTAACTGCAGCCTGAGGGAAGAACTTAGAGATGTTATCGGTTGAGAAAAAGATATCAGTCGTTAGAGATACGTTCTTTTGCTTGGCAAAGAATAGACGTGCGCTAATAACAGCACGAGTACCAAGGTTACGGTTAATAAACCAGTTTGAAAGAATGTTATCAACGATGCTAGTAGGAGTAGTATCATTTACTCCAGCAATAGTGTTCTGAGCAAAGTAGTAATCGATACCAAGACGAACCAGTGCCAGTAGCATAGCAGATGGTCGCAGAACCATATCACGAAGCCCTGTACCTTCTCGGAGGTCTAGGTCTGGATATTGTGCTTCAAGAATTTGCTTGGCTAGAAGCTCGGCTTCAAGAATATCTTGCGCTGAGGGTTGAAGGCCAGGTAGAACAGAGTAGAAATTTGCCATAGTTATAGGTCAGTACGTTACTTGTAGTAGTTTAATCCTTCTACATGCAACGCACCAGCCCTATTACTTAGACATTTGATCTGAAAGAGGAAGATCCAATTGTGGGAACGGTACGGCGATAGAAGCCATAGCTCCGGCATTGGTCAGAATACGCAGATAGATAACAATTGATTCTTTGGTTACGTCAATACCGAGCATTTGCACAGTCTTTAATTGACTTGCAACGTCAGAATCGGTGGTATTCATAATGTACTGACACTGACCTTGCGCATCGGTAATCTGCTCAGTTAGATCAGCGATCAAAGTAGTGTCAGTATCTTCAACACGATTTGCATTAATTACGAAGTCTGAGAAGAACGTACCCTGAGCCGGGATGATAACATTGCTACCTTTACGAGTAAAGAGAAGTTTCAGGAACATCTGAGCTACTTTCTGGAGACCTGTTACTTTACGCGGAGTATCAGCAATTTCGAATATAAGTTGGCTCTGTGGGAAGCCACCTGGAAACGAAATAAATAGCAAGTCATAAGTCCCGCCTTGTGGCAGGTTGGAGGTCGTACCGATACGTTGGTTAAAGTTAAAGTTTAAACCAGCCATTACATTGTACCTCCAGGTGTTACGATCCCGCTTAACGTACTTACGGTAGAAGTCTTAAGCGTAGCGTAGTAATTAGATTCGTCAGTAGCTTCACCTTGACCATCACCATAGTATTGAGCCTTGTTCTTTGTACGAAGTGCAAACTCGCGCAGAACAGAAGTGATGTGATGAATACTCTCAATAGCAGCACCGTTTGGATAATTGGAGCTGCCTGATTGAGCCATAGCTGTTACTCGGTGAAGCTCTGAAAAATCAATCGTACCAACATAATCGTTGAAATCCGGACAAGCGCCTCCACTGCCAAGATATGTAGTCATGTCAGAAAAGTATTTAGCCAAGCTATTGTAGATATTTTGTGCTTGGCCTACTGCCGAATTAGCGTCGATTGCCATTATAGTCCGATTTCTCGTTTGGTTTTTTCGATTTTGTTAATCAACTGTTTCTTGATGTAATTATAGCGATTGATGTTCACACCTAGCTTTTCTGCGATCTTCGGTGCAGGCATTTCTTTAACGTTGTCGAAAATAAATTTTTCATCAGAAGATAGCTGACTCATAAGATATGCCATAAGCTCAGCATTCTCGTTGTACTGAGTGAATTCTGCTGGTTTGTCGGATGCTGATTCAACCAAGTCCGAGTAAAGAGAGTTCTTGTACTTGATAACTTGAGGCTTTGACCAACCCAACGCTTTAGCAAGTTCTTCCTCAGTAGGATCACGATTAAGCTGATCTGCTAGCTCCTGATTTGCAGAGTTCCAATCTCTGTACAAGAGTTGCATATTCTCGGGAAGACGCACTGCATTTTGATACTTGTAATTAAGACGGCGTACGCGCTGAAGATAATTCGTAACGTGAGTAGAGAGCTGTGTACCCTTTGCAGGGTCGTAGCTGTGAATAGCTTTAATAGCCCACTTCTTAGCTTCCGCACTTAAAGCAGCACTAGGCAAGCTACCTGATTGACGATTCACTTCTTGGTAAATAACGCCGCTAAGCTGATTAACTAGAGCGCCAAGATGAGTTTTACTCCCAGTCTTTTTCCACTGGTCGTATAGCTCTTGGTCTTTTGATCGATAATCGATCCATGCGGGCTTTTCTGTTTCTTCCATTATAGATAAACGCTGTAGTTAGAGTAAACGCTGTTAACGTAACCAATCATATAGGCCTGAAGCCTAGCAGAAAACTTCTGATAGACAAAGCAGTCGTCTGCCCATGAGGTGTCAGACAACATACCTGATTGGTAAATGTTAGTCGGGATATTAACGCTTCTAGGCAGCCCGCCTTTAACTTCTCCAAGGGCTGCGAATCCGTCTGTGATAGTTGATGCGATTGACATAGTGTTATTTTACTCCTTAAGCTACGTGACCACCAACTTCAGATGAGCTGGATGTCGTATCTTCTGTTTTAGCTGTTGCAACAGAGTTATTAATGAAGTCAGCAACTTCCTGATAATCCAAGAACAGGCTAGCACCTGGTTCAAGCAATGTTGCAGAATCCAATGCAGGGTTCTGATAACTGATTGATGTTGGATTGTAGTTAGTAGGTGTCAAATCAATAAATGTAATACCAAACTTGGTTTGAATACTTTTCTTACCTTCAATCGGTCTCATAACAAGACGTAGATTACCCACTGCTGTCAAGAAGTCATTAGCCTCACCGCCATTAGCAGTAGGCTTTGATGTTTCCGTGCTTTCAACTAACAATCCAGATGAGCGTTTAACAGGGATAACTCGACCCATTTCAAAATCGTATAGATCATCGATAGCAACTGCGCTTACACCAAGTACACTCTTGTAGAATTCATCGGCTGCAAACTTAGCTGCTTCATTAAATAGAATCGTGCTGTTTACTTGCAGATCATCCGGAGGATTACCATAGCCATCACCATCTGTTGAAGACTTGCCTGATTGACCAGGTTCAGTATTAACAATGGCAAGAGCCGTCTGAAGCCAAGGATGAAGTGGCTGCATGTAATAGTTAACCATCTCAGTATATGTACACGCTGCAACGAAGCCAATGCTTGTCGAAATACCACGTGAAGTAAATGAGTGAGTCACTGATGAGCACATTGCATGGAAGCTTGGCGCATTAGGTGAATCATCCAAAATCTCCATTGGGTAACCTGGGACAATATACGGATTGAAAATGCCATCAACGTTACCCATACGTGAAGCCACAACAGCTTTCGTATACTCATAATCTGCCGTAGCAAAGAGTAGACGTTGAAACGGATGGATATCAGACTTCTGTGAGTATGGGTCTAGTGAATCCTTATCTGTGTTACGTGTATCTTCTGACGTGCCGTCATCAAAGACTGTAACGTCGAAACCATATCGATCAATCCAAGCTGCATGAAGATCGCAAAGAGCTTTATAGTCCGGATCAGTTTTGTCAGGCCACGTTTCGTTATTGGGTGAACCAATGTCCTGAATCTTACCCTTTAGCAACTGTGCCAGCCAGTTAGGCAGGGTTATACGTTTATGACGAACACCACGGCCTACTTCATATTTACCAGGCACATTAAAGGACTGACCAGTAGTACCTTGAAGGTTTACTTGCAGGTTTGTGCCTTTCGCAGCATTTGACATAGCTGCACCGTATGCTACGGCTTCACGGATAGAATTCGGAGCACGATACTGACTACCAATCTGGCCTTGACTTCCTGGAATAATGTCTGAGAAAGCTGACAGACGGCTAGGAATCTGCGACTCATCTTGAGTAACGTTGATAGTTCCATACATCTTAGGAAACAGTACGTTACAAATAGGGCTGTAGTAAAACGGAATCTGTGGCTTAATGATTGTCTCAATAGCCATTTTGTCAACCGACGCATATGTCGATGGAATATCCATGTTACCTACGTTAGCATCTGGATCTACTGGAACTTCTGCAGGGCTCGCCAGAGTCAGAATCTCATACTCTACTGCTGAGTAGAAATCAGAGAACATCTGTAGAAACGTTGTCAACTCCCCTGAGAAGCCAAGCATGTTACCGATGGTGCTAACTGCGAGTGAAGACTTGATTGCTGAAATGCTATTAAGTCTGTACGCAGGAGGGACCATCACTGGCTTAGCAGTAGATGAAGGCGTGACTCCGCCTGGACAATAGTCCTGCTTGCTAGTATCGATAAGATTTTCGATTATTGTGTGTCCTGCCATGCGGTCAAAGAAACCAAGCCCATCCTCAACGAGAGGGATGTACATGTCAGCCATAATAGTATTAAGCGTAATATCCGCGTAGCATTCCTTCTTCAGTTGATTCCAGAAGTTCATTATAGCTGAAGGCATGCCTATCAGTCTTTTTTCAAAGTTCTGGAAACGCTTGCTAAGCTTCGATACATCGGCTTGAGAGACAGTTGTGTTACTTGGGTCAAGCAAGTCTTTGGAATCGCTCTGGAGGCCTGTAATGCCCTGCAAAGCCTTAATAATTGCCAAGGTTGAATTCAGGTTGTTTACCTTAGCTGTAGCTTGGTCTGGATTCTGGTCATTCAGGATAGTAGTAGCGTTTGAAGCATAGCCTGAAAACTCCAGAGTCACAGTAGAGAGCAAGGAGTTCTTGTGTTCACAATGGAACGTAATGCTTGAGCTACTATTCTGTCTTGACTTAGAGTAGTTACCGACTAGGATGTGTCCCCAGAATAGGAGACGATCTCCCCCGTAGTTCTTATCTGAGTAAAAGATATGTACTTTGGGTTGGTAGTAACGAGCGATGTCAAGCAGACCTGGCTGTGGCGGAATCTGAATACTTGCCGTAGGCAGTGAACCAATGCCTTGTGAAATAGAAATAGCCTCGAAGGGAACTTGTACGCCTTCGATGTAAAGCTTGACGTCTTGATAGATAATATCGGTGTTATTAACTGTGCCGTCAACCTTGCCCTCATCAACTGCTGAAACACCTGCACCGCCAAATACACTAGCTGCGGCTGAATCTGCACTAGTGGCTCCAGAGACTAGATCAATAGCTGAGTTCGCAGCAGAGGAAATAGCATTCTTAGCTGCAACTACACTTGCTACTGTACTGTTCACAGCAGAGACCGCTGAATTGACTGTGTTTGTAGCTGTGTTAAATACAGACGTGACTAATGCATCAGCAGTGTTACCTGCACCTACAAGAGCAGCATTACCAATACTTAGAGCAGGTGATACGAAACTTCCGTCAATAGCTGAAAAGGAGTTAGCTAAATTGCTAACACCACTAGAAATTGCCTGAGTCGAGGCTGTTTGAATATCAAAAAGAGTTACGCTAGTGCCGGAAGGGAAAGCAGCGTTAAAACTAGAGTCAACCGCAGCATACGCATTGTTGGTAGCTGTTGCGATTGCATCTTGCTGTCCTGGCCCCGTGGCTTGAGATAGGGCGAAGTTGCTCATCTGGGTAACAGGATTGTATAGCTGACTGCTATAGTCTGTGTTACCAAGAGAGGCGTTAACCGAACCCAGTGTTTGATTACGAATTGAATTAATCGACGTCCCAGCCTGTGAGAACGTCGTGCTCGTAATTTTTGATAATCCCTTGTTCTGGGACATCACTGTGTTAATGGTTACATTTTTGATTGCGTCGAATAAAGACATTATTAGTTCACGTTAGCATAGATACAATTGATAGCAAGAACGTAAAGCGCTCTTTCAAGCGTATCGTTAACTGTATCTATATAATCCCTGTACTCTTGTGGGATTATGTCTACTTCCTTTGTATACTCTACAATTAATTCTAGCTTATTCTGAGGAATTAAGCTACCCAACAGAAGTGATCGGATAGGAAGTAACTGTGAAGGAAGCGGTTTCATTCCCAGTAGAGAACCGGAATATGTCTTTGCTAAGTAAACAAGATAAGGTGCTCTATTGTAGCTTGAGAAGTGCACAACTACGTTATCATCAGTAGCAAGCGGAGTATTAAACGTAAGAACCTGATTGGCAACAGTATAGGTACTGGCATCCTGAGCTACACCATCTACATAAATAGATGTGAACTGATAAGTGTTATCAGGAGCGCTGAGTGGCCATGTGTTTTCACCAGCCGATGCCTTAATAACGTCGGTAGAAGAAATGTACTCTGGCTGAATGATTACTCGTGTTCCAATTGCAGGAACATCTAAACGTTGATTGCTTGCATGATAGCATGCTTGGCACACTCCACCTTTTGAAATACAGGTAGAGAGGGTACGTGTAGCTATTAAGTAAATACCTTGAAACAGAAGATTGTCGATTCTATCTCGACTAATAATCTGTCCTGTAGCTAGCTCTACAGCACCTTCTAGTTCGTAGTTGACGGTTTGAAAAAGTCCAAGCGTAGTATTGCAATTCGTTTCTACAATAGGAACATTCGGAGTAAAGATCATACTAGCCAGGCTAGTTACATCTTTATTCTGATTGGGTACGAAGTCGTAAATGTCTTCAAAAACTAAAAGGCTTGAATAGCTTCTCATAGTGATGCGCCTGATTGTGCTGTGTATTTCTTACCGGAATTTAGCAATGCTAGTTTCGATGGAGTAGTCCCCGATGAAGATAAGCTTGCCATCGGTTTGTTCTGTAGATATCCAGTAGTAATAGGTAGTCTTCCAGAGTTGACTAGCTCACCGATTGACTGAGATATTGTCTTAGGAGCATTGGTAATAACTCCCGCTGCGTTCTTAAGACCTCCAAGTGCAATACGTACTTGATTATCAATCGATGTAACTTGGCCGGTCAGGCCTTGAATCGTGTGATTAACGAGATTAACAATGCCTACAGCTTGGTTACTGATATCTGAAACAGCACGGATTATATCACGTACAGGACTTGTAAGGGCATTGAATATCGAGTTTATAGAGCCCGCTGCATTTTTAACAAGCTTAGTCAGTGATGAAAGCACACCATATATAGGTGAAAACAGACTTGCACGTAGTCCAGTCAAGTTAGCGCTTACGCTTGAGAAGATGCCTGAAATAGTGTCACCAGCGCTGCTTAAAGCAGATCCTATAGATGAGCTTGCGCTTGATCCAGATCCATCAGTTGTAAAGCCAAATGTGTTAGACCCAACGCCGAATGTATTTCCAAGATCAGAGATACCGGCGCTTAATCCAGATCCAATGCCAGTAATGCCTGCTGCAATTTGACCTGAGGTAGACGTAGGATCTTGAATCAAACTCTGTAGACTAGACATGCTGTTCTTAACCGTGTTAATACCTGCCTGACTAACGAAGTTAGGAATAGCATCAAAGTTGATTAGACCACTGTCACTAGATGTGGGTACGCCGGGTACACGAATAGCAATAGGTACAAGTTGTTTGACAAGAAACTGGAATGAAAACTGAATGTCAGTATCACGGCTTGAATTCTGACCCCAATCAACGTGAGTAAATGACCCAATCACGTACATGTTAGGCAGGACGAGCTTAACCAACTCGTAGTTACGAGCTAGTTCTGTGCCTCGAAGAACTTGACCATACATGCTTAGAAATTCAGTGAACCATGAGTTATCTTGGCTATCAAAAATGTAGCCAGAAACGTTCATCATAATAGGCTGACGACCGAAGTAATAAGCTACTTCCCCATCTCCGAATGTCTCAGTGATCTGCAGTTTTTCATCAAGGCTACAGCGGATATCAGTTACAAAGAAATCAGCATATCCGCCAAACCCGCCACCGCCATTAATAGCTTGGTCAAGAGGGCCACCTGAAGCTGATAATGAAGTACCGCCTAACCCTTCATTATGGCCAGTTTGGCGATTCAGTGAAGCAGATCCATCAGTAGTCAATAGACGAATATAAGCACGGCTTCCACGATCTCCACCTCCTACGTTAGCAGTGTTAGTGCCACGAGGACGCAATGTGAATAGCCGTTCTGTTTGAGTTACGGTCCCGTTACTGTTCTGAACACTATTAGTGCTAGAAATAACTGAATCGCCAAATGTTAATTGTGTAGCCATTAGTCTGTGACCTTAAAGTCTGTAACTTGTAATACAACTGCTTGATTGAGGGTATCTAATTGCCCATCTAACCCACCAAGTTGAGGAGGGACATACGATAAGCCTTGCGATGTATAACGGATGTTATCAATCGCGCCTCTTACTTGGCTTAAGTAGATTTCATACGGTGACATCACAAGAAATCGTGGTGTAATGTATGAACTTGTAGATTTAGTAACTATAGGCATGATCGTATTTTATCCCTTTATTTTGGTGAACCATTGTTGCGTTGATTATTAGGAACCTTTAGGTCACTAGTTCCATTAAACGGGTTCAGAAAACTCCAGCTAGAGCCTGAACCTGATGAACTACTACCTCCCATTCCATCAGCAGCCTTTCCTAACTTATCAGCAGCACCGTCTAACTTGTCTACTGCAGCCTTGAATACTTCATTGTTCTTTTTGGAGTCAATGTTATTAAGGATATTCTGAGTAGTTGCGAAGTCATATCGACCTGAAGCAACTTTTTCATATGCCTTGGCATTCTCTTGACCTTCTAAGTCAAGGTGTTGCTGGAATCCTACTACATCGTTAAGACTCTGACTCGTAGCACCTTTCAGACCTTCTGTTTTTAGCTTCCCACCTGCTGCATAACCGAGTTGCTTAGAAACAATGTTTTCCATCGTAGCCGTATCGCCTGACTTCATGGCGGCAATAAATGCATCACGTTGTTTCTTATCTTGAATGCGATTAGGATTCTTCTTGAACTCATCGACGTTAAAACCACCGGTATAAGCCAGGTTACCTAATTGACCTAAGCCAGTTTCAACTGAACGCTTGTATGTATCAGTAATGTAATCAACAGCTTCTCTATCACCACGGCCACCAACAAGACCCTTGACTTGGTCATATTGACCGCTGTTAAGCATGTCACGAATCTCAGCTTGGCTTGCACCACCAGCAATCTTGTTAGCAAGATCTGAAACCTGACCGATTGCATTTACTGAGTCAAGGAAGTTTTTACGGTGACCTTCTGGTATTTTCTCTTCGCCAAGAGTTTTAACAACGTCACCCATCAAACCCTTAACCTGGCCTTGTTGATTTTTAACTAATTCTTCGTGATTACCGAACGAACCTACATCATCAAGGAATGAGTCAAAGTTACCGCTTGACTCTCTTGAACCACCGCCAGACAGAAGACCTGCTACGTTAGCCATATCTGCCTTGTTCTCTTTAAGCAGAGTTCCAAGAGCCTTGCTACGACCTTGTTTATCCGTAGCATTAATAAACGCTTGAGCGTTTTTATTGCCTTGCTTAGCCAATGCGTTGATTTGTTGAGTGATCTTGATTGAATCACTACCCATCAATGTGTCGCCATTAGCAATACGGCTTCCTACACGACCAAGATCAGTAAGAGTACGTCCCGAGAAGAAGTCATGGCCCTCATTAAGGAGGTTCATACTAGTCTCAGCAGGAGCTTGATTGTTTGTCTTTCTGCCAGTAGTCATGGAGTCAATCACTTTATCCATGTCTGAAGTAGTGTAATTGTCACCGAATGAAGCACCGAACTGTAACCAATCAGCTCCGCTCTGAGTAGCATCACCAACTGCAGCTGAGCCTTCTGCAAACCAACCAGCAGCCTCACCCATCAACGATGTGACGTTTCTGCCGCCTTTCATTAGACTACGTACAGTTCCGCCGATAGCACCGCCATAAAGATAGTTTTGGGACACGTATTGACGCAGTTGTTTCTGTGTCTGAGCATTACGTGCTTTAAGGCCTTGACGATATGTGCCTGGATCTGACTCAGCAGTACGTTGGGCGATATAAGCCTGAATTTCATCATCGCTCATACCCATAACGCCTGACATTACGCCAGCCATCTGTTCAGCACTGTATTTACCGTTCTTATCCCTCTGGGTAGCCGTCGAATCAAGAATAGAAGTAATCTGATCTTCCAGAGCTAATGATCCACGCTCATCCATCTGCTTACCGCCAAGTACACGGCTATATAGATGCATTCCACCATACGCCTTCATAGGGTCACGACTGAAGTCTGATCCAAACTGTGAAGTAACATTGGTAATGCTCATTCCAGGACCAGAATTACTAGATCCTGTACGGCCATTGATATATTGGTTGTACATTGCCATTTTGTTAAGCAACGTTTGTGAACCGTTAACCTGTGCTGTTAGCGATGCTTGTGTTGCACCTTCAACTCCACCCATACGAGCGATTTGCGAGGTATTGAGAATACCGTTACGCCTTGCTGTATCGAACGAACCAATGATGTTAGCAGCAGCCATTTGACCTAGATAAGGTGTCATGCCGTTTGCTTGGTATAGATACTGACCTTGAGCACCAACAGTGTTCATGATGTTCTGTACGCTACGGCCAGACACGGCTGCGCTTAGTCCAAGAGACATAAATGCTCTTGAAGCTTGGCTGTTAGGGCCTGATACTGATGCGCCAGCACTGTGAAGCTTAGAAATTTCTTCAATAGCGTTCTTAATCGAAGGGTCACCGGCAATAGCCATTACTAGCTTGACTTGTTCAGCTACGTCCTTGACACGTTGACTAATTTGCTTAACCTTGGTGTCATCCAGCATGCCTGAACGGGCAGTGTAGTCAGCAATGTTTGCATACTCGCCTGTCGAGAACGAAAAGTCGTTAATACCTTGCTTAGTGATCTGCTGGGCGATCTGAGTAGACTCTCTGAAACCAAGTCCTTGACCTGTTACAGCATTACCTTGCGCGCCATCAAATGTTACTCCCTGGAAGTTATCACGTAAGTCACGTGCTTCACGGCGAGTATTCATGTATGGGTTGAAGATGGCTCTTTGACCTACTGCCATTGCAGCTTGACCAACAGCTACGGGTAAGAACAATCTACCAGCTAGTCCACCTACAGCGCCAAGACCTCCTGTAAGTCCACGTCCAACAAAGCCAGGCATATATCCGCCCATGCCTGAAGCAATACCCGCTCCAAGCGCACGGCCTGTAGTTCCTCCTGCCCAAGCACCTATTCCTGACGTGTACTTGAATGCAGCTCCGAAAGCTAATGCTGGAGCAGCAATACGTTGACCAGCCCAAACTACTGAATCAAACGGACGTGATGATACACCCTCCATAGTCTGAGTGTTGTTATCGATAGGATTACCGTATCTAGGCTCTGACGAAGTAGGGTTAAGAATATTGTTAACACCAGCAAAGAAACCTACTCGACCATATTGATTGTATGGCTGAGGACCATCATATTGAGGTCTGTATCCTGCTGTGTAGCTAGGCGTAAGCAAATTCGGATCCATTCCGAAACCTGGATTCATATTCGCAGGATTCATCGGATTGGCAAACGAATTGGTATACGTATCAGCCTGAGACTGATAAATGTTGCCGAGCATGTTATAAGCTGAAGGTGGGATCATGCCTTTATTTTAAAAAGAAAAAGCCGCTTTTTAGGGCGGCTTCGGAATTACTTAAATAGATGGTCAAGACCCTTGACGTTATAACCTGAGCCTGATTTCTCAAGAGTAGGTTTAAGATGCTTAACTACGTTTTCGTAGTATTCTAGCATTTGTACTTCCTTCTCTGTTTGTTCTGGCATTTCTGTATTGAATGCTAGGGATAAGTACTTAGCCCAATGTTTCTTTATGCTACTTGACCAATCCCGCGCTTTATTAGGATCGGAGATACTAGGGTTAGTCAAGGCAGTAAGCATGGTCATTTTCATCTTCTCGACTTCGAGTTGACTTTCTTTGGTCATGTACTCCCTATATATCCGATCATGCAGAGAACCAAGCGGAGGGACTTTCATTCCTGAGAGATGCAACTTCATTCTCTGCATCGCCCAGGAGTGTTTTAAAAATTTTCTTCTAGATCTTTACAGGCTTCGTTTACCTTGGCATCAAACTTATACAAGGCATCTAGCAGCATTGCAATAACAGGGCCAGGAAGACGTTTGATGAACTTCGCTTTATCTTCATTCTTAAGAGCTGACAGATCCCGGCCTTGATAGAAGGTAAGCGCATACTGAAGATTCAGAACCATCTTTGATTCATTCAGTGTTGCGATAAGATTAAACGACGTTGAATCGATGACTTTGCTAATCTGTTCAATGTCTTCTGCCGTTCTTGTCCTGAATTGAACCTTTAATTTGCCACGAATTGTAACATCTTCAACGTATTCTCCTTGGAAGATAATCTCATCAAAGATACGCAGTAGCTCGTCTTTATCGTATTGAGGCTTTTCAGGAGTCTCGTCCTTTTTTTCTTCTGTAGGAAGTTCAGTAATTGGCTCTTTCTCAATCGCAACTTCTTCTTGTTTTGTAGCACGGCCACGCTTTGGCTTGTGCTCTGTAAATTCAAACTCGCTCATTTCTTTCCTTAAAAATCAAATATGTTATTGTCCTTAACTTCGTCCACTGTTGTGAACTCACCTTTAAGAACCATATACGCTATGTTAGCGAAAACTATGCTGTGGAACCAATCATCACACAAGTCTTCATCTTTCTTATAAAGGCGACGTCCAGTAATGGATTCCTCTTCGAAAATGTTTAGCGCATCTTGCCAGAACTCTGACATCAGATTCCAGCATGGTGTTTCAATACGGTCACGACCAAGCTTAGCCTTAAGTACCATCGTGTCCATATTAGTAGTTCTATCTGCAGAAAAGAACTTCCCCTCTTTGTCCCAACGAAGCGTAGACTTTGCTGCTACATATTGTACAGAATTAACTCTATCTTCGCCAATACTTTTTCTCATCAATTCTACTTGAAGCTGACCAACACCACGGTCTGAAGCAAGCATGGTACATTTATATTGAGCGTACAGTTCTTCTACACGCTTTACCTGATCCAAGATGTCAATACCGTTTAAGCGTTGAGCGTAGATTAGATAAGCTTTGCCATTCCAGTCATAGCCAAGAATAGTAATAACCGTATACGAGTTTGAGCCACCGCTCACTGACCAGTCTACTCCAAGCACTGTATGTAGAATACCCCGGTCATCCATAGGAAAACCCTTATCCCACTCAGTCTTGTTGTTGTTACAACATGCCATTACTTCTTTAAGTGATAGTGGACGACCAGCTAGACCGCTAGGGCATCCAAACACTTCGTTAGCAAGTTTAGGTACTGAATATGTCTTCGATTTATGAAGAAGATCTTTCCACTTCTTAGGCTTTGTACGTGCAGGGAAGATTAGCTGTGGCAAATGGAATCCATAATGATCCTTCTCTAAAGGCTTTGCCGCTACCCACTTGCCAGTCATCATATCAAGCAAGCCACCACAATACACACAGCCTGGACCATCTTTGTTTGCATGCAGCATTTTATGACAAATATCGAAATCGATAGGAAGCGTGAACTTACCGCAATGTGTACACTTAACCGCCCACTCCATCATGTTCGATTGCTTGAACTTTTGTGTGAGTGAGTTTGTTTCTGTCTTAGCCGTGCCTGTATATCGTCTGAAGGCAAAGTCTGAAGCACCTAATGTCTCTGCAAGAATCGGTGCACATTCAAGGCTGGTGTCCTGGAACTCATCCAGATATAGCGCATCAGCGAACACTCCTCGAATACGGTCGGCATCTTGTTCAGTTTCTGCATAACCAAGAGTTACAGCACTGCCATTAGTGAATGATTTAGAGAATACGTTTTTACGTGAACCTGCATCAACGAAGTGTTTACGAATCAGAGGTGAGCTTAAGAACGGGTCTAGGTATGCTGTTGAGAATCTTGAAGTCTGTTGAGATAACGGGCTGCTGAATAGAGTTGAAAAGTGTGGACGAACGAGGCTGTTGGCAACAATAGCTGCGCCAAGTGAGACTGACTTACCAATCTGTCGTCCAGCCATCAGCGTCATTTCATTTGGAGAAACGTCATAGATGATTTCGAACGGTTTGTAGTCTTCGAGATTTAGAGGTTTACCTTTTAGGGTTAAAAGTGCCTTGGAAATCTCGGAGGGTCTTAGTTTTAAAAGGCTTGCTGTATCCATGTTCCTATCTTAGTACTCTATTTTGGTATAAGAACTATGTAGTAAACATACGTCAATCCATGATTATATCTTTAGGACTGGTGTAGTTATAAATATTCTACGAGAAAGGGTTTTTAAAATGAGACTAATGTGCGGCGCAGTAATTGAACGTATTCCCAGCGTAGTTCTGACTGACGATCAGAAGCAGCAATGGGAGAGGTGGATCAATGCCCTTGAGTCTGGCGAGTTCAAGCAGACTACGTTCGCTCTAAGAGATGAGACTGGCTTCTGCTGTCTCGGGGTTGCTTGTAACCTCGTTGATCCAGAAGGTTGGACTTTTGATACTGGAGCACATGCGTACAGTTTTCTCCCGAATGAAGCTTGTTCTACAGAGAATGCTGTCAAGGACCATTTAACTCCTTTTGTTCGAGGTCATTACGGGTCTGAACTAGGTCCACTAGGACTGTACGTAGGAGGTAGATTTCCGGATGAGGAAGGGAATACTCTGGAATTACATTCTCTTTCATTATCAGGGATAAACGACATGGGTGCTACCTTCGTGGAAATAGCTGAGATCTTGAAAAAGGCAATGGACGGGGGATACACCCGTTCGGTTGCTCTGATCAAGTAGCCATCGGGTGTCTTAAGTCTCGGGATTAGTTGCAGCCTCTTCTAGTCCCGAGGCTATTTTTCAATTTTTTAGCTAATTTGGGTATAACAGTATTGTAAAGGCTGTGCATAGCTTTTATAGGTATCAGATATTTCAATAATTTAGAGATGTTTGGTATAACTATACTGGACAGGTAGAAAATACATTTCCAAAGTCCATCTTTTTATTTAGCTAAAACAAAGGATTTACCCAAATGGCTGCAACCGTAACCAAGACTATCGTTACCATCGCTTCGACCGACACCGAGTACCAAATTCCGGGTGATTACACACCGGCTTCGATCCAACGCAACTACGCTAACGATATTCCTAATATCGGCAGCATGCAATTCGAAGAGCGTGTCGTTACGCAAGACGGTGAAACGGTTCGTGAAATCACCTTCAAGCCCCGTACGGGTACGAAGGGCGCTGGTGTAACGAAGACCATCGTGACCATCGCTTCGACGGACACGGAGTACCAGATTCCGGGTGACTACACCCCGGCATCGATTCAACGCAATTATGCGAACGACATCCCGAACATCGGTTCGATGCAGTTCGAAGAGCGTGTTGTGACGCAAGACGGCGAGACCGTCCGTGAGATCACCTTCAAGCCGCGCACGGGTACGAAGGGTTAAGTATTACTTCAGTTGCTTTTAGCATCTGAGTAATGGTACGAGCAGCAGGGTTCCTCCTAGCCAAGCTGCTCGTCTTTCCTGTTTTTTTTAGTCGAGCTAGGAGCTTAAGAAAAACAGGAATAATAAAGGACATTTACTATGCAGACTTTTAAAGTACCTCGCTCAAGCTCTAATTTACCTAGAGAGGTGAATAAGCTTAGAGTAGATGTAGAAGAGAAATTCAAACATTTCTGCACCAAGATGATCATTGATAGCAAACTGTCAACGAAGACGTTCAATTACCAGTTTGATATGTGTGGTTCGAGGTCTGGTGGTCAACGTAAGTCAGTACAGAAATTGAAAGACATTCTGCTTAAGGCGGTTAAGAAACAGGTTCCGTATCTTGAGTATATGTCTGGGGGGGATCTTCTGTTTAATAACAACGGGGCTAACAGCGTAAACATAAAGCTTGTTTCTCCGTACATGATGCTCACTATTCCTGATGGTAATGAAGTCTCACTCCTCTTAGAAAGCGCTAAGTGGGTTAAAGTAATGCGTCGTTACTTTCGATTTCTGAACTACAAGTGTATGAGAAATGGTATCTCTCTCAACATTGACCGGATTCGTACAAACGTAGAAGGCCATGCAGATGAACATGATACGTATAGACAGTGGACCAATAACAGAGGTCCGAAGTCTGACTTCACTGGCAGATTCAAAATTACACTGACTGCAAAAGTATCCATTCGTGGATACTCACATGATGCGTATCTACGTTATAATCCTCTCGGTGTTGAGCCAATTCCAGGCGTTGATACTCACGAAAAGCTTGCCCAACATTTTCTTGAAAATAATCAACTGGATAATCTTCGTGCATATAGAGACGTTCAGCTATGGGACACATACGATATCACTTCTCGTCGTGGGCTTTCAGTCTACCCGGATTCAGAAAGGTTTATGGCAGTAGAGAAAATCTTCCTCGTTCTGGAAGAGATGCAACAAGTAATCAAGACACTTTCTAGAAAATCGAACTATGATACTGCAGCGTTTAATATCGGAAGCGACAGCTCTACCTGATCTGTCATCGGAAGTTAAGGAAGCACAGAGAGAGTTCAATTCTATCGGAAGCGATCTCAGTGCTAAAGACCTTGAAACAATGGCTAAGGTAACGATTAAAACCTATGCTTGTGAGACTACCTCCAGGCGTAAGGTTAGCGTTAAGACCATTGAAATGGGAATTGTTAAAGCCAAACATGCATCTGTTGAAGAGGATGAAGAGGATTTCGTATGAGCGACTTTATTGTTGATGAAGTTAAAGAAGTTAATGTGGAAGAACAAGTGGAGCTTGTCAACGCACAAGGCCAACACATTATTCTCTTTGAAGATTGTGTAGCAGCTTTGATTGGTGATGACACGAGTCAGATTCAAAAGCGTATTACGTACGAAGATTTCGGGAGCATCATTAACTCGATTCTGAATCGTCGTAATGAAGAGTCTCTTGAAGGATTCCAGCTTCCTGCAAACTGTTTCTTCTTTGCGAAGTCTGGTAACTCGATTCAGCTCAGCTGTTACTATGCTGAGCGGATTGCTGAGATGGCTCACTTGGATACGAAGTACACGCTTAAGACGCCGAACTTCATTATCAGTCACAAGCTTGATAAGCATAACGGAAAGCAGTGGCGTGTAACTGAGTCTAGGTTCTTCTGTACAGATTCCAAGGTTGGTGCATTACCGAAGGGTTTAATCTGGGATCCAGACCACAGCAATCATGTGTTCATTTCTCCGTTCCCGAACACGTATCCTGAAGGTCGTATGTGTTATGGTGGCAATTCAATGCCTTCGATCTTTCAGGACAACAACCTTCAAGGTCTGAACTGGTATTATCAGTTCTTGTTCGAATCCCCGTTCAACAATGACCTGGGTCTGCGTTCTGTTCGAGGTGATGATATGACTATTAATCAGTGGTTCGAACTTCTTGCACAAACTGCTAAAGACAATCTTGCATTCCCGTACAACAAACTTCGTGGTTATTCGCGTTAATCAAGGATATACAAATGGAAATCATTAGCCAACACATTAGCTGCGTTGTTCTTCCCAATGAACTTCAAGCAGCAGTAGACGCTGGTTATAGCGAAATCTACGCAATGACCAGCGAAGGTATTATCAAGCATCACAAGCTTCGTGGTCGTAATCGTTTCGTGCGACTCAAGGTGGAAAAACTTCCGACAAACTATAAGGAAGGAAAGATCTCGCAAGAAATCAACTTCCTGCCTGACGGCAAGATTCCTATCCAGTTGTTTGATCAGGTCGTGGCCTTTTTCAAGCAAGTGATGGAAGTGAAGAAGTCCGAGCTTGAAGCAATGATCTGGGTTTGTTGGGATCAAGAGAGTGGTTATCATCTGATCGTTCCTGAGCAACGTGTGTCGAAGGCTTCGGCATCGTATGACTGGAACTCCCTGCCTGCTGGCAAGACTATCGTGTGTGACATTCATAGTCACAATACGATGGGTGCATTCTTCAGCACCACGGACAATAACGATGACCGTGGCAATATCGGTTTCTCGGGTGTGATCGGTCGTCTGAAGGATGAAACTCCTCAAACGGTGTGGCGCTTTAACTATAAGGACAAGAAGATCGACTGCAACTTCGATGACATCTTCGTCCTCCCTACTCGTGAAGAGCAAGCAATTCCTGAAGATTGGATTTCCAAGATCGTAACTACGAGTCCTGGATATTCGACTGGAGGGAACAACACAAAGGGAAAAGCGGATCATCTAAAGCCTTGGCAGTACACAAGGGGCGGAAGCGAGGACGTAGGAAATCGGGCAGGGCCACATATGCAGGCTCGTGATAGGGGGTTACTTCCCGATGGTTATGGGAACTATTGGGAGGAGCACTCAGCTGCCGCTGGAGCTGGAGCAGGCTTCCCCTGGGAGTCCTGGGCCTTCAACCCTGATGCAGTAGACGCTGACGGTATCATCGACACGTCTATGCTTACGCTTGATAAGGCAGAACGTGCTCTGGCTGTTCTTCGTGAGAACCCTGAGTATGAAGAGTCTCATCTGAGCGCTCATCCGCAGTTGTTTCCATACAATCCTGATTTCGATCCTGATGCTAACACCACGTTTGACTGTGATGAACGTTATGAAGAAGTCAAGGAAGTTCATGGCAAAGACGTTGCTGACATCTATTGTTTGATCGATGATGGCATGGCTGTGCTGAACGGAAAGGATGAACTCGTAGAAACTCTGATGGCAGATATGATTCATATGATGTCAGAAGAAGGTCAAGAGGAATTGTTCAAGCGTCTGTATCAGGAACTCCCTGACAGTGCTCAAGAACGTATCCAGATGAACGGTATCCATTAAGGATTCAGAGGCGCTCCTAACCGAGCGCTTCTTTTTTTAGATAGGTGAGAAGATGAGTGAAGTCATGGATTGGGCGTATAAAAATACTGTCCATTTGGTTAAAGATTTTCACACTGCAGCACATTGTATTACGACTGGTGGAGAAGGAACGCCCCCATTCATTTCTGCATCTTTCAGTGTCGATGGATTATCGTTTCTAATTGGCATGGCTATTGCTAGGTACGAAAATGATAAGGGGGAGAAATGCACTACAACATGACTGAGTGGTTTTTGTATTTTCTAGAGCGTCAAGCCCATCCGGATAAACGGCGTCGATTCAAAAATTACAATCATTTTTTGGAATGGCTGGCAGAGTCTCACAATGACTGAAGAAAAAAAGAAAATAGCATGTGCTTACTGTAAGGTAAATTTCGACAGCTATGAGCTTCGACCTTACGGCCATAAAGGTGCGATGATTTGTTTCGACTGCGCTATGAAGCCTGACAATAAAAAAGAAACAGAAAAGAATTTTGAGATGCAACTTGATGCAGCTCTCTCTGCTGGTAACAACGTAGCTATCATCGGGGAAGAAACTGGACCTCGTCCTTTAAATACCGATTCTTTGGTATAAGAGTATTGAACGGACCACCACGTCCTTAAACAAGGTCATTGCGCCTATATGTTGTCTAACTTTCGGAGTCATTTTTTATGTTTACGTTTCGTCCCTCCTCTATTCCTTCGAACATTTTTGTAGTTGGCTGCGGTGGAACTGGCTCACGGCTGGTACCGGCACTGATTCAATTCATCCGTTCCATCACGAAAGAACACGTACCGTCTGGTTGGCTCGGTACCACGAACATCGTCTTGGTTGACGGTGACGTTGTTGAGCAGAAGAATCTGATTCGTCAGAACTTCGTTCAGAGCGATGTTGGTAAGAACAAGGCTGCAGTACTGGCCAATCGATATGCAAAGGCATATGGCATGAACGTCGTTGCTTATCCGAAGTTCATTGAAGAAGGTACGAATCCGTATGCCTTCCGCAGTCTGCTATCGGAAGTAAGCGGCCTTGATATTCAGCATCGTTTCAACGACATGGTTATCATGTGTGTTGACAGTGCCAAAGCTCGTCGTATTGTTATCGAAACTTTTTCCGTTAACGGTGATCCCACGGTGTTCATTGATGCAGGCAACGAAGACAGTTTTGGTCAAGTCCGTATGTTCCACAACGTCGGCTTTGTTGACTTCGATTATGGTAGTGCTGAAGCTGCGCGTCCGCATTTCAAGAATCCGGAACGTATTGAGTACGCACACGATCATCTGAGCTACATTCCATTCGACTACTATTTCTATCGTGATCTGGAAGACAATCCTGGTCTCGGTAGTTGTGCAGATCTTGATCAGACGTTGGCTATCAATTCATTGATGGCTATGTACATTCTGTCGTTCGTGCAGAATCACTTCTATAACAAGGCTATCGACTACAATGCGGTGTCGATTGATATCGTCAGTGGATCGACCTCGTATACGAAGAATACAGTTGTGGAATATCGCAACAAGATGATTCATGGCGACGCTGATTTGACTCAAATCGGTACGGGTTGTGCTGGAATGCTTGGAGGACTGACTGGCATTAACGCCGTTGACGTACTGAATATGTTCATTCGTCGTAATGCTCTTGAAGTGGATGCTCTGATCAAGGCTCAGACGTCTGGCGAGCCGGTAGTTAAAGAAGCAGAGAAGCCCAAGAAGAAAGCCAAGGTCAAGGAGCTTCGTCCGATCATTCAGGTTCAGCCGATGGATGTTGAGATGACTCCTGTCTATAGTGGACTTGTTGGAACTTCGGAACCCTTGGTAGGCGAGGTAAGTGGTCCTACGTTGGTAGATTTTGAAGCTGAAGCTAACAACGTATCTTTCGCTCTTCCTGAAGCGGCTGCAGAAGAAGCACGGCCATCAGTGTGGGATAACGTCGGTCAGTTTTAAGTAGCAAAGAAAAAGCCCCTGTTTTACGAGGGGCTTTTTTTTAGCTTAGTTGCAAGCGCTCACGAGATTCGCTCACGACTGGACATCGTTAAATTATCTGTGACAGTGAATTGAGCCAGGGTCGTACCGTCTTGTCTAAGCATAATCAGTGTACCAGCAGTTTTATCCCACTGCCAGCTACCAACGGCTTCATCTTGGATATTCTTGGTAATTGTGTAAAGCGATTGAGTTACTACATTTACTACTCCTTGAATAACACCAAACGCATAAAGCAAGTATGTGCCAGTAACAGTAGGTGTAAATGTCAAGTTATATAGAGGACCTGCGACAGGGGCAAACGTAACTGGAAGAACGCTTACTGCACCATTGAAAAGAAGAATTTGGTCAGGTGGGGCTGTAAGACCTGTGCTTGGCCCTTGAGCAGTAATGGTAACTGGGTTGTTTACTTCGATTTCGATTGAATACATTTAGTCACCACTCATTTCTTTAATGTAACGCTTAATAGCTTTCTTTTTGTTCTCAGTATCTTCTGTAGTCTGACCTTCTGACAGCATCTCATTGGGGATGAAGTCAAATGGAGCTACTGGTACTGAGTATCCTTCTTGGTTAAGCATGTATGCAGCTGTAGCTACAAGACCTGTTGACTCGACTGGAATGTAAATACCGTTCTCTGTCAGAACCTTACGGACTTCAGTAATTGCGTATGCTAGCTCAAGAGTCGTAGGTGCAGGTACGAATTCAAAGTCTGCTTCGATGTTATTAATAACGTCTGTAGCATACAGAGTAAACGCAGCGTCTTCGAAGTACAGTTCTGGTTGAGTTTCGATAAGCTGAAGAACACTAATCTTATCACGAGTTAAGGTGTCAAGTACCATACCGAGCGTAATAGAGATAGTTTCGATTTCTAAATCTCTCCACTCACCCTTGCCGAAGATACGATCCAAGGAGGCTTTGATGTGTGAAATTGAAGCCATTGCCAACCTAGGATCAGGAGCTTTCAATTCAATGCCGATATCTTCTTCGTCAAACATGCTTATACGTTTTTAGTTAGGTGGAGAGCTACTTTCTGCAGATCCATCGGTAGGGTTTCAAGTACTTGCTTGAAGTGAGCAGGACCGTGGTCGAACTCATTACCGATATCTGAACCCATCATTGATGAGAAATGACCCTTACCAAGCTTTGCAATTTTCTCAAATGGAACGTCCTTACCGCACAGCTTAACCATCAGTGATGACCGTAGTGAAGCTTCTTTGGTATGGATTGTTTCGTTGTAGAAGTTATAGCCCTTAGTGACTAGACCAGCTTGCTTGTCCATTTCTGAAATTGTATCACAAATGTCACGAACTGTCTCTGGGCGAATTTGATGTGGAAGCTTGTGGATTGCAGTAGCCAGTTTAACGAATGAAGGATTCTTGGTTTCGTAGAAACGATTAGCAAGTGCCTTAACTGCAGCTTCCTTATCCATGTAGCCGTTACCTGAATAACGTACTACGGCTTCGCTAGGCTCAATACCCTTTTCTTTAGCTTCATCATAAAGCTCAGCAGCTTGCTTTGAAAGAGTACCGTTTACACGAAGACCTGAGAGTTCGCCTTCGAAGTAAGCTTGCTTGGTCATGTAGTCGTCAGTAGCGATGGCAGCAGCTGTAGCTGTGCGCTGTGCAGCAGCCTTGACCATACGGTCAGTTAGTGCAGCTACTTCAGTCTGAACGCCATAAGCTTCGACAGCCTTTGCAACTTTATCTAGCGCAAAAACGTCTACGGCCTTGTAAGCGACCTTTTCATGGTACTTCATTTGCAGGGCCGTAGCGATGCAAGAGTCCTTGTTGTCAAGGGGCATTTCTTGCTCTACAGAAGCCTGCTTTACAAATGAAGCGGCTTCCGGCACAAGATCGAGAATTTCTTTAAGTGTGTATGCTAGCATAGTGTTTATATCTTAGTTCGTTACATGCGTTCATTGTCGAGGTTATGCTGTTCTACAAAGAACTTAACCTGTTCGTCACGACTAGCGTCTACTGAAGTTCTAACCTTTTCACGTACTGCTTCTAAAACCTTGTTCGTTGGTTCAAGTTGACCAGCGCGAATATGATTTGCTGTAAGAACATTTAGAGCATGACCTGGAGTAGGCGTATTAGTAAGCGTCTCTAGTTCACTTCTCATGAACCTACGATCATTCGCTCTACCAACAGCTCCTAGGATCCCGCTGAAGGCTCCAGACATACCACCGAAGATACCACCTGCCAACAATGCTTCAGCTGGTACTGAGCCGCCTCTAAATGCCTTAGAAAGGCCAAATGCTGTAGCACCACCTGATACCGCTCCGATGCCTGCTTGCATAAAAGTGTTTTTAAGAACTGATCTGAAATCGTTCTTTGAGAAACCTTGAGGTGTACCTGCGAGAATATGGTTAGCATACATCTGCAGGGCCTTAAGCTGAGTGTCTCGGCCTAGGGACTTAAAAGTCGGGTCGTCAAGAACCTTATATAAATCGATACCTTTACGTTTGTAAAAGTCTAGAAGGTTCATAACAATTTCATTGTCATTCATGGTGTAGGGATCCGTTTTACTCAGATATTTTAAGCGGCTAAAGCTTCTGGTTGTAAGGCTTGAGCCTTGATTTCTAAAGTCTTTTCCATGAGTTTAACGAGGTCATGGGTGAGACAAGGAGTAGTGCTTGGATTGACAGTGAACTTGGTCTTGAGTAAGTCGTTGCTTTCTTCTGCACCTGGAATGAATCTATTCTCGATGAATACAAAGTCCCACTCTCCACTAACTGCGAAACAGCAAATTGCAAGAATGTCAAACTGGCCACGATAAAGCTTTGTAGTCTGAATAGTTCCAACACCTTCAACAGTAACTTCTCTCTTGTCTGTGTTCTTGACAGCTACTGTACCTTGCCAATTCTGTGAGAGAACGTCTTCTTTAACTGAGGAAGTCACTATCGACTTGCTCTCAATTGAGAGAGGTACACCTTTGTACACAACTCTGAAGTCACCCTTGTCTGAATCTCTGTCTTGAATCTTGGTTACGGAAGTTACTCCTGGAATACCCAAGATCTGAGTCTTCAATGCACGTTCAGCGAGATACCCTTGTAGGAATCCACGGAGAGAAGGATTCTCATCGATCATCTCTTGGATGTCGCTCATTGTGAACCCCGAAAGAATAGAAGCTTCGTTCATAGCGTTTTCTTTGTATTTGATTATCATCCGATTCTCTATCACTCAAGATCTTATGTCAACGATTTTAGTGTTAAAAGAATCTGACTCTATTAGAGACGATTTAAGAGGCTTCTAGAGGTCAGGTGCTACTCGGCTACTCACTAGGCCCTCTCAGAGGCTCCTAGAGGCTGTAATCCAATCCAAGAGTATTCTGACCTTGTAAAGAGGAGGAGTTAAACAAGAAGTTTTTGGACGTGTCCAGTTTTGTCCAAAAATGTCCATTTTCTTCGAAACGCTGAAACCCAAGCCCAGCAAGGCTTTGCGGCCAGTGTGTCCAGTTTGTCCAGAAACTTTTTAGAAAACTGGACAGGCTCAAACCCATACTGGATAAGGCTCACAGCGATTTTGTCCAGTTTTTTCGAGGTTTTCAGAAAAACCATACCTCACTTTCTATTAGAAATAAAAAACTAGCAAAACTGTTACCCCACTCTCTTATATATAAATATATTTTTTAAAAGTTCAAATATAAATATATATATAGTACCCCCTGTTTTCTGGACTGTTAGTGGAAACCCTATGTTTTTCTTTTTTGGTAAATTTATTTCTCAAATAGAAAGTGAGGTATGGTTTTTGGAAAAAAGGCCAAAAAACTGGACAATCTCCCGCAAAGCCTTACTGGGCTTAGGTTTCAGCTGTCCAGTTTTTTTTAGAGAAATTGGACAAACTGGACACGCTCCCCGCAAAGCCTTACCCAGTAAGGATCCGAGGTTTTTGACAAATTGGACATTTCTGGACATGTGTCCAGTTTTTGGTATAAGAAGGATAGTAACACCCAGTAGTGCCTTCTCACGACCAAGGAAACTACATGAAATCTAAACATACGTTTGAAGACCAATTGCAGGTAATCAGGGTCGATGGCCACTTTGCGTTAGTCACCATATTTGACGGACTCATCCAAGATGTACTTGGAGATCCTCCGGAAGGTACTACGTTCTTAGAGTGGGAAACTAATAAACACTTCTACCTCTCCAACGCAGCTACATGGTTCAGTCATCTTCCGTTTCTTGGCTACTTCATTTTCGAAGGCAAAGACTATGATTTCGGCCCGCACTCGGAAAATGCACACTTCATAGAAGACTATGGACGAGTAGTAACCGAAGCTTATAACTGGCTCACCTCAGAACTCAAATTACGAGGCTGGTTAGAGTAATCTTGTCGGGGCTACGTGCCCCGTTTTGAATTTTGAAGATAGAAACTGGTATAAGTAAAGTACAGATAACTACAACCTTTTTTAAGGACCAAAGACATGAGCACATATCGTTCGGACTTGTTCAAACCGGTTTTGCTTAAAGACGTTGTTGCAGGTAATCACCGCGTTGAATACCGTATCATCCCTGAGTTGACTAGGACCCCGGATTCTATCGATCTTCCCAACTGGCTCGTGGAACAGATTTTGTACGTTTGGGATTTGGAGTATCAAATCGGTAAGAGTGCAGACAGGGTTAAGGCGATTAAGCTCGTCCGTGAAGTTAAAGGAAACTTGGGGCTCAAAGAATCCAAGGATGTTGTAGACTCAATCCATGAAGTCCATTTGCGTTGTAAAGGACTTGCTGCATAAGTAGGAGAACAAGGCCCACAAAGCCTTGTTTTTTAGCATCAACAAAAACAGATCTTTTGGTATAAGCATCTTACAGGGCACTACCCTACTCCGGAAGCAGCGACCAATCTTTTTAGTCAAGCCTACAGACTAATCAGGAGAGATCGCTATGGGTAAATTCCTAAAGAAGCTCGTCATGGTTGTCCGAGTTGTCAAGATCGTCCTTCGTATCGTTAATAGCGTTATGGACGTTCTCGATGACTTCGCAACTAAGCTGAGCGATAAAGAAGCGTATTAACCTTCCCGCTTAGCTCTTTTAGAAACCGTAGGTAGAAACTACCTACATTAATTTCGGATGCAACAATGGATATTTCGTCCACTAGTTCGAAGAACGTTCCAAAGATGTCATCGCCTGCCCTAGAGATTAAGAACAACTATTATCTCGTTAAAACAGGGCTGCTGTATAACTACTATCCTATCAAGGTCAAGCCGTTCACTGACGGCGATAGTATTATGCGGTTTGAAAAGGCACCGCCGGTCTTAATGGAAGGTATCGTGATCATAAACAAAAAGCCGTATCACGTAACCGTCCAAGATCTTATGCGTCAGGTAATTCGGAAATCAAGAGAAGTTGCAGTAGCTAAAAGAGAACAAGCAAATGGAAATTCAGGAACAACTAGTATTAAGGCCCTACGTCAAGCCGTTCAGCATCCAGTCGAACAAGGATCTGTCAGAGAAGCTTCGGTGGAAATCATCGAAGATGCTAACGCTGCTTGGGAAGAACAAATCGGAGCACTACTCGATTCTTTCTCTGCGAAAGAGGGGGCCGATTACGAAATACAGAATCCTGCATAATCCAGACAGCTTGATGCGTGTTGTCCAGTATAAGATCCTAACCCAAATACTGGATAAAATTGAGGTACCGGAATACATTCATGCTTTTGAGAAGGGCAGGAGTATTCCTAAAATGGCCGAAAGCCATGTGGGTAAGGACATGGTCGTGAGTATCGACCTAGAGGATTTTTTCACTTCTATCAAGCAATACCAGCTTTTCGATTTGTTCCAGCATCTTGGCTTCGGTCAAGCACCGGCTAGAACATTGTCAGAACTTTGTACTTATGAGTCATTCGTCCCACAAGGAGCCTTGACCAGTCCAAAGATCAGTAACATCATTACTGCACTGACATTCGGTCCTGCTATCAAAGAGTTCTGTGATGAAAACAATCTGACGCTCAGCATCTATGCTGACGACATCACGATCTCGATGGATGCAGAAACGCGAGAAAAGTTAGGGAAAGGTATTGTTGGAAAGATTCTTCGCAAAGTATCAACTGAAGTTGGACGTTACCGATTCAGGGTAAACAAGTCCAAGACTAAAGTGATGCGCCATTTCCAACGGCAGTATGTATGCGGAGCCGTTGTGAACGTCAAGGTCAATCTGCAAAAATCTGAGCGTAACAAACTCAGGGCTATGGTTTACAACTGCAACAAGAACGGAATTGAGGCGGAGGCCGCCAAAGCCGGAATCAGTGCAGAGTTGTTTTACAGTAAACTCATGGGGCGGTTGAACTGGTTCGGCCAGCTGAATCCCACAGCTGGTGCTCGTTTAAAGTCAAAGCTAAAAGAAGTCGATATGGGCAAGCAATCAAGTGATCCTATCGCCATTGAGAAAGCGTAAAAGTATTTATGTCGCTAGACTCAGCAACACCGTAAAGTAATCGTATCCGCCATTACGAAAGCTTTGCCAGTTTTTTCTGACTAGTTCTTCTGGGTAAAAGAACTGTAGTCTGCTTCCGGAGCTTGGCCTGTACTACCGCAGTAAGAAGTTATTCTTAACCGTAGTATAAACAGGGAGAGTTGAAATGGACCGCATAAATCCACATCTCGGTGCAGTAGATGGACTCGTACACTGCAATGAAACGAACGTAGTACCCATGATTACTTCTTAGGAACCAAATAGAAAGCCGGGGTTGAACCCGGCTTTTTTTAGCTTTTCGCAGTTAGACGTTGAATTTCGTGAATCCACTGTCTCTCAGTTTTTTCATTGTATCTATCGAGGTTGTTGTGATTTTTATACACCCAACCTTGAGCACGAGCATAGATGTTGGCAATAAACAACTTCTCAGCAATGTCATCTGAATCGTTGGGATCCGCATGGAATAAGCCATCTACCCAATCTACTTCATCAGAAACAACTACTGGTACACCTTGAGAAACTTGATCAGCAGTTACAATGTTGAAAGTTTCAGTGTAAGATACTTGTAGGCCAAAATCCATTGTGCCGATCAGTTTGATGAAGTCAGCATGTTTCATCCAAGAATGCTCAACTAACTCATGATCAATGCCATTAAAGATCATTTGTAGATTCTTAAGTACCTGGTTGGAGCCAGCGTTCTCAAGACGAGTACTATTGATGTGAAAGAACAACTTCTTACCAATACGATCAGCAAACTTGATTGCAGCAAGTGCTTGGATTACATGGTTCTTCAGAGGGCGAATTGCACCGAAACATCCGATATGAACTTCATGGTTGTGAGGCTTATAATCGTGACGATCACACTTCAACTTCTGGATAGGGTAGTAGTTAGGAAGATACGGGCAGCGTTCTTTTGCTTGTGCTAGTGACCAATCGGCATGATGGTTATACACTAGTTGAGCGATTTCGCTGTTCGTATTTTCTGCATTTGATGAAACGTAAACGTTAGGATAGTCTGTGTATCTCATTGACCAATCAAACGCAATGCCTTCATTTGCCAAGAACGGTGACTTACTGTGATTGCGAATAACCCACTTAACCTTTGGATGTAGCTTTGTCAGAACTTCAAACTTCTCTGGAACTACCCAGTATGCTTCGATTACTACAATGTCTGGTTTGTATCTAGTAACTTCTCTATCAATACCGTTGTTGTCTTCTACGTGTACGATTTCTGCTTCGAACATGTCTGGATGATCATTTAGCATGTCAACCATGAATCGTGCGCTGTTAAACAAACCGCTTTCTAACATCCCTGTACTGCAGTACCCACCTTCATCTGTGTAGGCATTTTCTCTATACTTCAAAATAAACTGAATCTTCTTTCTCACAACCTCTCCTTTATCTGTTTGGCTCTTTCTGAAAAGTGAACCGAGCCAACTTAAAAATTTAGTAAACATAAATTATCCCATTTGAACGCCACCTGATGTGACATTAACGAAGTGACCGTTAAACGTTGTTTTTGCGCCATCACTGCTAAGATTGACTTCGGCACCACTACTATGTTTTAGGTCAATGACGCTACCGTTAACTGTAACAGTTTGTTGCCCTTCGTAATCAAGTTTGATTTGAGAACCATCCCAAGTGGCGATGTGGTTCCCACCAAAGTCAACCGTAACCTTAGTGCCGTCTTGGTATATCTTTGTCTGTCCTACTACTTGAGTTACTGCTCCTGATACTCCATCCACAATTCGATACATTGAACCGGCTGGAACTTCTTCCCTGAAAATGATTGAAGAACTTGCAGGAGGAGCACCTGCATTTTGATAACCAGTCTTTACAGCCTGAGCTAAAGCAACATCACCGTAGTACAGGTTGTATCCGTAGTTCTCTATCTTTGCTGCATCAGATGTTGCTGCGTATCCTGTGTATCGATATACTCGACCTTTGATATTCTTAACGATGTCAGAACTCACATCAGTAAAGTGTTCAAAGTTACGAGAAACAATGCGTACAACATCGTCCCACTTAGAGATAAAGATCTCAGCCAATCGTGAACTTCTCATTAATAGAGAGCCCCCTCTAAGTACCGCTAGTATACCACCTCCGCTAGAGGCAATGACACGATCTCCTACAGATAAATCTCCAGCTTTGTTAACGTCGTTAATAGCATTTACACCTTCTGGACTGAAATTACCCGTGTCTACTGCTAAAGTGCCAGTATCGATATTGATAGGAAACGCACTATCAGAGGTTTGTGTACGAGGTAGGAATAGAATAATTAATGGATATCCAAGACCATGCATGACAACAACCCTATCCCCCATCACAGGCGTTACTCTGTCACCAGCACGACTCGATCCACCTGACGGTTGACCCCATTGAACCTGGTCTAGGTTCTGTCCACGAAGAGTTTTTACCTTACAGAAGGAACGAATTGGATCGACTTCTGTTACAGTACCTTCATCAAAAGTGTTGTCAATTTTAGACGGATTGTTAAGCATCATTTATACCTCAATTTGGTATAAGTATTATAGAATAAGTCTTTCACCTCAAGGAGGTATTTTGAAAGTTCAACCTATTTCAGATTTGCATCTAGATTGTCTGGAAGGTAAGCAGTGGGAAGGTGTACTGCATTCCATTATCAATCCAGAAGCAGACGTAATAGTGTTCGCAGGAGACATGTGTGAATGGCGCAACATAGGCCTTCTCAAGCGAGCACTGGCCGATGTGTACAAACGTATCCTTTATGTGCCAGGTAACCATGAATACTGGGGCTCAGAGGATTGTAGAGGTCTCGTTAAGGACCTGAAGACAGTGTTTTCAGGGATGCCTAACGTCGCTGTTCTCAATGAGGATTATCGTCAAATTGATGACGTCCTCTTTATCGGCGGAACTCTCTGGACGAATCTGTGGAATCCAATCAATGCAGATATCGTCAAGCACTTCATGGCAGACTTCAGACATTGTCCGAGTCTTACGACTGACTTCACTAACCAGAAGCATGAGTTCATGGTTGGATTCATTGAAGAGTGCTTGAAGTCAGAAAATTTCAAGGATCACAAGAAAGTCGTTATTACTCATCATGGCCCTTCGTTCCGGGCAGTAGCAAAGCAGTACCAGTACAGCAGTGCCAACTGTGGCTATTTCAGCGCGTTGGATCATATCCTCGAATCTGAAAAATCTCCTGATGTCTGGATTCACGGTCACAGCCATGTTGCTATGGATGAAAAGATCGGCAACACCAGAGTCATCAGGAATCCGTTCGGGTATCAAGGGTACGGAGAGAAGGAAACTGGGTTCAACAAGGAATTCATGATTGATACCTCGTTGATAACCAGAGAAGTTACAGAAGCAGACATTTGCAGTATGCTTGAAGAGTTCGAAGCAAAGTTCCAATAACCCGTTTCATATAAGGCTAAATCATGCGTGAAGATCAAGTTAAGTCGATGTTCCTGCTGGCAGGGTTTAATGTCAAGAAAACGACCCAGATAGAAAACGAATACTGGCCCAAAGCGTATGTCGAGCTTATTGCAGGGTCGCCGTGGTGGCTGGTGGACACGCAGTATGGCACGATCAAGATTGGCTGGCGCAAACGCGTCATCGCAATCGACTGGCAAGAGACCGGATATGTCTCTGAGCAGAACGGTGAACACACGTACGACAGTATTACCGATGATGCTGTGACTCGTGGTCCGTGTGATGTTCATGCATACAGTATCCCCAAGGCTGTCGAGTATCTGACTGCACTTCGGCGTAACATGGACTTCGAACAGGCAAAGAAAGAAAAGATACGAGTGTCGCAGGGCACCGTAGCTAAGGTAAGTGCAGGCGCTGGATCGTTCATGTAAGGGAGCAACAAAAAACCCGGCATTGCACCGGGTTTGAACTTCTTGGTAGAAAGGAGCGAAACAACCAAGATCTTGTAGAAACTTGTATTTGTTCTTAAAGTGGGACGGGGAATCCCTCGTTTCGCAAGTGTAAACTAATTTTAACACAGACTGATTTAAGGAATCAAGACATGGCAAGTCAAATTCGTTTCCTGGAAAAAACTGAGAACCAGAATCTGAGCGTCAATGAAATGGTTCTCAGGAAGTTTGTTGGGGCAATGCACACGCTAGAAGGTCGTAAGAACCTTCATCAAGTTTACAACGATAAGGATTCGTTGTTGAACTATCGCCTTGCATACACAGCTGCAATGACCCTCTTCACGGTCTGCAACGAAGTGCTGGGCATGAGCATGGGGGTGTACTTGAAACTTCTCAGTGCCCATTTCGAATTCATTCATACTCCGGTTTTGGAGTGGTAAGGTAGAAGAAGGCCCAGGTAACACTGGGTCTTTTTTAGCATCTGGAAGGACTATTTGGTATAAGTATATTGTAGTTAAAAACCAGATTACGCTTACGGGGGCGACCAAAATGTCTAATAGATATATTCGCACAAGATACGGGACCAATGGAAAGTCCGTGCTGATATCATTCGAGATTCCAGGAGTTCGATTGGAGTTACTGCAAGTGGAAGGGCAACCTACTGAAGCATTCGGCGTGATGAAAGGTCACTGCTTGGAAAATATTATAACGGGGGCGAAAAAGGGAATAGAAATAGAAATCCAGCGGATAGCGTGCACATCAGATAGAGATAAGAGAGTAAAAGACTTAGAGGCAGCACTTGTCTGTATCGACGAGGCCATTGCAAGAGACGAACACCGACTGGCACGTAAGTTCCCAGTACGAGGCGCAATAGCCTGAGAGAGACCCGTGGTAGGGTGAGTAGTACTTAAGCCCAGATATCATCGGGCTCTTTTTCAATTTTCGAATGTTGAAACTGGTATAAGAAAATTAGTAATAACAATGATTTTAAAACCTATTCAGGAGTAAGACCGTGCACGAATTCTGCCTGTTCAGTTTCTACGGTTTCATCGCTGTGTCATTCTTCTCCATCATCTTGAACATATTTGCTCAGATGAAATACAGAAAAGTATTTGAGCTGGTGGAAGATTTGCCGAACATCAGTCTCAAGGAAATGTTCAACGGTAACATTCCGTTCTACATGACCAGGTGGTTCACGATACTGATTCAAGTCCCGTATCTGATCATTCTGTGGTTGATTGCACGTGAAGTGCAACCTGATCCTATTTGGATGACAGCGTTCCTTATGGGACTGTTGGGGAATTACTACATCGTCTTCAGAAAGACCTCTAAGGTCTGGAAGCACATGTAAAGAAGAAAGGCCCCGATTTCTCAGGGCCTTTTTTTATCCGTTGAAGCTTACTGGAACTGGTCGGTCGAATTGAATCGAGACGTTTTCAGCAATTACAGGCTGTGCGCTTGCAACTGCGAAACTGTAGTTTTGGAACATACAGTATTCGAGGTACAGACCGGCAAGAGCTTGGCCGAAACCATCTGAACCACCGCCACGAGTCTTGAATACCATCAGAAGACCAAACGGTACTGCGAACGTTTCTGAGTCAAGGTTCATCTGAATGTAGGTGTTAGGAGAATCAGCACCTGGAGCACCGAAACCACCGTTGTTCATTGCTGGGCGATAAGCTTGCTGTGAAAGAGCAAACAGAACGTTGCCTTGGTCAGCGAGGAACTTGCTAAGTGAAATAGCATGTTGTGTCTTACCACGTGTGAAGAATGAACGATTTGAACCTACTTCGAATAGACGTGCTAGACCTGCGTCTGCGCTCATCTGAATGTTATCGGTTAGACCGATAGGCACTAGATCACCAACGCCACCTGAGAGGCCTGTGAAACGTGCTGGACCAGCGAATAACGCTGTGGTGTCCGGTGAAGCTGAAAATTGTGAGAACCGCTCATAGCCGTCCTGGTTAAGCTTCGAGATGTACTCGTTCTTCCAGTCCCAGCCGAGTCCAAACCCAGCTTCCTGGACGGTGGTTAGGCGGTCATTGGTAGCATCGGCTGCCATATAGTATCTATCCTTAAAAATGAATTCTTTGGTACAAGAAGATTGAGACAACCTGTACCCTACGGTTGTATTTTAATTGGAAGTTAGAGAAGGACATGTATATAAAAAATGAAGTTTGAAGTAGAAAATAACGAAAAAAATTTGGCAGGAATCTACTCTATAACTTGCTTGGCGAATGGTAGACAATACGTTGGATCAACGACTAAGTTTTGCAGAAGACACAAGGATCACTTAAGAGCTTTAGCTTCTAAAACTCACGGAAATAGACACCTCCAGTTTTCCTTCGACAAATACGGGCCCGAAAGTTTTGTATTTAAAGTAGTGGAATTAGTTGTAGACAGAATCGATTTACTAAGCAGAGAACAGATACACTTAAATAAACTATCTAGGGAAGATTTCAATATAACAAGAACAGCTGGATCAGTTGATATGACTGAAGAGACTGTTTCTAAAATGAAGAATGCTTATTATGCAAATGAGAAAGATAGACTTTTGCAATTAAAAACGTTGCACGATAAAACTAGGGGTAAAACCCAATCTAATGAAGAACGTCTTCAGTCAGAGATTTCCGGGTTCAAGGCGGCGTTGATTCACAGAAAAATATCTGATAGAGATGTACTAGCTTTCATACATTTGCTTATTTCAAATCCATCATACAAAGCATCAGATTTTGCTAAAAAATTGGGTGTTGATAAAAGTACTATTTGTAATATATTCAAACGTCTAAGTTCTAAAGGTAATAATTTTCTGCCAATTTTTACCCCCATACTTGACAAGATCGGATACATAAAAAGCGGAGCTAATAGCTATTTAGACATACGTAAGTTGGTAGAAAATAACGTATTGAATTTAGATGTCGAATTTGTACCGGGTAGAGATAATCTGATAGTCGATCCTATTGAGTTACACTCTTTTGTAAAAAGATAGATACAAACAAAAAAGCCCAGATTTCTCCGGGCTTTTTTTAGTTTTCTGAACTCATTAGATAATGAGGAACAGATTGATATAATTAAGAGGGTACACAACACTGATGTTCAGATTAATAATGACCTGATCCTTGTTGTTCGGATCTTGAGCCAGGCTAGAAATTTTGTAACTAAGCAGCGGTGCACCGATCTTCGGTAGTTTTTGACCCTTAACCAACTCTGAAGCAGAGATGATTGTTTGACGCAGAGTATTAAGACTATCTGGAGTAACGTTCCACTTACCGATAAAGGAAGCTAGCTGATCATGGTAGAACATGCTGAGCCAGTCCCAGTTCTTAACGACTAGAAGTTCACGGAACTCAAGTACTGACATATCTGTCGTTAGTTCATGGCGAACGAAAGGAATTGAACCTTGCGTTTCTTGTACGAACAACAGCGTACCTGCAGCAGCCATCGTGTTCATTTGAGCACGTGTGAAATAGAAGTTTGAGAACTTCAGATCTGCAACGCCTGCAACACCAACGTTGGTGAAACCTTGTTGTACTGGGAAACCAGCAACCATGCCACCAAGAGCAGCACACAGGTAGTAGCCAGGCAGATACTTAACAACGCCATCTACGGTAATACCAACTGTATCCGGCTGAACGTGGATCACACGCTTGTCGGTGAAGGTTGTGCTAGCAGCAGCTACAGCAGTTGCCTTTTGAGCCTTGCTCAGCGTACGACCAACGTAGTAACTAACAGCAGTTGCAGTACCAGTAGCAGCTACAACTACTTGTTGGTTATTCAGTACTTGTTGTACTTGTAGTGAACCAACTTGAGTAGGAGTGCCAGTAGCAGCAGTAACAATAACTGAGTCACCAGGAACAACGCCGTCTGACATGAATGTAGCATTTGAGGCTGTCAGTACGTAGTTACCGTTGATAACAGTAATAGTGTTGTTTCCACCGTTTGCGTTAACGAAGCCGCTTGAGTACGGACCAATGTTTTGGCTCGTAGGAATTGCTGTGTTAACCAAAGCGATACGCCATGCAGCTTCTTGCGGAGTTGACATTTGGTCAACGTGAGCTTGGAATGCTGAAAGAATATCTACTTCTTGTGTAAGCGGAACTAGTGCGTAAAGACGATGGCCTTCAGCAAGTTCAAGAGCGGTTTCATAACCAATAAGGTCGTCGCTCGGTACTGCGATTACATTGATCTGAGTCGTAGTATTTGCCATGCAAATTACTGAAGCCAGGCCAAGCGGGTTTTGATCAGAAGTATCACCAAGGATACCTTCGATGTCACCAGTTGTCGTCAGAACTTGGATAGCGCCTGAAAGATCTGTACGAAGAGCACGGTAAGCAAAGTGAACTTCACCGCTAACAACACGACCGTAAATTACGAACGGATTAGGTTCGATTGAGATCTGGCCAGTTGTAGGAGCGTTTGAAGCATCGTAGTTTGATGTACTTGTGCTTGGGTTTACAGCAGGAAGAAGCTGGTTGTTATAAATCTTGCGAGTCTTAACAGTGAACAGAGCCTTCTTGATTACTACTGCGCCTGCGCCAACTGCTGTACCTACAGCGGGGCTGATGGTAAGAACGTTGGTAGCTACGTTTGATACGTTTGCAACTAGGTCTGCACCGTTAGCACCTGCGCCACGGATAAGGATCGTATCACCGATTGCGATACCAGTTGCGCTTGCTACTGTGACGCTTGTTGCGCCTTGAGTAAGAGCACCAGGAACAGTTGTTTGAACGCTAAGGTCAGCCGGTAGAACGTCTGTAGTGTTCAGGGTAATCAGAGTTGAAGTCGGATTAACAACAGCGGTTACGGTCGTGCTGAATACCTTCGCTACTGAACTTGTGTTCGTGTAAGCGATATCGATAGCATCACCTGGTTCAACTAGAAGAGTTGAAGTTGTTTGGTTAACGTTTGAAAGCGTAGCCTTAGTGATTGCTGCACCAGTTGTAGCAGTACCAGCTTGGGCTGAGATTGTGAACGTTGTACCTGAAATGTTGCTGATCGTAGCAACTAGAGCAGCACCTGCTGCGCCTGCACCAGCGATAGAGATAACATCGCCAACTACGAAACGAGTAGCGTTAGTAACTGCGGTTACGCTTGCTGAGCCAGCTGAAGTTGTACCTGTGCCGGTAGGTGTAGAGATATCAAGTTGGTTTGCGCCTGAATATCCCAGGAAGCCACTTACAAGGGTTTCGATCTTTGCGTTGTTCAGATATACCTGAACTGAGTCTGGCTCAACTACTTGGCCAGGTTGAGTTGAAGGAAGACCAAAGGTATTTACAACACCTGAGTTGCTGATAACAGCAGTCTTCGTTACTGTTACGTTGCTTACAGTTGTACCTGCAGCAGTATCTGTCGTGGCAGTAAGGCCAGACACTGAAAGTACAGTTGCGCTAAGTGTACTACCTGTTGTGGAAGCACCAGGGATAAGTAGAACGTCACCAATAGCGAAAGGAACAGGAGTAGTAAAAGTAACTACTGCTGAACCAAGGGTCATGCTACCGATTGCGTTTACTGCTGGAACTGCTGCAGTTTGGATAAGGGATGCATTTGAACCTGCTACGTAGCTCACTACGTTGTATGCGGGTCCAATTAGGCATACTTCCAGATCAGGAGTAACGTTAGCAACGCCGCCAGAGCTTTGGAGCTGTTGATAAACTAGTACTGATGGAACGACATATGACATATTTATTTCCTAAAAGGATTTTTTGATACTCGCAGTCACTTGACTACGAGCCGAATTCTTGACACATTATGCTGATATTTTAGCAGAATTATTCAGGCTGAAGATTCAAAATGAAGTTCTTGATCTTGATACTGTCGTTCTTAACTGACCAGCGTTCTTCACGCATCCAAGGCACTGCAATTGTAACTCTGAATTTCTCTTTGCCTTCTGAACTTCCATCGAGGTCACAATTACTAACCGTCATAGGAGAAGCGAAGTCTTTGAAGCCTTGGGTACTACACAGATAAGGTCGTGTCCACAGCAAGAAGTGCTGCACCATATCCGTAATAATTTCACAACTACCAAGCTGAGTTGCTTCAATTATGATTTCAGCTTGACCGCTATAGAGAATGAAGTTCTCAATATCGTGTAAGCCCATAGTTTGATTCATCGTCTTTGCAGAAGACATATTATCGGTAAGCGAGAACTTACCAACATTATATGCACCACGATCAACCAATACTCGGGGACGTTCATTAAATGGAATCTTATGAAGGTTATTCATATAGTCCAGTTCAATCGTCCTCTTCTTTTCGTCTGCGTCCCAGAAGAACGTTGACTGTTCTGTGTACTGGGAGAAGTAGTAGCGAAGAGGTTGCAGGATCAATTCGCTTAAGTTAACTGGGCTAAAAATCATGGTAAGTACGAATCCAAGTATTGTGACGGAAAGTCTGGAAGATCTCTTGTCACTAGTTGGAATTCAACCGCTCCCTTACTTAGCTGAGTAAGAGTCAGCATTTGTCTCACAACATTGCCCTGTAACTCTGTAGTAGCGATTCTAGTAACTTCATATCCGCTCCAGTCTCCGCTACGAATTATAACATCACCAAGACGAATATCTGGCATGGAAATTGTCCACGCTCCAATTACATTCTCTTCGTCTTGTCCAAGGTAGTTTTTGGTAAGGTTGTTTGGGGTTGGATCGTACTGCAAGAAGATCTTTGCAGGAGTGAAGTATCCGCCTTCAAAACTAGTACCGATGCAATTAGGGCAATTATCGCGGGTCGTATGTTCATGCACAGGATCCCAGCAAGTCGTACAACGTTTACCATAGTTTTTGCGCCTAAATAGATAAGAACTAATTCCACCGAACCTTGACAGAAGCCAATACTCACGTCGTTGGATTTCCATGCTGCGGATAGTTACCCAGCTTCTTTGGAACGTTTTCCAAGTAGCGGGGTCGGATCTAAGGGCGATACTACCCTTGTCGAGAAGAAGTACTTCAACGACGTAGTATCCATGATTAAATTTGGACTCTTCTCTGAGGGTGGTGTCGATGAAGTGGTTTCCGACGATTGGGGTTGCGTTGATTTTGACAAAATCTGAATCCTCTATTTGAGAGAAGTATACATCAAATACACAGTTACCCCAGGAAGCCGGTATGGACCATTCTACAGTCGCCTGCTTGTACCACTGTGGGTAGACCTTGACTTGGATAGCCGAAGCCCTCCTAGCCGTTGTAAGAGGCAACTGAGCGGTTTGGATTAAGAACCCTGGGGTGACTGAGAAGTTGAATGCCATGTTTAGGGCGTATTGTTTTTAAAGTACTCAGCTACTTTACGCGGAGTAGTGAGTTTGTGATGATCACCGGGATTGATTTTACCGAATCTACTTTCTATAGCTGCGACCAACTTTTTACCAGCTATTGTTGTAGCAGCCTTATTTTCACGGTTCTTAGGAAAGAAAGCATGATCTGGTTTCATACTTGAATCAAAATGTTTATGAGTTAAATCCATAATGATTTCAAGATTACCACCGCTAGCGATTTTTTCAAGATATTTGTTCATGACAGTATTTTAAAAGCAAAAGCCTCCCGAAGGAGGCCTTGTTTGGAACTGTGTTTGATTACCAAGTTGGCATAAGCGAGAGGTCGCTTCGTACTTCTCCCCAACCACTTTCCATGTTCAACTGAATCTTTAGCTTTGTAGCTGCTTCGGTAAACTGTTGCTGAAAACCTGCTGCTAGACTCTGATACAACTGCGAACGTTCTTCGATTGGAATCTGAAGCCCGCCGTCGCTGTAGTTCATAGTATTACGAGCTAGGAGCAACGCTTTACCGAGGTATGCATGCCAAAGAGTTCCCCACAGAAGAACTGATTTGGATGGGAAGTTTTGAATTCCTACTGCACCAATTGGCGGAATCGTATTAAACGAATCCACTGCTAGTGTCATAGAGAGTGAAATAAACGTGTCAGTCATTTCCTCACCTTCGATAAGGTAATTGTTGACAGCATAGTCTGACGTATACTCTCTTACTTCTTGCGGGGTGAGGATTTGATTAACGGACATTTATTTACTCTGCTGCAGCCTTACGACCACGCTTAGCCTTCTCTGTTTCTGCTACGCCATTTGCTTCTTCAGCGGTTTGACCGATCTGTGAAGCTGCTGCTTCTGATACTTTTTCTACTACATCGGTATTCTTGCCAATTGACTCTGAAGTTGCTGTGCTCTTCTTTTCCGGAGTCTTTGAAGCCTTCAGTTCTTCAGCCGTCATACCTTGATAACCTTCGTGCTCTACAACCAGTTCAGGTGCCTTGACTAGATCGCTGACATCAGGCTCTTCTGAGTGAACTTCTGCCCAACCACGATTTACTGCATCAAGAACATCTTGGTGTTCTAAATCTGATTCAAGAATCTTAACGAACGAGCCTTGCTTGATAGAGATATACCCTGCTTTCAGTACAAGACCGGTCGGAAGCTTATTGACCAGATAAAAATTTTTAAAAACTACTTTAGACATTTGCTAATCCTTTCTTAGATTCAAGTATTGTATTTCTGTCCGTACAGTTTGTCAATTTTTTCCATGATCTTACGATCTTGGTGCTGGAAGTACTTGTGTACTCCAAACATGCCTGTACCTACAGCTGCTGCTCCACCAACTCCGACCTTTACTCTTGTCTGGAATGTACGGCCAGCTTCTACTTGTGCTTTGCGTTTAGCACGAAGAGCTGTAAGTCCCGTATCCTCAGCCTCGCGCATTACACGAGCCTTAGTAGCCCATTCCTTTGCGCTCTTCCCCGACACTTGATCGATCATTTTGAGGGTCTTGGATAGGTATCTGTTAAAACTACCTGCCATGTTGGTTTCCTTTTAATTTACAAAGAGTATTTTAACAGAGATAGAGAAGTAATACATCAAGCTTCAGATTGGTATAAGGAGAGTAATAACAATAGAGGTTTATCGTGTTACTAGAAGAAGAAACTATGACCGAAGCAATTCTGGAGTTCTTGCGGATTTCCGAGCTATACCTCTTTGGAGGATATGATGAAAATAAGTGAGATGACCGATATCGTCAAGAGAGCACCGCTCCCAATACGGATGATGATAGACAGGTGGGGTGAAAAAGACCCGCTCATCAAAAAGCACGTAGTAGGATTGGACTATGCACTGACTAGCGGAATGAGTGATACTACGATACGAATTCTGATAGAAGACTTTCTTGACTACGTCGAGCGGAAGTACTTCATTGACAGAGACAAGACAAGAGCGAAGATCGTGATGTTCCTTGCTGACCACCGTAAAAAATAAGGAGAAAATAGTATGGCTGAAAAGAAACGCTCAGTGGCATTCCCGATCCTGGCTCTGCTGGCGATCATCGCTCTGCTATCACCGAGAGCTAAGAAGTAGTCTTCGGAGAAACAAAATGGATCAGGCCGATCAAGACGAAATACGGAGAATCGTATTTGGTGAAAATGAGGTACTGTATTCAAAGATCATAGCAGTGGCGGTTGTATCTGTAATTACAGCAGTGCTGGCCCTCATAGCTCTGAGGCAGCGCTAAAAAACGATGCACAGCCCAGCTAGTAACTGGGCTCTACCAAGGGGATTTCATGGCACCGCTGCTGTACACTATGTACGCTGTATCTGTTCTACTGACTGCGTACGTTCTTATAAAAGTAGCTCCGTGGAAGAAACTCTCGTTAGAAAAAATTATACCGAGAGTTGTATTCGTGGTACTCGTATCATTAATACCAGTAATAAATGTGTGTTTCATAAGTTTCATCCCGTTGGTCAGGGAAGTAGATCGTGCAGTGAAGCGAGAGAATTTCAAAACGGAAGATGAAGAACTTGAATTCGTTAGAATCTATATTACGACGAAAGTATCTAAACGGGTATTGGCCTTCTGCAGAAGAGTAGGTCTCAAAAGAGACTAAAGAATAGCCCCGTCAGTACGACGGGTTTTTTTAAATTCGTAAAGGACGAAGTGGTATAAGAAGTATAGAAACATAATACATATAATTTTACTAAGGAGTTTGACCAATGAAGACGCTCAATGGTATTACCTACGTCCAGCTTAAGACGCTCACGACTGCAGAACTCAATGCACTTTGCGCGGCGTATGCTGCAAGCCAAGTTTTCATAGCTATGGAGTCTAGTGGCTTTGCTGACGAAGGTGAGAGAGATTTTGCAGACAAGTTCATGCAAATTTTCACTCGCCGTGCAGAAGAGATGTTCAACGAAAAAGTCACCGATAAGGTGTATTTGATGATGAAGATTCTGTACGATACAGAAGAAAAGTTCGACATGGCAGCTGAAATGGCAGCTGAGATGGGTAACATCGCAATGATGACTCAGAAGATGCTGAAGCAGGTTCATCAAGATGTTCTAGCGATGCGCTAAAGAAAAAGCCCAGCTAACAACTGGGCTTTTTTTAGACTTTCAGAAATAAGAAAAGCCAGGATTTTACCCTGGCTTGTCTTTAGATGGGATCACCTCCTCTCGGAAGTTCTAACCACGCTGAGTGATTAGAAGTTTAGAACAACTGCACCATTTACGTTACCGATACCAGCACCTACAGCTTCGTAAGTATGGAACTCGATAATGTCTGCTTCGGTCTTCAGGAAGACTGTCGGAGCTTGAAGCTCATAGAACTGACCGAGGTAGTTCTGAGGAGCAAAAACGATTGCTTGGTTCGTCGGGAGGATGTTAGCCTTGTTCGTGGTGATGATCTTGTAACCGAAGAAGTTATCAAGAGTCGCTTCGCCTTGGAACAGTGCTGATGCTGCCGGTGAGCCTACGTCTGTTGCTGCAAAAGTCAGCAGGTCAGCGTACATTGATTGTGTCATAAGGATACAACCAACAGGTAGCTTGTTCAGAAGCATGAACTTGATACCAGCCATCAGGTTAGCCTTTGTAAAGCCACCAGCGATGGTGTGAACGTTGCTGTTTGCTGTAGCAATAGCGTTGATGTTTTGATAGAAGTTTACGTCTTCTTGTTCTTGAATATCCTTAACGCTGTTTTCTTGAAGGATAGTACGAATGTCGGTACGGTATGTAGCGAGTTCGAACTTGCTCTTACGGAAGTCAGCTGATTGGATCTTCTGGAATGTAACTGGGTAACGTTGTGTCTTCCAGTAACGGATTTCCGGACGGCCAAGGAAAGGAGCAGTAGCAGCTACTGAATCAGGTTCCTTTTCAACGATAACCGTTGGTTCTTCGGTCAGTTGGCGATCAAGCTCTGAAGCTGTGATTTGAACTGGCGTAAGAATCTTACGGGTAAAGCCGTCTTCACGAAGCTTCTGACGTACGAAAGCTGACATTGCAGCTGAAGCTTCTTTGGTGTGACCTTGGTCAATCTTGTCTAGGAAAGATTGATTCAGGAATTGTACGTTTACGGTTTCTGTGTTATATGCGCTCATTTTTATTTTCCTGTTACGCTACTTTGATTGTAATATGAGCAGTTTGCGTTGCACTTGCTGTAACAACGTCTAGCACAAAGCCGATAGTTGGATCAGTAGTACCGTTTGCGAGAGCAATTTGGCCGCTCTTAACAGTGATAGGTGAACCAGGAGCATATGCACCAGCGGCGTAGTTAGAGATACTTGCGAGGAAGTTACCCCAAAGAACAACTGCCTTACCTGAATATGCTGAAGAGCTGCTATCGCCGTTACCAACGATTACTAGGCCTACATTGTTTGAAGCTGTCGCGCCTGACTTGTTAACAGTGTTGTCGCTCTGCTTGGTAACCCAGTCACCATTTTGCAGAGTAGCAGCTGCTGTAATCGGCTCGACGCGTTCTAGAGAACCATCGTAGGGCCAGCCACGGATGATCTCTGCGTTACGTTCCATTAACATATTTATTTCCTTGTATATGTTTCTATTTTTAAAGGAACCGAGTAAAGACTATATCTACTCGGCTCAAAATTCTTTCACAACATTTCTATTTTAATGTGGAAAAATAGTAGTGTGGGAAATCGATTATTTTTAGCTAAAAAATTTAGCTCAGCATGAATTCAAGAAGGGGATCAGTCTTAGGACGAGCAAAGCCTACGCCATTACCCATTCCCCACGGTTCATCCATTGCAGATGCAACCTTCTGAAGAACTTCAGGAGAGACTCGTTGGAGTTGTTCCAGATCTTCTTGTGTGAACTGAGCGGCAGAAGCCAGCTTAGTGATTTGCTCAGGCATCTCTACAGGCACTTCTAGAGCCCTGTCGAGTGCGACTTGATGTTCGGTAGCCTGCTTCTCAATCTCAGCCTTCAGGCCTTCGATTTGGGCTTCTAGAGCATCAACGTATTCAGCTGTCTTGTGCAGAAGTTCAACCGTTGGATTTTCATCTACTTCAAGAACGAAGTTTGAAAGTTCAGCAACGTTAATGTTTGCTGCTTTAACAAGCTTTACAGCTTCTTCATGATCAACGCCCTTCATAGCTAGAGCTGACGTAGCCTCTTTTTCCATGATATGTTGAGCTACTTGATAACGAGCATCTGCATCGCTAAAACCAGCTTGCTTAAGATGTTCGATAGCAACAGCTTCGGGAGTTGCAAGACGAACTGTTTCAGCGTGGTCTTTGAGGATTGTTGATAGTTTAGTCATTTTGTTTACGTCTTTTCTCGATTACGCTCTTAGCGTGGTTGTGTCTGAAGTTATCAGCGTAAGCTATTCCCGGAATCATGCCTGCCGTACCTCCGACAACACCGCCTACAGCCCTACCTGCATTTTGAGTCTTCTGTTTAATCATGTCATGGGCATACACTGCAAAGCCTTTAGCTTCACGCTCTGGAGTTCTACCACCTGCCATAAGACTCTTATATGCCTCAGCACCAAATTTCTTTCCTTGCTTGGCTCCAATCTTGGCTCCGATTTTACCACCGAGAGTAGCTCCGCCATGATGCCCAAACCCAGCACCTAAGCCTATTGCTCCGATACCCAGAAGAGTTTTTCCAAAGTTTTTAAGACTAGATCTGCCAGCAGTAGCGTATTCTACATCGTAGTTAGCTTTTTCTCTTCCATGTAAAGTCTTTCTATATTCTTTGCTTGGAAATATGGAAGCAACTTTCTCTAAGTACTTATTGGACATGTTTGTTAATCTGTTTATTTAGTTTAACACCAGCATAGTCTGCTGCTAAACCAGCTGCTCCACTTAACGCCATAATTTTAGCGTTGTGAAGTTTGGCACCTTGCCCGAATACCTTAGGCATAGAGTTCATCAGCTTATGAGCACCAAAGCCTGTAGCTGTGCCCAAACCAGCGATTACGCCAGTGTTGACCAGCTCTTGTTTATGTGTTAAATCCTGCGCAGCTTTATACAACGCTCTGGTAAAGAGAGTCTTAGCTCCCCGTATCAGTTTTGAACCAGGTGCCGTAATAGGCGCTGGTTCTTTTACTTTCCCTAGGCTTACATCTTTCTTGACAATCATACCAGCCGATTTGATGCGACCTTGAGTGTCCATGTCAAAATTAAGACTAGCGATTTTTTCAAGATATTTGTTCATAGTTACCTAATAAAAAACCCCTCTACATCGAGGATACAGAGGGGTTCTTACTTTATAAAATCAAGCTAGTTAGTCTGCTTTAGATTTATGTTTCTTGTCTGCTAGAGCACCTTTGATTGCCGAATATGCTTTTCCGCCAAGGTATCCACCGCCGACAGATCCTGCAACAAGTCCTGGAAGTCCAGCTGCATGAACACCTGCTACTGCACCTGCAGTACCGGTTACGAATCCTGATAAGGTACCACCTACTTTATCACCTTTCTTGGATCCAGCATAACCACTTAGTGCACTAAGAAGAGCTTCTTTTTCTAACTCAGAAGCCTTCTTTTCTACTAGATCAACTGCATTTTCAAAATCCAGACCTGAGTCTACCAGAAGACTTACTGCAGCTTGTTTTTCTTGGTTTTTGTTCTTTTGTACTGCGGCGCCAACACCTAGACCTAAGACTCCTGCGCCAGTGGCCGCTGCTGCGACCCTAGCCTTATTCAGTGTGCGTGGAGCACCCATAACATTCTTGGGACCCCCACCTGAGCCTGGAATACGTGTGACTTTTTGAGCTAACGAAGTGCCTGGAACTTTACCCGCTAGTTGCAGGACACCCGCTTCTTTCGTTAGCCCAGCTTTTTTACCAAGTTTACTGCGGTGTCAAAATCGAAGCCAGCTTCGATGAAGTGTGACAGTGCAGCTTGCTTAACTTGTGAAGCTTCTTCACGTTCGATTTCTTCAGCAGCTTCCTTGACCATGTTTACTGCATCGTCAAATTCAAAGCCTTGCTCAACGAGTGATGAAACTGCAGCAGCCTTTTCTTGACCAGCCGTTACCCAACCACCAGTTTGAACTTGGTTAGGAGCTTGTGCACCGATTTGTGCGCCTTCATCCTTAGCAATGCCAGGAGCAGGATTTTGATCAACTGGAGCAGCTCCACGAGCCATTGCGTCAGCAACGATTGCGTCGAAGATTTGGTTGATTGTACCACCATTACCCTTGCCGTCTGTGCCGGGTTGGTTCTGGATGATAGCATCTTGTTCAGCTACTTGAGCTGCAAGATCTTGTTGTGTCTTGTTCGGTACAGCATTACCAATACCGTTAACGGTATTTTGGTCACCTACTGAAGCCAGCTTTTCAAGAAGAGCTTCGGCTAGTGCCTTGCCTGCGTCAGCAGCTTGTTTGTTCATAGTATCCTCTGGTTTAACTTGATCAAGTTTAATGGATGCAACTTTTTGCATTACTTCTTTTGCTAAGTCAGCGCCTTTAGCCGCAGCTTCTTTGACACGTTCATCAGCATCGTTCTTCTCTTTGGCGTCCTTGACTTCTTCCTTAGCTTCCTTTACATCTTTGTCAGCTTTGTCGATAGCCTTTTCTGCCTTATCTTCATCTTTCTTTTCTTCTTTCTCTGTATCTTCACTAGCTACTTTATGGAGGCCAGCTTCTTTTTGCAGATCATTAAGAAGACCGTCTAGAGTGAAACTCATCATGACTAATATCCTTTTTTAATAGGGCTACGTTGAATTGTAGCCTTTCGAAAATCTTAGGTCAATTCTTTTTCTTCTGAACCAACTTAACCATCGCTGTTTTGGCGAGTTTGTAAGTCAGCTTATAGTCAGAAGCAGATTTAACTAAAACTATTTTAACACCATCTGAAGCCTTGTTCAATTCTTGCTCTTTCATTTTCCGCTCTATTGCTTGGGTAATGTACCACTTAGCAGCTAGAGCAGCTCCGCCGATAGCAGCAATGGCAGTAAGCATCTTCATCAAACTTGACTTATTCCCTTCTTCTGACTTGAGATTCTGTTCACGGAACTTTTCGTAAATCGTAGGTTCGATGTGAGGACCGTTGCCGACAAAGCCAACATTAGTACCCTGTACATAACCGTAAGTCGAAGCCTGTTTGTTCAGCGATACACGTTCCTCAACATACTGTGGAAGATACGAGGCATCCTGCATATGAGGAAGCATAGCATGAACGATACCGATGTTGGGTTCTGTAATTTCACCGAAATCACGGTCGAATTCGGGAATAGCAGTAAGACCAACCTTATCAAAATATGCAGCAGCCATTGGGCCAATGCCGCGCCCTTCTTCACCCATCAATTTTCTAGCAATCAGTTCAGCGAGAAAACCAATCGAAGGGCTAATGCCAAGATGAGCAAAGGTACTAAAAGTCTCATTAAGCTTATAATTTCGAAGAACATCGATAACCGATCCTTGCGGATCACTAACTCGTGATACAAGATTATCAAGATTAGAATCGATAGATACAACATCGCCATCAATCTCCTTCGTTAATTCTGAAAGCTTTTTAAGAGTAGCACTCTTCTGTAACGGAAGGTCATTTAGACCAGCCATTAGCGCCTCATCCACTGAACCAATCACTTCGCTTTCAGATGCTACTTTCTGTAGAACTGCGCTAGTTACGTCTGCTGGACGAAATACAATAGAGATGTCGAAGAATCGCAATGGAGCCAAGTTAAGCGCCATTACCTTACGACCATCAGGGAAAACCTTACCCAACTGTTCGCTTAGATGCTCACAATACTCTTCACGGGTACGAGCTTTGTTACCACAAATTGAACAAACATCGAAAGGTGTACGGCAAGCCATTGAAGTCTTTGGCCAGTCACCGCTTTCGATACGATCAACGATGTCTGGAGCCTTGTCGTTCCAAAGCTCAGCGATAAGCTCAACGCGGTGCATTCTGTCGTTGTAGACAGAGTACACAACTTGACCAATAGCGATTTCGGGATTTTTGTTTACGTGGTTTCTGAAAATATGGGCAGGAGCAGTCTCAAAGGTATTGTGGTAATCAATGAGGCTACTTTCTGGGAAGTAGTCAGCATTACGGTTTGCACCATAAAACTCTCCAGCACCCATAGCTAGAATGTGAAGATACGTCTTGCCCTGAATGGGCGTTAGTTTAGAAGCGAATTCTTGAATGCGAGAATCCGTAGCCTGCTTAATAAGACTGCCTGTAAGATCTTTGGGATCGAGAATAGTTACCTGTGGTTCTTCACGGTAAAAAGAAGACGTATCGATTAGTTTAGTTAGCATAGTTCTATTTTACAGGCGAATCTTTATTTTGACTCTTTCTTCGGATGCCACTTGTCCATAATTTTCTTGGCAAGATATGCACCGGCTACTGGGATTGCAGCCCCAACAGCATAAGAGCCCATTTGCGAAGGTAGAAGCTTGCGTACATACTTATTAGCAGCGGCAGCTCCCTTGTGGGCTTTAATTCCTTTGTATGCATGGTAATTAGCAGCAGCTTCTTCTCTTAAAGTTAGTGCGCCAGGAATAGCTGCAACGGCTGGAGCGTAATCACGAGTCTTGTCATTTGAAAGAGCTGCAATGGTAGCAACACTACTTACTCCGGGCATTTTGGCAATTGGAGCCAACGCTTTAAGCTTTCCGTAACTTTGGAAGTCTTTGGCGTGGCCAAGTTCATGCATTAGAACGTCAGCGTTCTTAACAGTCTTTCCACCATTTCTTAATCCTACTACAAAGTCTTTTTGAGCACCTACCCCTCTGGTACGTAGAAACGCAGGTCCAGGAGCGTCATTACTAGCTAAGTGTTTATAAATCTTTCCCAAAGGATTCTTTGAAAAAGTCATTTTATCTACATTGTGCTTTCTAGTATTGAAAGTAGTGGTTTTATGTAAACCATTATCTTTCATAAACTTTCTAAGGGTGTGGTGATCTGCTCCAGAATCGCTGTGAGAAGCTGATATTGCAGATACAACTTTTCTAGATACTGCATGCTGTAGGGCACCACCGGCTACTCCCGCAGAAAAGCCTCCAAGCAAGGAGGCTCCTACTGCTGAAACAACTTTAGACTTATCTTTGTTCTTGTCTGATGCTATTTTTTCTAAATACTTATTTTGCATTTTGGTCAGGGACTAATTTCAGATTTACGGTTACCTTAGGCTTTTTCCTAAGAGCCTCTGAAATACCCTTAAGCTCGTTCAGCGATTGCGCCTCAAGTACGCCACGTTTTTTATTGTCAAGCTTATTCTCTAGGCTATTACTATAATTAGCAGCGCCTAGAGAGAGACCGGCAGCAGACATACCCAGACCAACTTTAGAAGTTGTTGAGCTTCGTTTCCAGCCCTTCGCAAAACTTTTGCCGAAACCAGTTATGGATTCAGCTACAGCTTTTGCGGATGCGATTTTCTCTAGGTACTTATTCATATTTATAGGAACGACTTAGGTGAGAACGAACTGTTATCTTTCCAACGACCTTCTAGATCTGTAAGACTCTTGATAGTCATAATATCAATGCCGTCACCATGAACTGCGTTGGTAAGAACAGATTGTAGCAGATTAGGATCAGTTGCAACCATAGGTGCAAACTTATAGATTGTATCTGCGTAATGCTCTACCTTAGAACGCTCAGCGGTCTGAAGGATATGAGAGTTTGAAATAGCTTGTAGAAGAGCCTTCTTAAAGCGATTATAGCGAAATTGATCTACTACGCTCTTCGCTGCACCTGAAAACATCCAAAGACCTGTACCTACTGCAAGTCCACCTGCTGATTTACCAGCTTGTTCCAGAAAGCCCTTTGCAACGCTTTCGCCTGGACCCATAACACGGGATTGAGCAGCATTAGCTTGTTTTTCAACTTCTTCAGCAGCTTCTTTTTCAAGCATTACATGCGTAACAAAACCGGCTAGAAATTCATCAGCCAGTTTTTCGTCTCCAGCAAACTTCTCAAGACCCATTTGCTTAACTTCATTTAACATTTTATGTTGTTCCTTTATTCAATCTTTATTAATCACGCTGGAGAGCGCTCCAGACATCGTTACTTCTACCGGTTGTCTTGTCTACACCTGGATCATAGAAAGCTGCATCAGCTATAGGACCAGCAGCATTAAACAAAGACTTACCAGCGCTTACTGTAGTCTTACCGATAGCCTTTGCTGTATTTTTTATGGTGGGTTTACCAAGTGCTGAAAGATTGTCTTTAACAGACTTATTAACAGCTCCGCCTACTGCCTTTGCTACTCTCATCGGAGAAGATGCTACAGTACCGATTATCTTACCTGCTGCGTATGCCGGGTTAGCTTTTTGAGCAGTAACCTTAGCAGAAGCTGCAGCTCCGTTCATGGCCCTAGTGAACATGTTTGATTTTACACCTTGCGCAGCATCAGCAGCGCGTTTCTGAAGACCAGAACGCTCACGTTGTTCACGAACAAGTTCACGAGCTTGTTTGTACAGATCTGCAAAAGCATTTACTTCTTTAAGCTGAGCTGATTTAAATAGACCTAGCTCACCAATATCACGATACGCTTTAACTTCGCCAGAAACGAGGACAGAAAGCTCTGAGAACGTTTGTTCTTCTGTGACACATGCCAGCTTATCCATCCATGCATCATCCTTGCTAAGAGCCTTTGCGGCCTTCACAAGCGTATCTGCTAAAACGATAGCATCAATCTCTAGGCGATCAAGAGCTTCTTTGTTAGCTGCTGCTGACTTTATAAGATATGTGAGCTTCTCTGCTTCTACTAATTCTAGTTCGTGGCTTGAAGCTTCTTTCTCAAGATTTGCTTGAAGCTCTTCTGCTTTTACTTGTGCTACTTTTTCTTGAAAACCTTCAGGAATCGTAGCTGCTGACATTACTTCAGCAAACTTAGCTAGGGGGAATTCTACTGTGCGGTCTTCTGCATGTTGAAGAACCTTCAAATAAGCAATGTTATTCGTTGATTCAACAGCACGCTTCACTTGTTCTACATTCAGTTCGTAAGCGGCTGCTTGTTTAGCAAGGCCCTTGCTCAGAGGAACTTTATTGTTCAGGAAATCTTCAACTGCTTGAACTGAGATATCCCGAATAAGTTCAGGGGTTACGTTTGCCATTCTTGGCTCCATTCTGTGACTTTATTTTAACCTTGGCTGACAAGGATATAAAAGGCTTCTTGGGATGCTTAATAGCCTTTTGACCTTTACGCATCGTAAGCTGACCCTTCTTTTTAGACGCTATTTTTTCTAGGTATATGTTCATAATTAGTCGTTACTATCTGAGTCAACCTTATATAGGTCGCCATTCAATTCAGCCATACTGAAACCTTCCAAGCTATCAAACCCTTCAAAGTCAGGTACAACCTCACGAATAGCGATCTCAAGGTCTTTCTTAGCAGCGCCAGCATCGGTAGTCCAAATCTTCAACAGACGCGCAATGTCCATTGATAGCTTCGTCCACTTAGTTGCTTCACGGCTTGACTCTGATGCATTCTGGCTGAACATGGCTTCACGGCTCTTATAGACACATGTCGTAAAGAGATCGACTAGACCTTCAACCGGAGAAATTGTTACTTGTTTGCCCATTCTCCAAGAGATGAAAGGCAAACCTTGACTAAGTGCCCATGTTTTCAGGGCAGCTTCTGTTTTGTCACGCACATCCAAGAGTTCCATCTTGCTTAGTTTATCCAGTTCCATAACATCGTAAAAGATGTCGTTGTACATCTGGATAACATCCGCTGGAATTTCAAGGATGTGGGAAATAGCGTTTACGTCGTTGCTACAAAGCAAACTAGCTTCGACGTAACCTTTTTTGAGTTTCGATTCTTTTAAAGGTATGGCTTTCAGATAGGCGGTACGTTCAGGGCAATCCACTTCAGATAATAGGATATCTACTAGTGGATCAACGCCCCGAACATTGTTACGGATGTGTAATTCTCTCTGATTAACGCGCATATCTTCATGTTTACTCTTTTACCGACATTTGTTTGCCGGGTGCTTCCGTATCAATAGAATCACTGACAGCAGCCATTTCTTTCAGCTTAATGAAATTGTCACCAAGCAGACGGTACACAGTCTTAAGCGAAGCTAGGAAAGCGTATACTTGATCGGCATCATTTGCTTCAGCAAGGCGGCTAATATGAACACGAGCCATGAACAGAGTACGACCAAGCTTATCGATTGCTTCTTCAATGTCTGGCAGATATTCATTGATCAGCTCAAACATATCAGGAGCTTGAAGAAGTTCAGAAATAATCGTCGCTTCCGTTACCTGTGCATCACCAGCCTTAAGAGATTCTTGAACGTTAGGAATCATGTTTCCGTTTGGCTTGTAAGCCCCGTTCATCGTAACTTCATCTGGTTCAATGCCAGTTAGGTCTTCTTCACCATAACTAGGAATCTTGCCATCGTCTGAATCTGTTGTGAAGCCAGCGCGCTTAGTCATGTAGACCTTTGCAAACTTAACTTCCTTAGCCTGTTTTACAAATGATGCTGCATGTTCAGGATCAATACCTTCACCTACGACTAGACGCTTCATTACGTCAGCTTCGGCACCAGCAGTCTTACCATTGATAGCAAATTCAATACCATCGTAGCCAATATTCATTTCTTCACCAAGCCACTGAATATCAGTCAGCTTACGCTTGTGTGATGCTGCATTGACGTTTACTTCTAGCTCACCGGTAATGTCTCTACGCAGTTTGAGAATAACTGAATTATGCGGAATATAGATCTCATGCTTTGAGCCCTTTCCACAAATACTGATTTCACCTGCAAGATTACGATAACCATATACTGTTACTGCACCATATCCTGTTTGATATGATGAGCCAGTTGCTTCTACTCCGAGGCTGCTAAGAGCTACACGGTTAATAGAAATCGGACCCAGGAATCTACCTGAGTTAAGCACGATTACGATTTTATCACCAGATTCTACATCTTTCAACATTACTGGTGGATTATATTGGAAAAGAGTCTTTAGGACTTCTTTTCTGTCAAGGTTGTCGCCTACCGTAATAAAGCTACCTGAAAGCGCATAGTCGCCTGATGTAAAAATTGCAAGAGATGAAGTAGGATCCTCATAGCTACGACCGTAGCTCGTGCTCACACCTCTTGGGCTAGAACCCACAGTATACATTTTCGGAACGTACGCATCACGAGACGAGCCATTAGTAAGCATAATTTCAAAATCTTTATCTCCGTCAAGATTTGTGATGTTACGGAAGGTCCCTGAAGAATTGAAATCATGCACACATACAGCTACTCGTGAGGAAGGTTGCTCGCCTGAAATATGATACCCGTCGTTCAGGATTGAGGAGATCTGATCTGGGGTCATGCTTGGGTTTGCATCTGTGACTACTGAGATTGGAGCCTCATTAGTAGCAGCAGCCATACTTTGCGGCTTTTTCTTTAGAACGTCAAAGATTGCCTTCAGTCCATACATCTGATCGAGCGAGTCGTAAACCGACTTTTCAGCTGCGATCTTTTCCATAGTAACCTGCTTTAGATAGTCAGGCATACTGGCTAGAAAGTCGGTAAGACGACTTGTACTAGCATAAACATGTTTACCAGTGCGCGGAGGATTAATCATGTCCGCAACACTAGGATTACCAACGACAGTCTTCGGAATCTCCGTAGGCTTGCCTTGTTCGAGTTGGCTTGAAGCGACAACCATCGTCACTGTCTTCTTGGTCAGAGGGAAGAATTTCTTGTCTGTATCAAAGAAGATTGAATCAATCGGATATACGTTATCGTTTTTAGCTACGACTGGGATGAAGAAGATTTCACTTCCGACTCTCAATACGAAGACACCGACTTGAATGCCAGTGTCGTCTTGAAGTTCCTCAGAAACGTCTTTAAACGTGATAATGTAATTTCCTAGCTCCGGAACAGTTTGAAGCAGTTTTGCAAGAGCGATGTCGGAGAAATCCATTTATAACAGTCCTTTGAAATATAAGCTCAATTATGCAGATATTTTAGCAGAATAACCTGCATTTAGTCTACGTTTGATTTTAGCACCCATCTGGATGCTTATTATCGCCTGAGGCAACGGTGATTGCGGGTCCTGCTGCAGCGCCTTCTGCACTCTTATTAGCTACTGCTACTCCACCCGGCCCATTGGCTTTTGTAAAGTTAGCTCCGTAGTATATAGTAGATACGTATGCTTCGGAAGAACTACCGTTACCCTTGTCGTTAGAAGCCAATCCGATATATCCTCGGAATGTTGCTTGCATACGACTGTCATAAGTAAACTGACCAATTGTAAACTTATTACCTGCTTGCTTCACAAGTTTGTACTTCTGTTCAAGAACAACTAAACCAGCAAGGATTTGGTCCTCAACTGTACTTTGACCGTTGAGCTTTGCTGCTAGACTTTCTCCTGGGTTTACACAAAGTCTTGAAACTAAGTCTGGTCTCGCTATTTCAACTAGGCACTTACCTAGCTTCTGAGATCCGCCTTTGACGTGGTTCCAACCCATACTTTGCATAACGCCCCAAGCTCGTAAGCCTTGATCGATATTTACCGATTGCTGGCTAATACCCTTTCCAATCACAGATTGTACAGCACTAGCATTGATGTAATCCCTTGCCCCAGATGAGTTTACAGGGTTAAGGGACGGACCTTGAGCGTTGACATTGAAATGGCTCTCAGTTTGTATTTGAGCCATTATCAATTTTACAACGTCTGTTTCTTTGCCCAAGGTATTAGCAAAGAACTGTTGAAGTAAATTGTTAATCGTAGTACTACAAATCTGTTTAATCGAGGTATCGATAACTGATCCTGTAGCTGCCATTAGTATTGGCCTCCTGGACCTTCACCAAATTCACTACCAAGAATGTATGGAGTGATAGGCTCTGTGCTGTGTACATCTGATTCTGCACCAACTGCAGCGCTTTCACGAAGCGTATTCTTAAGACCTGAGAATGAGAGTTTTGAAACCCAGTTGTCATCAAGAAGCTTAGCTGTCTTAAGACCAGGTACAATCGGAGTAACTGTCAGACCAGTATTGGCTACGTGAACAGTTTTAACGCCGTGGCTCTTGAGATCGTTGATATGATTGCCATCTAGCAATGTACCAGCAGTAAGTTCATGAACGCCTCTTGCAAGAAGCTTTCCTTCAGCCTTGTCAAGAGATACTTCACCAGCGGTGTTCGTAAGGTACTTCTGAACTGTGTTTACGTCAATCTTCTGGCCTGGGAGAAAGCCTGTCTCACCTGGATCTTGCACTTCTACGTGCTTGATAAGATTCTTTGCAATCAACTCGAAGTGACGTGGATCAAGGTCTGAACCGTAGATACCACGTAGTTCGTGAGCCATGTGAATACGACCGGCTCCTAGACCCTTTAGGCCTACCAGTTTACGAGGATTAACAACGCCAGTTGAAAGAGCATCACCCTTCAGGACGTTATCGCCTACAGCTACTTTCAGGCCCTGTACTCTGGGTACGAAGTGCATCTGTTCATTAACGAATACTTGATGGTCACCAAGAGGCGTTTGTTTAATTGCTGAAACTACGCCATTGATATTCGTGATCGTTGCTTCGTCTTTGAAGTTCTCGGCAGGGTTACGAAGCAAGTTTGAAGCTTGTTCGTATGAGTTACCTTTACGAGCGCCAACAGACGCCTTGTGTTTGGTTGAAAGCATCGACTGCGTAAGAACTTCTGAAACTGATTGTGCAGCGATTACACCTACGTTTTCACCAATTTCTGGAAGCTTACCGTTAGCCATTAGGCCATAGCACTTTTTGCAAATGCCTTGATGAGCTTCACATGTAAGTGAGCTACGAGCCTTAATACCCTTCTTGCCAGAATTAACAAGTTCTTTGTAGTAGTGTTCGTCAATCAGAGTATTAGTGCCAGCCTCATACCGGCCAATAGCACCTTTCTTATCTGTGATGGAAAGCAGAATACCATTAGTTGTTCCGCAGTCATCTACCGTGATTACTTCATGAAAAGTAGTCGGAGAAAGTTCTTTGAATAGAGCGCCAGGAAGAGCAGTTGAAAGCTGGGACAGTACGGTAGAACCACGGCCCATATAGCTCATTGCAAGCATCTCAGACGGAGACATCCCTTTAGCGAATGAACTCTTGATAACATAAGGAACAAGTTCACCGCGCAAATTTATAGACATCAAAGGAGTTGAGGTACCAGTAGCCAATTGAGTTGGATTTCCTCGGGCTCCTGTACGTGCCATTTTTGCGGCCGTAGAACCTTTAGAAAGAAGATAGTCCAAATTTTGCTTTTCAATTTTTCCGTTGTATTCGCCAGTCAATGCGCCAAGCTCATCGTTCTCTTTAGTCTTTGGAAGTTTCTTAGCAAAAATCTGATGAACCTTTGTTTCAAATTCATCGATAATAGCTTGTCGCTCATCACTTTCGTTGATGTAGTCAGTTAGCGGAGTTGTAGCACCGATGGCCGTAGCTTTATCGAAGAACTTTTTACCAAGATCATTTATAGTCTCGTGACTATTTGTACCGCCATGCTTTAAAAGGACATTGACGAGATCTGAAATAGCTTTCTTGTCAAGAGGGCGATACACGTCATAGTTATCCCGCGCTTCTTGAGTAGGTAGTTCGGACTTTAGCTTCAGTGCACCGGCTGTTGTGTAACGTTCTGTCATGGTAAGTAGGTAAAATTATTCCCTATTTTAACGGTTCGGGTTCCGGCATGTCTGGCCACCAACGGTTGCCCTTAGAAGAGTTTTCGAATCTTGATAAAATTGTCAAATTTTGTTGACAATGAAGTCCGCATACTACATTTGATTTCAGAGGCACTATATGGTCTACCTCGAACTCTTCTCCGGATAGCTTTGACCAAGCTGTTGCCCTTAAATAATAATCATCAATTATTTCTTTGCTAGCCCATATTGGAGTTGCCATAATTTTTAAGGCCCTTCTTTTAGCTTGTACTGCAGCGTGTTTATGCAGATTGTTTTTTAAATACGATTTGCTATATTTAGACCGTTCTTGTTTTTGAACTTCAGAAAGATTTCTAAAGTAATTTTGTAGATATTTTTTTCTAAATTCTATTTTTTCTGGAGGTAAATTTTCCAAATAGTTTCTTTGACTAGCTCTATATTTTTCTCTCTGAGTCTCCGGCATACTAAGTCTATACTCAGCATTGTATTCAGCGATTTCGTTTTTTCTAGACTCTCTGTACTTTCGTCTACACTCCTTGCACTCTATATGGAGTCCGTCTTTGTACGATTTGTTTTTATTGAAAAAATTTAGATCTAAGTCAAGTTTACATTTACAGCAAGTTTTCATATCTGTCTAAGACGGTGAACAATCTTTACATATTATCATTCCTTTTGGTATAAGTAAATTACAGAACATAGTTCTTACTTTAGGGAGTCGAGCATGTACAAAGTTGATTACGAGTTTGGAACCTGGTTTGTGTACAAACTCGGTAAGCGTCTTCCTAAACCTTTCGTTTCTTTTGAAGCCGCAGAGGCTCATGCAGAGGAGTTGAAAAATGGCTGAAGAAATTACGCACAACAGATGCAGACTTATCAGTGCAACTCCTGAACTTGTTTTTGTAGTGTGTCCTAAAGGGAGACATTACGCAACTGCCAAGGGAGAGAGTGCAATTTCCGACGCTAAAATCCTTACCAGTATGTATTGGGATGAGGTTGAGATGTTCGGGTCAGCGATCTATCCGGAAGATTTGGATAATCTTAGAAAACTGAGGGAATCATGCTAGCAGCATATAGAGTTGAAATGACCGAGTCAGAAGTTGGTTGGGGTCAGCGGCCTGATGGCTACATTTATAGCATTTCGAAAGAAAAGCTCGAAGCCAGGTTGAAAGAGATCGACGCAGCCAAAGATTACGAAGAGTACTCGTTTCCGTCAAGCCCCATCGTTATCGTAGAAATCACCCAGGAGTTTCACGACTTTCTGGAGCTTGGTGACAAGGACCCGTATTGGACGCCAGTAGGTAAGCACGCTGGCGATCTCACCCGCAAGTAACTCAACCACATAGGGACAAGCTATGTTTGCAGTTTACCGAGTTTGCATGAAAGAGTACATTCCCGGAATGGGATGGGTTGACGACGGTTACATTTACTCTGCTCAACAGTTTAGCGTCGAAGCTGAGCGTGAGCGTCGTCGTACGAGTTGCTACCAGGAATCTGGAAATGTCCACGGAAGCAAGGCTGAAATCGTGGTTGTTCACGAGACCTTTCTCCGTGACCTGAAGACCACTCCGGTCCTCTCTACCGTCAAGGGAAAGCACCCTGCAGATCAAGGTCTTCTCGAAGACTACAAAGTGCGTATGGCTAAGGCTGGCACTCTTGGCTTTGATCCGGTTGCTCAACTTGCAAGAAATACCAGTGCCCTTTCAGCGGCTCTGTAGCTTCAACTAGTTTGTAGTTCTTTTCCCAAACGGGGCTGAGCGGGGTCAGATAGATACGATCCCCCAGCCCGTACTTTTTCAGTAAATCTGGGAGGTGTTGGTATAAGTTTTTGAAAGTACCTCTACCTTTATTTTTACTCTTCGCAAGTGTCTTTGCTGTTCCGCCGAACTCACCAACAGCGTTTAAAACAAGGTAGCCTTTATAAATAGCAATGTCGATTGGGAGTCCAGCTATCCATGCTGTTCCCGGAAGCATCGTTGCATCTTTGAATTCGATTGAGACACCGGCTAGCTTTGCCCAGTCTTTTAAGAATTCATTGTCTTTAATGAGTAATGTCATATGGTTAATATTTCACAAACTGCAACTCCAGCTGACTACTGGACCCCACGCCCTAAAACCAATGATCAGCGGAGTCTCATACGTCGCCATGTAAATCAAGTAGTAAGAGACGCTGGTTCAGAAATTGGTATCGGTATAAATTTGCGTGAACTAAAAGAGTTTTACGTTCCCACCAGATCAGAAGTTTCAACTCAGCCTCTTTCCTATACTTTAGATGGTTACAGTTATAGACGGGCATCTAACGAACGTGTTATTACCGCAATTATAACAAGGCTCGGCCTGAGTTCAACTCCTGAACAAGTGCGACGTACTGATAAATGCACTTCATTTATGAATGAAGGTATTGAAATCAAATTGTATCACTTCGGAGATGCGAAGGATACGGCACGAGGACACATCAGCGTAGATATTAATCTTCAGAGCATTCTTTTCGGTTACGATGGTCTTTACGATTTAATCAATATTGTACTAAAGAGTTCTGGGTTCAAGATTGGAAGCGAGTCTCTGTATCTGGAATATGAAGAAAACATCCCAGGACGAGGTCCGGTAAGCTTCAATGTAGCGCATAGTGCTGATCTTGTTTTTAAGGCACTCGGGATGAGTGGAAGAGCATTTTCGGATATGCTATATTCACGATATCGAGATGCTGGAGAAATTACAAGCTGGCTTCTGACTGGCAAGTACATTAGCTTCAACAATTTCTTTCTCGATGAAAATAAACGGTACGTAGGCCCAGGCGATTACTTCGGTTGTGATCTTTTTAGACAAGCAGTTGCATATCTTCAGGTTTCTGACTGGAATACACTCCACAATCCTAAAGTACTTCCAGAAACTGCCAGAAAGCACATGCTTAAAAATTGGGAGGGTTGGAACCGTGCTACATACAAAGATTACAACGTTGCGATAGAAGGCGCTTCTAAGTATAAGCTGATCAATGAAAAGTACAACGACAGCATCATCCAAGAAGTAACTGGCTGGACTCCTGAAGACGTAATGTTCAAGACATTCAAACCAGCGTTCGAACAAGAGATTTACGCTAAGCAAGATTTAGAGTTCTTCCTTCTTAGCTCATCAGTAGAGACTATCAAGGCTCGAATCGCTGAAACTCACCAGAGACTTACAGCTTAAGTTTTAAAATAGCTTAGACATGTTATAATGTGTCTGGGCTTTTTTTAGCCTTTCAAAGGGCGTCTAACAAGAATGTTACAACCAAACGACGAATTTCTATTTACCCGGCAACGACACGAAGCTGATGTCATGGGCCTTCATTATGACCTCAGGCTTGTCCACAAGGACAAGGCGTATTCTTTTGCAACGCTTAAAGATATGCCGAAGCCAGGCGAAATCATTGGCGTCTTTGAACAGCCTGTACATGATCGTGCTTACGCATTGAGCAAGAAGGTAGTAATCCCTAAAGGCCAATACGGTGCTGGAACTACGTATTTAGATTGGGTTCGTAAAGCTGTTGTAGCTCCACATAGTACAGAGACTATGCTTGTAATCTTCACCAAAGATGGTGAGAAGTTTTTGCTGAAGAAATCACCGACTAAAGAAAACGAAAAATCTTGGATTCTCAGAAACATTACTGGTATGGGTAAGAGTACGAGCCCATATTTAACTCGCAAATCTTCTATTGAGAAACGAGCTTGGGCGCTTGACGACTATGCTGGTGGTAACGTATACCTAGAAAAAATTGCCAAGAAGAAGGAACAGAAAGATGATCTACGTCCCCACCAAACTGATGCCCTTGATCATTTGGATAAAGAACACGGCGTCGTCCTTCATCACAGCCTTGGTAGCGGCAAGACTAAGACGTTCCTTGAGGCAGTACGTCGCTATCAAGAGAAGTACCCGAAGAAGCGGGCGTTGGTCATTGCTCCTGCCAGTCTCGTCACGAACGTTGATAAGGAACTCAAGAAACACAATATCAAACTGGACAGAGATCGACTGGATGTAATGTCCTATGAGAAAGCTGTTATTGATGCTCACAAATTACGTAAAAATGATTACTCTATCGCAGTTGCAGACGAAGCTCACAGGCTCCGTAATACGAACACTAAACGTACTAGAGAACTCCGAGATATTATCAGCGGTGCTGATCGTCGTTTACTTGCTACTGCTACTGGCAATTACAATAAACTCTCTGATATATCCGCTCTTGTAAACATTGCGGCCAATGATAACGTTCTTCCTGAAGAATCAAAGAAAATGGATGATCGTTACACGAAGGAAGAAATTATTAAGCCGGGCTTCAAAGATAGACTTCTAGGAGCCAAGCCTGAAGCAGTGCGTAGACTTGACCGTAGAAAAGAGCTTAAAGAAATTCTCAATCAGTACGTAAGCTTCTACGATAGCAAAGATGATCCGGAAGCAGCAAAGCATTTCCCGAAGAAGACAGAGACTATCGTTGAAGTACCGATGTCCAAAGAGCAGCAGAAGTATTACAAGTTCGCTGAAGGTAAGATTCCGTTCTTGCTGAGAATGAAGATCCGTCACAATCTACCACTGGACAAGAAAGAAAAGGCTAACCTCAATGCTTTCTCAACAGGCGTAAGGCAGGTTTCTAACGGCTACAGGCATTTGACAAGCGACGGTAAGGCTGAGTACTCACCTAAGATTCTCAAAGCCGTAGAGAGCCTCCAAAAGGGTATGTCGGAGGATAAGAACTTCAAAGCCCTTGTGTATTCAAATTATCTTGATGCTGGACTAAGAGACTACTCCAAAAAACTTCAAGAAATGAAGATTGACCACGCTGTCTATGACGGTTCACTGTCAAGAGCAGAGAAGGACCAGTTAGTCAAGGACTACAACTCTGGTAGGAAGAAAATTCTGTTGATCTCATCTTCAGGTTCAGAAGGACTGGATTCAAAGGGAACGAAGCGTGTACAGGTACTTGAGCCACACTTTAACCCAAGTAAGATTAACCAAGTAGTAGGCCGTGCAGTTAGATTTGGTTCACATGCACACTTGCCAGAAGAAGAACGTAAAGTATTAGTTGAGCATTTCCACAGCGTACACCCTAAGCCACTATGGGGCAAGACGCCGTACTCGATTGACAAGTATCTGTCAGAAAACTCAGATACGAAGGAAGAGTTGTTTGATGAAGTAAAAGGTTTGATGAAAAATGACTAACAAATATCTAGAAAAAATAGCTTTTGAATACGTTAAGGGTATTCACTATGATAATGGGCGTTTCCATGTGCCTGATCCAGAAGTAAGGAAACAGTTTGCAAAAGAGAATGACCATCATCATCACCTTAAAGCCTTAGCTGTTATTCCGGCAGGGTTTGCAGCAACTGGAGCAGTTACGGCAGCTACAGCAGCAGGAAAACAATGGTTTAAAAATCCCGCAAGAACTGCTAAAGTTACAGCTGGAACAGCTGCTGTAGGCGGAGCTTTAGGTTTAGCTCTAGCCCCGTTTCTCGCTCATGGTGGCAATAAACAAAAATCTGAGGAAGTTAAAGTAGATAACACAATGTGGCGTCACCTTAACGCAAGTCGTAAAACATGAATAAATACCTAGAAAAAGTAGCGACAGACCTTAAAGAACCTGCTAGCCCAGAGAGTCTTGGCTTTGACTTGTCTAAAGGCGACGAGAAAGAACTGTACAAGTGGATGACGGCTGTCACTCTTTTTTCTAGACCTATCCAGCGCTCAGTAGCAGGTATGGCTGCGAAACACATGGCTTCACAGGGTTTTCACTCACCTGAAGCCGTGGAGTCTGCTGGATGGGAAACTCTTCGTGATAATCTCGTACAAGGCCATTACGGTCGTTTTGACGAATCTACTGCCACGACGATGCTTGCCCAAGCAAGACATTTGAAAGAGAAATATGGTACAATTAGTAATCTGATCGACAAGCGGACTCCTGAAGAAATCAGGGCAGAGATTCAATCATTTCGCGGGATCGGTCCTCTTGGGAGCCAGTTATTCGTGGAAGGCATTAATCCATATCTCGAACATATTCAAAAACAAGCTTCAATCGATACCTACGTTCGTCACAAATACGTAGAGGGAGATTGGACTCAGCTTGAGCATCCTGTAGCTTCAAAGAAGTGGGATGGTGCTCACTTCGTACTTACCGTACAGCCTGATGGTTCTCTAACTTATCATTCCCGCAGACCTAGCGTAAAAGGTGGATTTCCTGAGCGTTCAGCACAGCTTCCTCACCTAGCTAAACCGATGCCAGAATTTGCTGGAAACCAATTTGCGGTAGAGCTTGTACATACAGGTCTTGCAAAGTCTGAAACGGAGTCTCACCCTACTGTTTCCGGTATTCTGAATTCTCTTCCTCCACGTTCAATTGCAACTCAGGCGGAAAAAGGTCCAGTTCGTGCAGTGCTTATCGATGTTAAGAATCCAGACCTGCCAACGTATAAAGATAAAGTCGAATACATTCAGAAATTCGAACAAGCTTATGGTGAGCCAGATCTTCTGTTCTCTCCTCATCTAGAACACGGCGTTGAGAACATCAACAAGTATCTAGACAGGATTAAAGAGCAAAAGGGAGAAGGCTTAATCGTTGCAGACTATGCTAAGCCAGAGACAGAATCAGTACGATACAAAGTCAAGAACTACGTAACGTACAACTTGAAGGTAATTGGTCAACAACAAGAAATCGACATCAAAGGCAATCCCAAAGACAGCATGGGTGCGTTGATTCTTGCGGATGCTTCAGGAAGAATGGTTGGTAAGGTTGGAACAGGCTTTGATAGAGATACTCGTATCAATGCTTGGAAGACTCCTGATCTGTTCAATGAGAAGCTTATCCAAGTTAAGGCATATCCTCCTAGCGTTCCAGGCGGTCAAATCAGATTCCCAGTTTACAATGGTTTCGCTGACGGCGAACTAGACCGTGTAAATCTCTAAAATCCACAATGGTCCTTCGAATTGGTATAAGAGTTATGTAGAGGAATATCATTCCCTACTAAAAACAATTCTACTTCGTAAGGACCAGTACCATGAATCAGCTTTTTGCAGCCCCGAGACCGTCTACAGCAAGCTATGACGGTCAAGGGTGGCTCGTTCAACCGAAGAACTTTTCCCATGCTGTTTATTTGGTCATCGACGCCGAGCCGAATCTCAAGCAGTCAGAGATCCGCAAAGTATTACAGGGTCTCGGTAACTCCGTAAACAACTTGCACCAAGCAATCAACGACCTTTTCAAGGGCGGCTACATTGCGTACTCGAACATCAAGGGTGCAATGCAGGATCCGGAAGATCGTCTGAAGTTTCGCTGGCGTGTGACTGGCAAGCTTTACAAGCCTAAGGCGATCATGAAGAAAATCAAGCCCGTGCCCGTCACGGAAAATTCCCCTTCACTCCCCAAGATCGATGAGCACCAGCCAACGAAGCGGACCCCGGAGCTTCATATCGTACAAGGCATTGCAACGGTTGATGCAGATCATCCGCAGTTCGGAGAGATTGCAAAAACCATTCTCGACGCTACCCAGCAGAATCAGGCTCCGGTCAAGATCGAAGCCCCGAAGGTAGAAGAGAAGCGTCTGATCACCGGGATCTTCATCGACATCGATGAGAAGGGAATTGTACTGACACCTGAGCAGTTCATGAAACTGTTCAAAGAAATGAAGACGCTCATCGAAGGATAAGGCACAGCGTAAGGACTAACTGCGCTTGCCCCCAGCGAGCGTGGTTGGGAGGTTGAGGAGAACACCAGACAACCCTGCGGGTGTCTCTCCTCTTTTTTTGCTTAACCGTGACTTGTGATTTTAAGCGGGGTGTTTTCGTTTATCTCGCCACGCTTCAGAGCTTCTAGAGCCTCTGCCTCCGTTGCGAATTCACGATGCTCTTGACTTGTATCTGGCTCCGTAATTGCCATCGAACCGATAACTGCTTCGTGACCAGGAGCTACCATTGAAGCGCCTTGACCTTTACGGTAATCGTAAATGTGTTGTTGTGGCAGAAGCTTTTGTTTAGCTTCTTCAACTGCTTCAGGAGTCATTGGTACGTGCAAAGTTAAAGCGTCGCCGTCGAAGTCACCTGCATACATCGGAAGGTGAAGTGGGTTAATACCAAGCGTCTTACCTTCAATTGGCACAGGAAAGTGAGCTGTAATGTTTGTTCTCATAAGAGTAGGAGCACGGTTCAGAATTACCGGAACTTGCTTAATCATCTTATTGAAACTATTAGTTGCAGCAACGTCACGTTTCTCTACAGCCTTTCTAGCAGCAATCCAATCATAACCATTACGAACCAAGTCACGAATAATGTGGAACTCATACATGGTCCACAGCATATCTTTTGGTGCGGCTACTTCATTAAAGCCAAGATTAGGCTCTGCATAAATCGTTGCTCGACCTGAGAAGTCTTGTTTCTTCTTTAGGAGCTTATTATGGAAGAAACCGCCCTTCGGACCAGTGTCTCCAGAAATTTGTTGAATATAACCTTTAAGCTCTTTACCACGAGCGCTTCCTGAAACAGCATCGCCAAGACCAAAAATAGCCTTGACTCCGTTATACGCATCTTTACGTTCATTTACTAGTTGATCGTGAGTCAGGTCATCCTTAATGTCCTTCAACGAATTGTTGATGGTCATGTGGTCACGATAAAGCGTATTTACGTCAGCAAACTCAATACGGTTTCCACCCATAGGAATACTAGGTCGAACAAGAGGAGGAGTGACTGGAATATTGTGAAGCACATATGCCGTCTCTGGTCTCAAATCGACTTTTTTTAGCCCGGCTAAGTACTTGATTTTCTTTATAATTGCATCTCTCTTAGACGGAGATTTAGTTTCCTTAATCTCAGCCTTGAGTGCGTTAAGTTGCACATCTACATCGATGGTTGATAGCATCTGATGGAATGCATCGCCTGAAACCGCTAGGGTATCTGGATCTACTGGGTCGTTTGGTTTGCTCATGATTCCAATTTTAAGATGTTAGCGGTTCGTCATTACTGTTCTTCTTGCTCTAGCAGGGCCGGTATATGCTGCATTCAAGTATTTTGCCGCGCCTATCCATACGTTTCCGCCGCCTCCAGAATCAGCTTGAGTAAGAGTTATATCAAGCTTAAGAGTTTGCTTTGGAGAATTTGCACTGTATGTAATGGTAGAAAACCAATATCCGGTGTTTTGTGTCAATGCTTGGTTTTGAGTAAGCACTGGAGCACTCCCGTCAGAAAGAGTAGCTACCAATCTCGAAGCGCCACTTGAAACTCCCCAATATATAACCGCTGTTCTGGGAGTAGTATCTGCAGGAAATGAAATACTAAACCCCTGACCAGGGATAGAGTTGCTAGCAGGAGCTACATAAGCACCTTCCCGTCTAGTGGTTCCAGATGCTAAAGGAGTTCCGCCTGTCCAAGTATATCCTAAGCCGAAGTTGAAGCCAGCAAATGAAGCGTTTGTACCTAGGATAGTAGGTAGACTTATCGTTGAACCAGCGCCGCTTTTGCGATTAGGTGCAGTGGCTGATTGTGGAAATTCTATCCAGTCTGTCTGATTGGGAGTCGTAAGATTGTATACTTCAGTTCCCGTAGCTGTTGTAACTGAACCGCTTAAAGTACCCATTATAATAGAGTTCCTACTAGATTAAAACGAATGTTTGCAAGAGTAGCATCCGCAGTTGCAGGTCCTACGATTTCGAAAATATCGTCTATTGCAAAGTTTACGCCGGAAGCAAAAGTAAGGGTTGCTACTATTCCGCTTGCTGCGAATACGGCAGTTCCTATTGAAGTTCCATTCTTAGTAAAGGTTATAGTTGTGGAAGCAGTTGCTGCAACTTTTGAATCAACTTTACTTCCAGTTAATCCTGAGGGTAAAGAAAATGCACGACGTATATTTATTGAAGTTAAGGTTTCTGCATTAGCCATACTCCCCTGCACAAACATAATAACGTCGAAAGGTATGCTCCCTCCCCCACCAGAAACATTGATAGTGACATCTCCTGTTCCGGCATCAGCTCCCGTTGAACTAAACGTAACGCCAGTACCAGCAATCACCTTAGTTATAAGTGCGCTTCCTGCTGTAGTAGTATTTAGATCTGTCCTTAAGATAGATCCATCTGCGCCTTGTGCTCCAAGATTAAGCTGTGTACGTGCCATTTATTTTCTCGTTTTACGTTCTGGCTGAATCATTTCTTTCAGCTCTGTATTAGACTGTTCTAATTTTAGAATTCTTTCTTTTAGATGGCTGATTAATTCTGCATCCTGTAGAACTCTTTGTGTAAGACGTTCCTTCTGAATTTCTAACATCCATACGTTAGAATATAAAACGCCCAGCTCGTTTTGCATCTTTCCGAGCCAGGCGTCTTGTTCTGGTGCCATTCGAGTGTTATTCGTCATTTCCAGTAATATGCTCTTAGCTTGTCTCCGGTTAACGGAGCGAACAGCATAGTGATAGCTGTTCCGCTAATAGTATAATCGTTTCCTGCACCCGGTTCAAGTAGCATACCGTTTAAGAACAGTTCAAGCGAATTAACTTGTGGAGCATTTGCAAGTGCAAACGATGTGTTTGAGCCGTTAATAGAACCAGTAGGTGTTTCATTGTTTACTTGGTTACCATATTTCAAGAAGCCAGTACCAGCAACGTTATTTACTGTCATTGCACCAGCAGTAGAAATGGTTACATCACCAGAAGCACTAACCCAAGCAGGTTGATTGGAACCGTTGGATACAATAAGTTGACCAGAAGTACTTGAAGCAGTAATTCCTACTCCGCCTGCAGCAACTGTTAATAGTCCACCGCTTGCAGCAACAACTTGAACATTGTTAGAGCCGTCGAAGCCAAGACCGTTACCGTTCTTAATAGCGAAGGTAACACCAGTTAAACTAAGACCTTGACCATTGCTATATGAAGTGCCTGAGGTGTCTTGTGACCAAGCTGTTGACGTTGTGTCAACTGTAATGTTTATTGCCGTGGTACAGAACCACTTAGAGTTCTTATATGTTGTGCCTTCTGGCTCAACTAGAACGTAAGCGCCTTCTTTCTGTGAACTTGCTGCAGCCCAGTCAGCAGGCCGAGTCCATGCACCTACAGCTACAACCCAAAGACCATTCTGTGAACCAGTAGTCTGTGCAGTTGCAAGAACACGGTCACCTGCTACAAGAGAAACTCCGTCAATAGTCTGAGTTCCACTTAACGTAATATTTGAAGCGGCAAGTGCTCTAGCTGCGTTCTTAAAGCTTAGACCGTTAGCTAAAGCGTCAACGTATGATTTGCTAGCTACGTCTGATCCGTTCGTTGGAATACCTACGTTGGTAATCGAAAAACCGCCCATATTAAGAGAAGCGGCCATAGCAACAGTGCCTGTCGAACGAATAAACGAGGCACCGTCTTGGAGTTGAGATGTTGGAAGATTGAGGCCGGATACAAGCGCTGAAGCTGGAATAGATCCAGCCATTATCTGTGAACCGCCCCGGATTAATGTTTGAGCCATTTGTGGCTCTCCTTTTTAAAAGAGGCCCGATAGTAGCTGGACCTTAGCTTACAAACTGTATTTTAACTTTTGCTTATTTTATATAAGTCAGCATAATAAGGTCCCCGGCATACAGATCTAAATCTTCTGGTAGTATAAGGACGTTACTAACTACTTCATAACAAGTTCTGGATTGGAGAAATCCATTTATAAACAACATTGTTCCTAAGGCAGGAACATCTGGTAAAGATAGGTTTTGTGCACCATCAAAAGCCAGAGTAAACTCGGCTTGTTCTAGGGTAAACGATGATGGTGAACTGTCTCTTTCTTGTGTTGGAGGAGCTACAACTCCCACCGGAGTAGTGGGAGGAGTAGTTACTATCTGATCAATATCATAGTCATCATCCACAATATCTGTAAGATCAGATAGCCCCCTTATAAACCTATTGGGATTCGTGATCATTATGCCCTTCCGCTTCGCTACTTATGTTAGCACTATTCACTTTTATAGTTTTAATGTGCTGACCGTTAGACGTATTGTGCAGGGCAAATGAACCATCATCCAACTTCTTGATACCTATTGAGCCTTGGATAATACCATCATATTCGCTTGACTTTAGACCTAGCAGACTCTTGATAGGACGTTCAAACACTGGGTTTGGAAGAGCTTCAGCTAGTTCGTAGTGAGTCCAGTTCTTACCCTTCAATCCACCAGTTGTACCTGGGTCATAAAGACCACCTTTTTCAGGCTCAAGGTTCTTGGCACTTAGAAGTTCAGGTGATTTAATTACACCATTTGACATTCCGATAATATCTTGATCGGTAAGCGGTGACGCTGTAAGCTTTCCGTTATCAATACTTGTCTTAATACCTGCACCTTTAAGATAATCGAGAAACTTCTCGGTAGCAAAGGTCATACGTGGCTTTGGAAGAGCCTGACCGAACTTAAATTTCGTCCAGTATTCTGAGTTTTCCTGAGACTTAAGCGTTGCAATTTCTTTAAGGTTCTTACGAGCATTAGAGCCAAGAAGACCAAGCATTTCCATGTAGCCAACTGATTTAGAACCTTCTTCACCGCCCTTGGTAGGTTGCAGTACGTTATCGTAGCCACCCGTATTCCGAGCAGACCAGTTTTGGTCAGTAGTTTTGTACAACTTCAGAAAGTACTGAGGGCCTGTAAGAATCTTGCCAAGGTCTTTACCAGTCTTCGGATCAACCATCATGTCAGTATCACTTACGCCTGCTGCATCTAGTTCTCTCTTTAGATCAGAAACGTTACTGTTCTTGCTGAAGTTGTGAACCATGTATGTCTTGCCAGTAACTTTAGCAAGTTTACCAGCAGCAGTTTCCATTAGCTGTCCAAGGTTAATACGAGAAGTAACAGAAGCAGGGTTCAAAAGAATATCAACTGGTTGACCAGATTCTTTCTTATAAGGCATTTCATTGTCATTAAGAATCTTTGAAACGATACCTTTATTACCGTGCAGGCCTGTCAGCTTATCTCCAATTTCAAGAGGTTTTACTGAACGCACTAGAAGACGAATATTCTTACCTTCTGTGTGTGCATCAACTACTGTGCCGTTCTCTTCGTGGGTCCATAGTTCTGAAGCAATACGGAATGGATTAACGAGTGACTTGTGAAGCCGAGCCAACATTCTGTCTTCAGAAGTAGGTTCACGTTTTTCAAGTACAGCATATACCGGATCGCCATGATTAAGAACTGCACCAACCTTAGCAAAACCACGTTCATCCAATTTTTCAAGCTGTTCTTTCGTGAACTTGCCAGAAAAGTGTCTTACCAGCAGAGTCTTGCTCATAGTAGAGATTGGCTGTACAGAGTAGTCAACCTTATAAGCGTGATGGCTGCTAAGACTATCGGCACATGAACGGCTAATAACCAAGCCGTCTTCGTGGTTGTAGCCTTTATATGGCATGTACGCTACTTCAAGGTTCTTACCAAGAGCCAACTCTCCGTCAACCGTATAGTTGTTATCAGAGATAGGCTGGCCTTCCTTCACTTTGTCACCGACCTTAACGAGAGGTTTTTCATCATCAAGGAAACCCTTCATGTTGAATGGAAGATTCTTAACGAGGTCTACTTTATGAGTCCTACCATCATCGTCTTTAATATGAATCTGTGACTTAGTGATGTGCGAAATGCTTCCTGCAACAGGAGAAACAGTGCTAATAACGTTGCCGATAGCTTTTGAAAAACTTACGCCTTGACCATTTACTGTCTGTACAAGTGGCTTTTCACGTTCTACAAGTGACAGTGCCTGAGGAATAGCTTTACCGGCCATCGTTAGACGACCTGGGTGATTACTGTTCAGGAACGGTACGAGGTTAGTCGTAATAGTGTACATGTCAGTTGTATCTGCCAGCCAGTAATCAACTTGGCTTACTGGAACTTCTTTAAGTGCACCACGAACCTGAGCTTGCACAGTCTTCTTCCCTTCTTGATGTGGGAAACCAATTGTGCTTGTCATCATTTCTTGGACTGACAAATAGTGTTGCTTGCCCTGTTTATCAAGAACTCGTGAATAGAGATTACCACTATCATCACGACGAGCAGAAATAGTGAAACGTTGGTCAATACCAGCGTGACCAGATTCAGGAGTACGACTCGGATCGATAATGCCAAGGTGTGACGGATCGATGTCTCGTGCTGACATAGGTACTCCACGGTCTGAAGCAATACCGCCTTCACCGGCACCTAGTACAGTGACCTTTCCAACGCTTTCCAGGCTCTCCAGCGGGTTAGTTTCCGAAGGGGTAGATACGAGGTTAGAGTCGATGATGTAGCCCGTCATAACCTTGTTAAAGGGCTTGCTGACCACTACGTCACGTACAGACGGATTCTTAGTCTTGTCTAGTCCAGCTAGCAGCTTACGACGAATGCTTGGAAGCATTTCGTGCTTGCTGAAACGAGTACGGATGAAATCAGGCAGATTCTGAACACGCTTAAATTGCAGAGAATCTCGATTGTCTTCTTCACGGTCACCTGAGTGAACTTGTACAAGATTACGCATTGCACGGAGAATGGTTTCTGAATTTACAGCACCAAGTGACTTACCAAGCGTAACCAGAGTTGTCTGAGGAGAAAGTGATGATGCCTCCATTGATTCACGGAGTTGCATAATCTTCTCTTCAAGACTTGCAGTAGGCTTTTGCTTACCAGTAGATACAAGCTTGGCGTATAGATCGTTGATGATCTTCTGCTCTTTACCTGCTGAAGAAGCAAGGTTAGCTTCCCAAACCTGAGCAGGTACGTACTGGCTTACTTCTTTTGGACCAATGCCAAAAACTCTTGAAACCAGAGGTCCAAGAGGAATGCTTGAAGACGAGCTTGCAGGATGAACTGAAAACTGGAATGTCTGTGGATCAAGCGTAATTGAGAAGCTTCGACCAGAACCAGTGTTGAAGTGAGATTCTAGTTCACCAGTTTCTTTACTACGAGTGTAAACACCGGGGTTAAGCTGAAGCTGGTTAGCAACTGAGTAGTTATTACCCTTGTAAAGCATTGTGTGCTTTGGAGTAATGTGGAATGCATCCATCAACGAAAAGTTCTTATTTTCGTCAATAACTTTTCCAGTAGTTTTGTCAATAAGCTTAATGTGGCCCTTGATTGGATATGCAAGAGACTTTGACTTAAGAATTGCATCCTTTTCGTCAAGATGAGTGAATTCCTTAGGCTCTGTACGAAGATCCTCAAGAGTAAGAATGTAGTTCTTACCCTCGATAGGGAATTGAGAAGCGATGCCCTGCATTAAGGAAGCGTCAACTCTTGTGCGCATTTCCTTAGGTGATGAAAAGATAAGTTGTAGATTATCGGCTGGTGTCGGCATCTCGTGTCTCTAATTCCAGGTAGCTTACTACCATATAGTATTTATCCATGAAGGTGAATTTATCCTTCGTCAGGATAATAACCCCTTGTCCCTTAACTGCTTTTGTTTCAATGATTTCAAGCTCTGCTCTTGAGCCTGGGTCCATAATATCTATTTGAGCGTATCTAACTCTGTAGTTATTAAAATCACCTTCATCAACCTGTTTCGGGCCGAAGCCCGGAAACGTAATTGGTTCAGAAGGACTGAGTCCATTTGTAACGCCGTCTTTTGAAGCCATTTATTATCCTTTCTTACTGTTGTTCAGCAGGGCCGCTAGAAGTATCGTTTTGCTTCTCTTCTCCAGATCCATTTTGATGTTCTGGACTACCGGCCCCATTTGTTGGTTCGTCAGCAGCCTTTTCTTCTCCGCCCGGCCCGGCCGGTGCTTGCTGACCCGGTTGTCCTGGAATCGGTTTACCATCCGGTCCAACCTGTTGCATAGCCATTTGGGCCTGCTGATTTTCTGCGTACTCTTCAAGAAGTTTAGCGACGAGCATGAACATCGCATAATCTTCTAATTTTAGACGGTTAAGTATAGCACGTTTCGTACCATCGTCAGCAGTATAAAGCTGTTCAGCAATTTGCTGAGCCTTAGCTAGAGCTGTTTTATAGTCGTTGTTACGGTCAAACGAATCCCCAGTTTCACGAGCAGCCAAGTACGTGCTTTGATCAACTTCGAGCTTCGTCTTAACTTCGCTAACAGCACGAGAAATAGCATCTTCACGCATCTTGTCAAGCTCTTCGCCAAAGTTCATACCGAAGGATTCGTACAGGCTTGACAGTGAACCATTGTTTGACTGAACTGCTTGGATAAGCATTTGTTGTAGATTCAGGTCGTCAGTTAGCTTGAACGGTGCAAGATCAACATCACAAGTCTCAAGGTTCAGGTACTTTGATACACGAGCCATGATCCAAGTAATAAGATCGGCAATCTGACCGGTATAGCAAAGCATAGTATTTTCTAACAGACGAAGTCCAGTCGTTGAACTAGTCCAGTTAGTCGTACCTGCAAGCAACTCTCTCGAAACGCCAAGAGCCAGAAGAATTGAATCTTCAGCTTGTTGGATTTCAGAAGCTACGAGAAGACTCTTGCCTTCACCGCTAATAGCTTGGTAACCGATAGGTACTGGCGCAACTACAACGTGGTTATTGTCTTGCTTATGCTTGACCAAATTAGCCTGCATACGTTCTACGAAGTTACGTAGACTGATCTGTGACACAGGATCGCTGTTAGCTGTCTGAGCTTGCGGGAAAATCACACGAAGCGGAGACATAAAGTCAGTAGCTACAGACTCGTTTGCTTTACGAAGCGTTGCCTGATAGAAAACAAGGTAGAATAGTGAAATAAGCGGAGGTACGGCAACGCCATTAATCTGTTGGCCTGCGGATAGATTCTGCAAGTGGAACAGATTATTCTTATCGAACTTGAAGTCTTGGTTATTCTTTACAGCTTCAATAAATCCCCACGGAACACTGTTCACGAATAGCTTATCCCCTTCACGAACTTTACGTTTAACGTCGTTTGGAATCTTGTAGAAGTATTCGTATTCGCCAGTGATAGGGTTGAAGTTAACGTTGATATTGATCGGATCCCATTGAATCAGATTCATATCTTCCACGTTCATTGACTTAGCGTCTCTACGTGTAAACGTAACGCCTTTGGCATCACAATGAGGGCAGTTACCTACGAATTCGTAGTTTTTGAACTGTGTGAACTCTGCAGCTTTAGCAGAGGTATTACCATTACAAAGTGGGCAGTGCAGCGTACGGTGAATAGGAAAGTAGATAGAGATAAATACGTTACCTACTGTGTAATACTCGAAGCCAATATTGTGAAGCGCTGATTTAAGCTTGAAACTCTTGAATACTTCTTCGTACTTGCGTTTCGTAGCATCTGATTTTGTACGTACTACAAATTCAGTAATAGGATACGTTGCAAATTTACGGATGACCTCAGTCGTCACCGGTGATTGAACGGTGATGTACTTAGCCCATCTGATTACATCGTGAAGATTTCTCGGTAAGAATTGATTCGAGACCGAGAACCAAGGACTCCCTGCAGTTGCAAAATTGCCTGCTCCCGGCAGCTGACCGGAAGTTCCTGGAATAGGAGGAGGTTGGTATGGTACGTAAAAGCCGTTATTTGACATGTCTTGGCCAGATTAATAGATAACCGTATTTTAAACTGACCCCTGATCCAAGTCAAATGGTAAAAATTCAATTTTCCGGGGTCACTCTTGGTATAAGTAAAGTACCGGGAAACAGTATCGTTTTGATTAGTCGAGCGATATTCAATTTTCAGGGTCGCAGCTTGGTATAAGTGCTGTGTAATAATATTGTAGTTTCCTCCCGAAATCAAAATCCTTTAAGGAGCAACATCATGACGACGCAAAAACCGGAAGCAGGCAAGAACGAAGCAGGCAAGAACGAAGAAACGCTGTCGAACGACGAGCTTCGCCAGGCTCGTGAACGCTCGGAAGAGCTGGAAGCAGAGAACCGCCGTCTCAAGTCGGAAGCGCTCCGTGCCAAGAAGGCAGCCGGTCGCTACGAAGATGCTGCGGCGATCATCGAAGGCGAAAGCCGCGTCGGTGCATTCTTCCGCCACATGAACCGCTCGGTTCTGGCAGCAGGAAGCATCGTCGTCGGAGCTGCTCTCGGCGTCGGTGGTACGGTGCTGGTGCAAAGCCGCATGAACCGCACGGTCGTCGGTACCACGGGTTCGGACAATCCCGAATTCCACGTCACGGCAGAGTAAGCTGTGCAGGGGCACTGGAGAAATCCAGTCCCCACTCTTCACCTAGAAAACCGGGACCTCGCCCGGTTTTTTTAGTTTCCTGAAATAGGGTCAATTATTGGTATAAGTATATTGTAGTAAAAAGTATCACCACTAAAAACGAATAAAACTTTACTTTTAAAGGCTAGGAGCCAACGTCAACTATCTGCTTGATGCCTCACTTAATTAGGAGTTAGTCATGTCCCAATACAAGCCCCGAACCACAGATAAAGAGGCACAGTCATCGAGAATCATCGGCGGCGTCTTCAAGGAAATCGTTCATTCTGCGGGCGTAGTCGTCGGCGGTCTTTTGATCTCTGTGTTACTTGTCTCCCAGGAAGGGCGTACCTTGAGACACCACTAATAATTTCAGTCAGACCAAAAAAGGAACAGGAGTTAAAAACAAACCTTCTGTTTTGAAGTTTTACAACGGGCGTTGTTAGTATTAAGTGCTGTTTAATTTTGGAGTTTCAAATGGCATACGAAAAGAGACCATACGATCCGGACCTGGATCTGGATAACGGGGAACTGGACGCTGAGAAGATTGCGGGAGGTTTTCTCAAGGGCATTCTCAAGGTTGCAGGCTTTGCGCTGATGGCGGTCATTGCCGGATACAGTGCTGGCGTTGCCCAAGAGAACTACCGTGCATCGCGTGAGCGGTCCAGTGGCGGCAGTTCGGCTAGTGCACATAGGTAGAAGATACCCTGACATATATGAAGAACAGGAACTCGAAGACTAACAAAACGAGGCCGACTATGTCAGGGGTTACAAATCAATCTCATGATTGGCAAGATCAGCTTCTGGAAGTGGGAAGCATCCTTGGCAATAGGGATCGAGATGCAATCGGAGGGTACGTCTCCAATCGTTACGTACGCGGTAAGGTCAAAAAACTCCAAGAATCTGATCCATTCGAAGGAGTAGTTTTCTCTGGTGTAAACGGTAGTGAAAAAGCGTTAACCAATGTAGATAACCTAGACGATGTCATACACGAGGCGGGGAATCACCCGGGAGACATCGGTAGTGAAGAAGTTATAGGTTCAGAAGTTGGCCAGCTTCAGGTTATTTACAGCGAAGAAAATGGTGAAGAGGCGTCTATGAGTTTAAAGAGAGAAGACCCATTTCTGCCGGTCGGCAGTAATGCACAAGAAACCAATGATAACCCAAAGGGATATGGCAGCGGCAAACGCAAGGCCGCACATGGCGATGACGATCATAGGGAAGAGGACACGAGGACCGATGAAGAAAAAGCCGACGATGACCGCAAGCATAGAAACAACGAGCGCGTCAAAAAAGGCATCATCTGGGGTCTCTTGGGTGCAGCTACTCTCGCAGTACTTGGCGGGGGCATTGCGGTTGGTTCCAGCTTGCTTGGAAACAACAAATCCAATATCATGAACCTCTAACGCAATTTAATACGAAGGCCCGTAGAAACTGCGGGTCTTCCTTAAACTAAGGATATTACAGGACACAATAATGGCATTAGCAGATTTCAGTTTTAAAAATCCACAGATCCTAAATTACTTCAAAGGATCGAATTCATATATTCCCACTTCGGAGCTTATTTTTATCCATTCACATCCACTCGTCAAACCTAATTTTTTAGATGAGATGGAAGCAATGATCCTTCGAACAAGTCAACTCATTGATCAAAAAAGTATTAGGGGTGCAGTGATCGAGAAGCTTGCTAACCTCGCAATGAAATTCGGGGCAGAACTCCCGAACATTAATCAAGAGAACGCCCCGACTATTCTCTCTCACTTGAGAGAAATCTATAAGCTATGTGATGGTTTATTGAAAAACAACAATATCATGAATACGTAAGTTACCAGTGTTGGTATCAGCAGCGTTTGAGCCAAGTCTATTCAGAGTAACGAATAGCTTCTCTTTGTTGATTACCCACTGGTTATTTACGAAACCTGAAAATGCGGTTGACGGAATAATAGCCGTTGCAGTTGCATACGTTTGAACTGCGTTTGCAGAAACGTTCATAGCTACTGTTTCAACGCCCGTTGTAGTAAGACCTGAAGTAGTACTGTCACCTACGCCAGTTGCAAGGTATGAGAGTTGCAGGGCGAAGTTATTGCCAGCAGCGTCTCCTGAGAAAGCAATACGAAGCTTAATAGGAACATACGGATTTGTGTTCTGGCTACGAAGTGGAACTGGAACAGCTACACCTTGAGTAGCAGCATTTGCAAAGGTCCAAGCAGGAATACCTGCAACAGTAGTTTGCGTAGCTGAGTTTGACAGAAGTGCAGCCGCGTCAACTGAAAGATTAATACCTTTAAGGAACGGTGCTGCAGAATTTGCAAATACAGTAGGGTTGGTAATACCGAACGTAGTTACGAACGTATACAGGGGAAACCATCCTGCGTCGATAGCCGGTTCAACCTGGGTGCCAGTAGGTGCTTGCGTACCTGCTTTAAGCTGAAGCTTAAGTTCTTTATTCAGAAGCAAGCAAGGCAAGAACGAATTAGTAGAATCCAGAAACGAAGCTGGAAGACCTGAAGAGGCCATGTTTACAGAAGACAAATCAGAAAACTGAGCTTCTACAACATAAGAAATAGATGTGCCTGCGTTCGTAGGTGAAACGAGGTTAAAGCTAACAGGGGCGAATAGAAGTGCCTGCTTGACAATGGTTTGAGCAATGGCGTCATTTGTTGCCTGAGCTTGGTAAACAGAGCCCGGATTGATCGTAATGATGTTTGAGCCAGGAAAGCTAACTGATAGCCCTGACATAACCATTGAGTTGTTGGCATTAGAGAACAACTCTTGAAACACAGACGCTAGAGAAAGCTCGTTAATAAGAACAGCACGTCTAGCAGAGTCGCCACCGCCAGAACCGATAGTGGCAATATTCTGAGCTAGGTCAGTTAGCGGTCTGTTATCAACTGCATAGTGATATGGGTCGAATTGGGTGAAGTAACGCACTGTTGTTAGTGAGTTGCTGTCCTGAGCGACGAAACCTGGTGTAGACATATTTGTTGAATTCCGATTGAGTTATGGTACAATATCTATGGCTTATTTTACAGCATTTATTTTTAGGCTTCAACTATGAAACTCACAGAAAACGGCATTGTCTACGAATATCACGGAGACACTATAACAAGGCGTTGGCCTTGGAGAGACCGTCATGGATCAAAGTATTACAGCAGCCAGTATTCTATGTATTTCAATAGTTTTAACACTTATTGGAAACATGTTGGTATTGCTCAAGCTGCGCTTATCCAATCAGAGAGCAAGCTAGAAGGCTTCTCATACGGAGAGGTTCTAGGTCAATGGGTCAGATCTCGTTATCCACATGAAAGCATTGTTGTTCTAAAAGACTTGAACGCTCAAGAGCGTGGACTATCTTTCTGGGCAAAAATTCCAAAAGAGAAGATCGAACACATTCAGAAGGACATTATAGTACTTCGTTGTGGCAGTAAAGAAAAAGCTTGTGAGATCGTAGATTCTATAGAGCCTAATTTCGCAGATGCATTCGCATTTGCTGGCGGTATTTTAATCAATTACAACTGATGAAAGGATATGCATTTCTAGACGTGGACGGTCGGCTTCAATATCGTATTAAAGAATACATTGATATAGACAATCCATTTTTTTGGCAGCAAAACAAATACGACATTCTTCGTAAGTGGCAGTTCGACACAGAAGACTTTAATTCGATGTTATTTATGTTTAGACATATTAGAGATCTAAAGTTAGACATTAATATGGTGAAAGAATTCTGCACGATGATTGACTTTGATATTGAGACATTAAAGATTGCTAGTAAGATTCAACCAAAATAAAACAAGGGTATTGTTCATTAATGAAGATATCAAAGAATACAAGAAGTTAATGGAATTTCCGGCCTTTCTACGTGATGGGCCGTATTTCTTTGTACCCGCCACATGGGCCGTTGCTCGTAACGTATACATGCGTATGAGAAACGATTTCAAAACGATGAAATTCAAAGTCGATTTAGACGTTCACGAATTTCTAACCTCAACTCCAAAACTTAAAGAAATCCCTGAATCATTCAAGTTCTTCACTGAACCTATGGACTTTCAGAGAATTGCTCTGCGCTACATTTACACAGTAGGAAGCGGAGGTATTCTTTTAGATCCAGGCATGGGTAAGTCCAAAGTAACTCTGGACTACATTGCCCTTATGGGTTTTAAGAGAGTAGTTATCGTTTGCCCGAAGCCTTTGCTTTTCGTATGGGAAGACGAAATCAAGTTCCATCGTCCTGACCTTACTTTTTACACAGTTAAGACAACGAATTGGGAGAAGGAAAAAGAAGGGATTCTTAATAACCGAGTGACAATCATCAACTATAACAAGGCTGTAACATTTGAACAGAACCTAAAAGAAGTTGGTTATGAATACATTCACTTGGACGAGTTCTTAATCAAAGATCCAAAGACGACAAGAACAAAAGCATTAACTGAGATTTCAAAAGTAATCCCGTACAGAACTGGTGGCTCTGGAACGCTTATTAACAATAGTATTATGGATGTGTTCTGTCCAGTACGGTATTTGCAACCAGCATTGGTTGGTTGGAACTATCGTAACTTTCTTGATCGCCATGCTGTTAAGGTAGCTGTCAAGAAAGGAGAACAAGGCTCAGTCCAAGCTATTGTCGCGTTTAAGGGCATGGATATTGCCAGGTCCATTCTTGAGTCCTGTTCTATCGTAATGACGAAGGAAGAGTGGCTTAAAGGAAAGATTCCAGAGAAGGTATTTCATGATGTTTATGTGACGCCATCTGCTCAGCAAAAGGAAGTGTATAACTCCTTGATGAAGAATTACATTGCTGAGTTTAGAGGAAACTTCATTGAAATCGATAATCCTCTGGTTATGCTCAGTAAGTTGTATCAGATCTCAAACGGGTTTCTGTACAAGACTGATAAGCCTGAAGTAGATATTAAGAAGACCGATGCCTTTGCAGCTAATGACTTAGACGACCTTCTGCAAGACGGAAGTGAACGCAAGCGTAAACCAAAGCGTGAAACTCTGTTCTTCGATGAGCAACCTAAGGTTGAAGCGTTGCGTGATATTTGTGTAAACAAGATTCCGATTAAGAAAGCGATTATCTGGTTCAACATGTCAGCAGAGCTTGAACTTATTGAAGCTATGATGCAGAAAGAAGGTAAAACCTATTCTGTAATCAAAGGTGGAGAATCGAATATCGGGAAGAAGGTTCGTGAGTATAATGCCAATCCAGCAATTCAGTATTTGATCTGTCAAGCTAAGGCAGTTAACTACGGTATTACTGTTCTTGGAACTACGATTGAGAAACTAGAAGACTCAGATAGTGAATACGAGGTAATGCCAAACATTAGCCCAGAAGTTCACACTGAAATCTTTTACAGTATGAACTTTAGCTTGGAAGTATATCTACAACAACAAGACCGTATTCACCGTATCGGTCAAAAACACGTTTGTGACTATTACCGTATATTCGCAAATACATCAATCGAACATCAAATCAGGAAAGCAGCAGTTGATAAGATGAGCATTCGGGAAGAACTTCTCGTTGACATAGCTCACAAACTTAGAGAATCAGATGCTAATTTGGTATAAGGTTATTGGGTAAACCTGTAACTTTTTACCGGATTTCATCATGTGGACCTGTATTCCCTGTCTCAAGCAGGCCAGTAAGAAAGTTCCCAAGAACTTGCTTATTCGGACCTGCAATGTTTGCCATACGCCAGCAGTTGAATGCGCTATTGAGCAGACGAAAGTCAATATTGAAGCACCGAATTGGCATAAGGGTTCTGAGGGCAAACATAGTCTTTCCGCTCCCGAACCTTTCCAGATTCCGGAGAACGGCTTGTACCTCTGGCTTAGACCACAACATTAACCCCGTAGTAAAGACCTGACCAAGAAGGGTAAAAATAAGATGACCGCAGAAACTCAGCATTTTCTGAATCAAAACGCCGTTGAATCGCAAGTCAGCATTGCGCTCAACCGCTGGATGCAAAAGCATCCTGACCACACGTCGGAACAACGTGCTGCTATAACGGACAACCTCCGCGACAAGATCACGAACTCCCGGCTGAAGGACAAGTTCCAGAATTCGAAGGTCAACCGTGCAGTTCGCAAGGCCGCAATCGCGGAAGAAGTTGCGAAGCACGGCCTGGAGTTCTCGACGGTGCAAGAAACCGTGTTCGTAGAACGTAAGCAGCAAGATCCGACGACGGCTCGGAATGGCTTCGAGACGTTCCTGGATGAACTGCTGTTCGCGGCGATTCCGGACATCGCAACTCGCACGATCACGTTCGTGTTCAAGCGTACCAAGATCGGCAAGGCCTTCAAGATCGACTATGCCGTAGCGCTGCAGAATCCGGCTGACACGGCGGATTACCTCGTGGCGAAGGAGTACGCAGTAGCTCGTCTCCTGAACGGTCAAGTCCTTACGGTCTACGCAACTGACGCCGACAAGCTGTCGTATTCGGACATGGCTCGGGGCCTGGTCAATCACAACGCTCACGAAGTGTATTCAGCAGCATATCTGTAAAACCGTATTCCCGGGGGCCGTGCTAAACACACGGCAGTGAATACTCAAAGTAGATGGCCAACCTACAAAGAGTGTAGTCTCCTATTGGCAAACAACCGCAGTACAAAAACTCAACCAATCTGTTAGGAGTAACACCATGAAACGCAACTTCATCGCTGCAGCAATCCTCTCCCTCGCATCCATCGCTGCATTCGCTGGTAACGGCAATGGCAACGGCAACAACGGCGGCGCAGTCTCGGGCGGCGTGGCCGGACAAGCAGAAATCGGCGGCCAGATCACGGTCGGTCAGGTCAACGCAGGTCTGTCGGCTTCGAGCCAAACCAGCGGCAACGCAGTGTCGTCCACGAAGGTCTTCGGCCCGAATGCGTACAGTACGCAATCGACCATCTCGACCGGCGCTGGCACGACGACGGCAAGCGTGGACGTAAAGCCCAACAGCGTGACGGCAAACACCTCGCAAGGCGCAGTCTCGAACGTCGTGTCGAACTCGAACCAATCGTCGCAACTGCCGACTCTGGACGACAAGGGTCTGCTCATCAACGGCACCGCTGGCGTCGCTCAAGTCCAGAACACCGCCGCAGCTGCAGCAACGCAAACCATCGTCGGCGTGACCGGCATGGCTGGCATCGAAGGTTCGGCAGGTCTGTCGGCCATCGGCCACGTCGCAGGCTTCTAAGCGACGGGTAGTAGAAGCACAGTAGTAAAAAGGCCACAGGTAGGGGCGTACTGATGGGGTACGCTCCGCCTACATAACGATACTAAATTCTGGGGTAGTTAACATGAATCGCTTTGCAAAAGTTATCCTGGGCACTGCTCTGGGATTGGTGATAGCTTCGACCGCAATGGCTCAAAACAAAGTCAACGCGGATGTCAGCAACACAAGCACCACGAATGCAGTCTCGCAAACCGAGGCAAGCAATCAGGGTGTTAGCGCCACGAACAACTTCAACACGACTTCGCCGGAACATACCTCCACCGATGTGCATTACTCCGGTGTGACGGGTTCGAACACGGCAGTCGGCCTGGGATCATTCTCCAGCTCATTCTCATCGGACTATTGCGGCGGTACGCAACAGGCCGGTATCAGCGTCCCTTACGCAACACTGGCCGCTGGTGGGCCGGTGCTGAAGGAGCCAGGCGTAGCTTGCGTGAACACTCGTGCAGCAGTACACACGATGGAGTTCTCAGCAACGTTCGGCAACGCAGCAGCACGTGCATTGGCTCTGGCTGACGATGCCAAGAAGCGCAACGATGTACAGGCGTCTGTGGCGTATCAAGACAGCGCTGCGAACTTTGCGGCAATGTCGGGCAAGCTTGCCCAAGCTTCAGTCAACATGTTGTGCAATCTGTCAGACGATGTGCGTCAAGCGTATCGTGATGCAGGAGTTTCGTGCCCGGAGACCAAGCTGGAAAAAGCTGCAGCAGACAAGCAGCAAGCAGTAGCTCACAACGAGCCGGTGGATCCGTTGATCCGACAGCGTATGGGTCTTGCGTCGTTGAAGTGAACCTGGACGAGGGCGGGGCTTAGGCTCCGCTCTCACCACGTATAACATATAAAAGGAAAACGCCAAATGAACTTCGTTCAAGCACTCAAGAAATTGTTTCAAGCTAAGTCGATGCTTACCCAAGTGGAAGTGTCGGCAGAGATCAAGAAGGTTGAACCTCTTCCTCTTGACATCTACCAGGGCTTGCCGGATATCGGTGAGCACCGAGAAGAGATCATGAAAATGATCGCCAAGATGCATCCGGAAGTGGTTTACGCAGAACAGCATACGATTCGTCACAATCGTCGTGCGGAATACAAATCGATACACTTCTTACGCACTGAAAGCAAGCGTAAGTGGGCGTACGATGTCAAGGTTGCAAAAGGCGAATACACTACCGACAAGCTCGTTCGAGTTGCGCCGCAACAACGCCGGACTTTGCAAGCAGTCTGATTGGGGTTAAACTCAATCAAAGGGCTACTCGATTCACGTCGAGCAGCCTTTTTTTATTTTTAAATTGGAGGTTTTACCTAATGGCTTATATCCGACGATGGGTAGGAAAGTTCTTCCCCGCACTTGCAGTAACGGTGCTACTCTCGGCGTGCGGCTCTCAAGAAGTCAAATTTGATAATTCATCAATCAATACGCCTGTTTTAGCAACCACACCCACACGGGAATCCACTGTCTTAAATGCTGCGTTACAGCAACAAGATACTTTCTCTTTATATGAGTTCATAGGTTCTGATGAACCACAAGAGACGAAAGATCAGAGAAGTGCAAAACTGATCAAATTTGTTGCAAGTAGATTCAAGAAGCCTGAATGGTTCATTGAAAAGATCGTGGAAACTGCCCTTAAGTATTCTCGGCCAGATTTTCCAACAGCAGATGATATTCTTGCAATCATCGCTGTAGAGTCTACTTACAACACAAATGCGCAGCACAGAGGATCGTGGGGCCTGATGCAAATAGAGGCTAAATCACACCGTGCTAAGACACGTGGTGAAAGTCTCAAAAACATCGACACCAATATCCGTGTTGGGACAGAAGTTCTAAGCGAGTATTACGAAATCACACACAGTAGGTCAGGAGCAATCCAGGCTTACAACATAGGGATCGGTAATTTCCTGGCTGGTAAGAAAGCTAAAACGTACCTGTCGAAAGTCAACAAAGAGAAGGCTATTCTTAAATCCATTTAACTCAATTACAATATCGTAAGTTGGTATAAGAGAATTGGGTAAAACAATCTTTTTTGGAAGGACAAGTTCCAAATGAAAAACATCGATATGCGACATATGTTGTCTGAGCAAAAAGTTGTAGCAGACAAGGAAGATCTGAAGGTTTTCGGTAGCTTGATGGTACTGGTTGTTGCAGTCACCATTCTTGCGACCTTGACCATTCAATCCTTCTGCTCAGGAAGCAACGTCTGCATGTAACGCTCCTCTGGAGGTGTGACATGTTCGTGTTTCTGTTCAAGGCTTCTGTAGTAATCGTCGTAGCAGCAGTGCTGATAATGATCGTTTTCGCAGTTGTAGTTTCTGGGATCGTAGGCGCTTTCAAAGGCATATTCGAAACGACGGAAGAAGGCGAGAAGAAGGAATGAAGAGGCGCTCCGAAGTTTGGAGCGTCTTTTTTTGCCTTTCTAAAGTGAGTCGCTTTTTTTAGCTTAATAACCAATTAGAGGAGCGAAACTCTGGAACACAAACATGGACAAAATTAAACGACCGGTTTACAATAAGTTACCTGATCAGGTACGGGTACTAGGTAAGATTTTCAAGATCAGGTATATGAAAGATGATGAATGGACAGACGCTGATGGCTTAATGCAGCTAGATTCTCAAGACATTCTTGTAAGAGAAAAAACAGCGCTTGGGTATATGCAAGATACTCTGCTTCATGAAACCATCCATGCAATCGATGAAACCCTAGTGACGGGAATGACTGAACAGCAAGTAAGTAATATCGCAAGCGTATTGCTAGCTGTGCTCAAAGACAATCCAGAATTCACAAAATGGATATTACAAAATGAGTAACGAACTAACCCATGTGAAGAAGCCATCTATTTGGTTTATTCACGGCGCTAACGCAACACCTACGTCCTTCTCCGCCATTCAAACAAAGCTTCACGAGTTTGAAGAAATGGATGGCACAGAATTTGTAAATGTGCGATATGATTGTCAAGATCCTATTGCATCAACAGTAGAAATCATTGCTGATTCACTCCCCTCTGACAGGCCTATTTATTTGATTGGCCATAGTCTAGGCGGGGTTTTAGCAGTAGCAGTATCTCAGAGAGTTAAACACTTTGAGTTAAACAAAGACATTAAGGGCGTAATCACAATGGCTTCTCCCATAGGTGGATGTGAAGGAGCAGATTATCTTCAGTGGCTTTTTCCGCATTATCATCTATTCAAGAATATCTCTACCAAGAATAGAGTAGTCAATGATATCAAGGCTGTAGGCGCTGTTGTTCCTACGCTTAATTTCATAACCACATCTGGCAACAATCCGATCTATCCGGAATCAAATGATGGTGTAGTAACTGTCAATTCTCAACGTGCTCTAAGACGTGCTAAGAAAATCGAAGTACCATTCAATCACTTCGAAGTTCTTCTGAGCGATAGCGTTGTGTCACATATCAAAACTGCAATTTTCAATCCAGACCAAGTCTTCGGTATCGAATTCAGTACTCATACAGTACAAACTTCAGACGATTAAACTAACCGTTTTTATTTGGTATAAGCCTCTTAGTAAAGAATACTTTCTAGGAGGCTGAATTGAATATCATCCATTTTTACATTCAAAGAGATACAGAGGCTAATGCTGATTTAGTTATCGGTACGCCTGAATACAATAAGATTAGATACCCTGCTAATTATAACGGCAGAGGTAAACCTATGTGGATGTACACATTAGAGTATGACTTAAAGACGAAACGAGAACGTAAGTGGAAATATTCTCGTAGTCCAAACGGAGTAGTTACTCATCGCGCTGGTCATATTCTGAACAACGATATCTCTATGTGCATAAGTAATAATCTCAACTTCAAATCAAAGTCTGTGGAATATCGTGCTAAGACTGGTGAGGTTTTTTTATACGATCAATATGTAGGATCGGTTGACAAGAAGCTTAATCGGTTCAATACCTTCACGTTAAAGAATATCAACACCAAAGAAGTGAGACACAGGCTTTCTGCGTTCGGAGTAGATCTTATTTCTAAAAAAGGTAAGACGTATTGGAAGATGGAATTCGGTAAAAATTACTTTGAGTCTATTTTGAAAGAGTACGGTTCTGAAGAAATTTTAAAGTACGAATTTAGAAACATCTTTCCTAAGATGAAAATTCTTAAAATTGAAACCACTGAAATAGTCAAGTACAAGGTTATCTGTCAAATAGTTTCAGAGCTAACGTATCCGATACGATCATTTCGTAAGACAGATATTACACGGGATGCAGATACTAGAACAACAGACATCTTCAAGTGGCAAAAAACTGATTTACAATGGGAACAGATGTCTTTAGAATGGGAAGACGAAGTTGTAACGGTTGCTCCGCTGAAAACAGCTATACCGGTAGGATGGCTTAATCCTAACCCGAGCACAAGACTAGAGATTTGGTAATGGAAGAAATTGAAAAGCTTAAAGTTGTTGCACTAGATGAGTACCTTGCAGGGGACAACTACGCTCAAGTAGAGGATCTGTTAGCTACATGTGCGTTGAATTTGTCAGTAGCACTTTCCAGTGTTCTATTGAAGGTGTATGAGGTACGAGGTACTGGCAAGAGTCCAGATCTCGATGCTGTAGCTAAGGAACTTAGATCCGTTATCCAGCACATTGCCGTCATTGCTCACTGCCTTGATCTATACATTCCTGAGTACGAGGAACTAGAAGAATTTGTTGAAGACGAGATCATCGATGAAAACAAGATGGATGCTACGATGTGTATTCTTAGCATTCAACACATTTATGCAAACATGATTCTGGACTACTACGTTGGGGCCTTTGATTCTGACAATCCAGACATGGTTGACATGGACCTGATGCAAGTTGGTATCCTTGATATGCTTGCCAATGTTCTCTGTATCTGCAATCGTTACAAGATGGACTTTATCCAGACAATCGTCTACGGGTAATAATCCCCAGTATTTTGGTATAAGAGTATTGAGGAAGATCGCATTATTGTCGTCAAGCTGAAGACGTACTTGTCCTACGTCCTCGTCAACGCTCCAATGGTGAAGGCCGATCTTCCTCCTTCTCAATTAATTTGGTGAAACAGCCATGCAGCAAGAGTATAAAAGCGACATCCTTTCTTTTTTCCCTTTGGAAGAAGCGAGGCCTACGCAGAAAGCAGTATTGTTGGAAATCGATAAAGCGTTTCATGAGGGCAAGAAATTCGTCATTCTAGAAGCACCAGTTGGTTCTGGCAAATCCCCCGTAGCTATGACTTTCGGAAGAAAGTTTCAAGACTCCCACATTATCACTCCTCAGAAATCCTTGCAGAACCAGTATTACGAAGACTTTTCAGAAGACACAGTTCTGATGAAAGGCCGTAATGCGTATCCGTGTACTCGCAACAAGAGTCGCAAGATTTACATGAAGGTGATTAATGATATCAAGAAAGGCCAAGTAAAACAGCCAGGTCAAGGCGAAGACAACTGTGCTAACGCACCGTGTCGTAATAGTGAAACTGTGTATAAGATGTGTGTAGAAGCGCAAGGGCCTTGCCCGTACACAGCTGCAATCGAAGTAGCACAAGAACACCATACAGTTATTCACAACGTTCACTCGTTTATCTTCCAAACGAATTTCGGTGAGAAATTTCAGAAGCGACGTTTGCTGGTAATTGATGAAGCACATATGATTGAAAGTATCATTCGTGACTTCATTACGAAGAAGGTAACGCTCAAGGGATTGGTTGAAGCAATTGATACTCCTGGAGATCCTTCAATCGATAAGTGGTGTGATTTCTTTATGACAGACAGGTTTCTGCCAGAAGTAAGCGCATCTGAAAAAGCAATGAAAGAGGTTGATGAGAACTATATCACCGAGCGTGACAAGTATCTCGAACAGATTCTGGCATTCAAGGAAAAGGCTGAGTATTACGGCGAAGCATTTACCGTTAAGCGTACTCCGAATTATCTTGGTGATCGTTGTATCAACACTGTGTTTGAATTCATTCCGCACAGCGTAGGCAGTGCTCCGACTAGGTTGATGTTTGACTATGGCGAACACGTATTGCTGATGTCAGGTACGATCTATGACAAGAATATGTATTGCAGAAGCATCGGTATCAAACCTGAAGATGCTTACTTCATTCGTGTTCCATCGTCGTTTCCGGTCAAGAGTAGGCCGATTATTTTGAAGCCGGAGTATCAAGTCGATACTTCGTTTGCTAACTGGAATGATAACTTTAAGGAAATGGTTGAGAAGATCAACAAGATCCTGAATATCTTCCATGACGTTAAAGGATTAATTCATGTTCCTTCCTATCAGGCTGCTGAAGAAATTGCAAGTTGGCTTCCACCCGGACGCGTTATATGGCATGACAAGTCTAATGTCCAAGAGAAGCTCTCGGAGTTTTACGCCTCCAAAGAGCCAAAGGTTTTCCTCTCTCCGGTCTGTCAGCAAGGTGTTGACTTCAAGTACGATAGATCGAGGTTCCAGATCGTACTTCGCATCCCATACCTCAACACGTCGGATGAGTTCGTCAATTTTAAAGTAAAGAACGATTTCAACTGGTACAATTATCAGGCATTGATTACGTTCGGTCAGCAGATTGGTCGTGTGAATCGTGCAGAGGATGACTTCGGAGTAACGTTTTTGATGGACTCTAGATTTAATAAGTTCATTGCGAACAATTCCAGCAAATTACCGAAGTGGCTTAAAGATGCGTTTGTCTACAAATAAGGAAGGGTATGTTTTTCCATATCAATGAAAAAACTCTCAAAGATGTAATCGAGAACCAGAAGAAGAGAGATGAGCAAGCTTTCGGAAAATCTGGTACAGTAAATCAAGGCCACGAAATTGATGGTCATGTGCTTCAATTTTTTCAAGGCGTTGATGGATCGGTCATTATCGAATCCACTCCACCGCTTATCAAGGAGATTGAAGGAGACAAAAATGCTCAAGCTGAAGACGTTGATAAGTTAACGCCTTCTGGTTGGGTCCCTGTTAAATAAGAGAGCGGTATGAGTGTAATGTTTGTGATTTATCTGATTGCCTTAGGGCTGTGTACGTGGTTTGGTCCAAAGGTTTCAGCTGTGTTGGATAGCTACGATGTAGAGGCGGAGATTACCAATAGGGATGCGTTTGTTAGTTTCGTCATTGGACTCATTCCTGTATTCAACATCTTCTTTGTATTCTTCGGAGCCTGGCTATGGTCTGATATTTCGAAGGTTACAAAAGAAGCTAAAGCCGGTAACAAAGAAGCAGTAAAGCAATTCAATGAAAAACTAAGGAAGTTGTTCCATGAGCAATAATCATTCTAAGCATATGGAACATGCAAAGTTTATCGGGGATCTCTATAGCAAAGATCAGTCAACGAAGATCGGAGCATTGATTCTAGGCAAGAACAACGAGCCTCTATCCTGGGGCTACAACGGATTTCCAAGAGGATCTAATGATGACGCACCTGAACGTCACGACAGAACAAAAGAGAAGTACAAATGGGTTGAACATGCAGAACGTAATGCAATCTATAGCGCTGCACGCTCTGGACACGAATTGGCAGGCAGTCGAATATATGTGTCTCGCCTCCCTACCTGTGTGGACTGCGCTCGTGCAATTGTACAAGCTGGAATTACAGAGGTTTATCTAGAGGCAGATGCTTTGCTTCAAAACCGCTGGAAGGAAGATTGGGAACTAACCCAGAAGATGTATGAAGAATGTGGAGTCAAAGTCTTTGTAATCCCTAACACTTGAGGTAAATATGGAACGTCCGATTCACTACGAGATTCACGTAACGGTAAGAACTCAAGAAGTACAACGGTTTATGGATGTATGTAGTGAAATCAGAGTTAAACCTATCGTTTTAGATTTACAGAAGAAGGGTGGTTCCGGTTCTGTCCAAGATGTAATGACTTCTTCAAAGATAACCGGAACTGATTTCGATGCTATTCTGGAAAACAGGATGGTATCGGATGCTCTTTCTTCCAGAGGATTTGAAGTTGTTAGAGAAAAGATCGAAACCGTTCCTTGGCATCCGAAGGCGGTTGTATATGATCCGGATACGGATAAAGATGGCTACTTTGAAGCACACATTCCAATCATCGTAGCTTCTGAAGACGAGAAGACTTTTCTCTCCGATACATGTCAGAGTCAAGGTCTACATCTGAGCCGAAATCCGTTTAAGACTTTTGATAACGGTACATATGTTCAGTTCATTACGTTGCGTAGAAAAGTTCCTGTTGATAAGTTCAGGCAACTGGTATCAGCGACTGTATTAGGATTTCTACGGAATGGCATTTCCATAAGCGGTTCACCTGAAATAGAATTCGCTCTTTACGATTCAAACGTTAATCACGACGCTGATTGGATCAATTCATAATCAGCGTTAGAAATTGGTATAAGTATATTGTGGAAGTAAATAACACCCAAAACATTTCGTCTATTCTTTATCCAGACCAAGAGTCAAAAACAAATGAACAACCAAGAAAGCGTGGTAGACCAAGGAAAGTCGTTTCCCCTGAACCCGCTCAGCAAAAGCTTGAGCCAGAAGGAATCGCAAAACCAGTCCCGTATGTCTGGCCGTTTCCGCGATTTGCATTCTCACCGGAAATCACCAGCAAAACTACATCTTTTGACACGGCACGTATCGGCGGTTCTGGATCACACGGAACGGTCAGAGCAGCCAATCCTGACAAGCTGGCTTCTGCCGACAAGTCTGGAGGAAGTGGAGTCGGATCTCCCGTTCTTGGCAATGAGCCAAAACGGCGTCGAGGACGACCACCAAAAAACGCAGGAATATTGGTTCAACAGGGGAGCGTGTCGGTAACAGGTAGTACGTCTGAAGCTAATAAAGTTCAGACGTTGACCGAAAACGTTGCGGAAACTTTAGCCATTCAAAGCCCAATCGGAGATCAGCCTGTCAAAAAACGGCGAGGCAGGCCACCTAAAGTAAAGCCTCTGGATAACTGAAAGAGATTTTTTTGATTAATTTGTGGGTAAAGAAAATGCCTTGGAATTGGGACCACTGGCCCGTGCCGCCGACTAAGTAATTATCTCACGGGCACCAATTTCTCTTTGAGCATATCCATTGCTTCGCGCTTATAAGACCTAAGCTGGTCTTTGGAAATGTTCAAAGTTTTTGCCATCTCTGCATGGGTTTTGTCGTCACCGTCTTTTAAGCCGTAAGACATGATGACAATTTCTTTGTGTGGGCTTGGTAGATCGTCTACCATTTGGTGGATTCGTTCTTTATCAATTCTGCTTTCAACTTCGGTTCCAATGGGATCGATTTCAAACTCAGGACTATCCGTACTCATATCTTCTATGTAGTAGGTTAAAAATTTTGTTTCTGAGAGTTCCCTGAGGTCTTTTTCTGAGACCTTGGGGAATTTCTCTTTCAGCATTTCAAAAGAGCAATTATCTGGATTGGCTTCAATAAACTTAGAAATCTGTTGACCAACTTGCTGCTTCCAGATCGGAAGGGAGACTATTCTCATCTTAGACATCGTGTACAGAATTCGCTGTGAGACCCACCATCCTGCGTAGGATAGGAATCTAACTTCTGGAGTTGGATTGTATTTCTCGAATCCGACTAGGAGTCCTTCGTTCGCTGAACCGATCAGTTCTTCGAATAGATAGAGATCACCTCCGCTAAAGTACTTGGCTTGTTTAAAAGCAAAGCGCAGATTGGAGTTAATGATTCTCTTTTTGATAGCTTCTTTTTTAGCAACTGAGGCAGCGGGGTCTTGGTATTCCAGAAACAGATCGTACTCCTCATTCCTATCCAATAGGGGGTGCGCACAAATCTGTTCGTAGTATTTTGATAAATCCATTATAGTTTCCGGTCATGAGACCTTGAAGTCTCCTTTAACGTAGAGTATCATAAAGAATCTTAATTATGCAAGAGTAATGTAAATGTCGAAGTTTTTGATAACAATCACCGGTCCTTCTGGTTCCGGAAAATCAGAGCTACTTAACAAGCTCATTGAAACTGGCAAATTTGCCAAACTGTTAAGCGTAACTACCAGACCGCCGAGAGCAGGAGAAGTAGATGGAGTTGATTACAGATTTACCAGTGAACCTATTTTCCTTAGACTCATGGGAGAAGACGAGTTTGTCCAAACCGTTCACTTTCAAGGCCTGCAGTATTACGGAACACTTAAAAGCGATGCAGCTGAAGCGATCAACTCAGGAACTGTGCCAGTTGTTATTATCGAGCCAACTGGGATACCTCAGTTTCAGAAATTCGCTGCAGAGAATGGGTATCAGCTACTCACAATCTTTGTCCAAGCAGAGTTTGACGTTCTTGTACATCGCTACCTCTCTCGGCTTGTTTCAACCGATTTCGCAGATCCAGCAAGAGTTAAGTATCACGCCAAACGTATTGCCGCAATTCACACTGAGTACACTGACTGGCAGCATGTTGTACGCTTCAATTGTACGTTTATGAATTCAGGTGATAACTTGCAATACATAACAGAAATGGCTAAAATGGTGGAATACTATATTGAGAGCCCGAAATGAGCGTTAAAGTAGAGATGGAAGTAAACGAAGAGAAGAAGATGGTCGCACTCTCTTTTCAATGCAATTCTGAAGACGACCATGAAATTCTGGATGCTATTCGAGTAGCTATGTTTGGAGACTTCGAAAAGCGCGGAGGCTACGTTAGTTCTAACCAGCTCGTAGTCCAGGTAAAGACCGAGTAAACAAATTGAGAATTTTTGGTATAACAGTATTGGTACAACATTATGCTTGAAAAACAAGGGCGTGTTGTATTGACCGATGAGGACTTAGACCTGTATAATAGGGGTCAAGTATCCGAACGGATTAAAGAAACGTGGGGTCTCTCTTTTAGCGACCTCGAAGAAGTAGTGGCCTCACATAGTTACACAATTATTAAAACCAAGGAAGTATAAGTTAATGAATCTCGATTC